GCCGGGGCTTTGCTTCGAAATCGGGAATCCCATCTTCCCGGATTCGCTGACGGTTTACTGCGGCTTCATACTGAAACCCAAGACAGACGTTCACGCGAGACACCTTCCGAACGCTCCCGAGCGTATTCCCGGTCTTCAGTAGTTTCGGTTCTGTCTCTGTCGTCAGAGTCGCGAACGTCGCCCCCCGAATCCCCGTCAGAAACGCAGTCAATTCGTTTCGTGTCATCGTCTGCATGGTAGATTCCCTTTTGTTTGGTTCGCTTGGACTATAACCTATGTCGGACGGACGGCAACTCCACTAAAAGGAAAATTGTGGGAAGGGTTTTCGCTCTTGCGTCGCCGCTTGCATAGGCTATACTAGTGCAGGATTTGCCGCTTTAGCAAGTATCGTGCCAATGCCGAAAGATCGGAATATATTTCCGTTACCGTTTGGTGACTGTTACCAGCCGGTTACGTCACCGGATGGTAACAAACATGACAGGGGCAGATTTTGGCCCATTTTTTGCATTAATATGATTTTTAATCACTTCTGAAATTGGCCCCTATTAATTCGCCATATACTTCCATTGTCCAAGATGTTCGGAGCTAAAGCATCTATGATGCTGAAGATTTCCCAATGGCGGAAGGTGCGGACATGGCACCCCATCTTGCTTGGAAAGATATCTTTCGTGCCCCAAATCGTCAGTCACGGCATAAAGATTGCCGATACCGTTTCGAATTTGATACTTCTTCCCTTTCGTGAAGTAGGGGCCGCTTCTATCGGGAATGGCATAATTTGCCATACATTCGCCGTTCGGATGCGTCACAGAATCGCAGTAGCATTCTGGCATGATTTGTTTCCTTTCCTTAATGCTTCCTAGACATTCTTAGAATACCATACCTTAAAAGGGTGTCAAGAGATTTAAAAATTATTTGACACTCTAAAAATCGGAGATAGATTAGTAGCGTTGGAGAGTGTGCCCACCGGGCGACTAGTGTTACTGAATGGTGACGGAAGAATTGACCGTTACCAAAAAGTAACGCCACTGAGCAAAAAGCGTGCCAGAAAAAACCGAGTTGGTAAAACTTACTCGGAAAAATTTTCGGCCCGTTGCCGGGCCTGGGGATGCAGCCACCGCTCCGCCCTTATAAAGGGCGACTCTGGCACAAAAGGAACTGGCTAGATTTTCCAGTATATAAAGCGTCGTTTCGGCACTTCTAGATTTTCCCGCACCCTATTCCAATATTTCAGGGTAGCTTTTTTCTTGTGCCCTTTCGGACCCCCATTGTGGATACGGGCCAACTGTTCGAAATCCTTACACTCTACGGCATCCCTAGCGTAACGCAAGAGATATGCCGTTATGATTCTTTCAGCGTAGTCTTTACTACGTACGTCCTGATATTCCCCCTTAAGAGAAGGGCAAAACTCTACAGCATCATGCCAGTAGATTTCCCAAATCTGATAGCGTCCTATGGCACGCCCATTGTCGCCCACGGCGGCATCGTTATTGTTAGACTCGACTACCGCTAGAGCATTTAGTAGGGGGCGAATTTCTTCACGCTTAACATCAAGTGTAGCTAAATCCGTGCCACCCACTGAAAGGAAGATTGTGAGTAGGAAACTCACGGCTTCTCAAGCTTCACGATCGTCCAGTCCTCTCCCCTCTTACAGCCTTCCCCAAACGTTTGAGCATCCTCCGACGTATCAAACGGGCCGTACACCACGAGCCCATCGAACGCATTGCCTACGGCCACAACGAAAGGGCCGGGCGAATTAAAGTGGGCGATGTCGTTACTCATGGAAGATGATTCCCCATAGTGCATCCTCGATTTCCGAGACGGGAAGTCCCGTCCCGAAGTGAATCTCGCAAGCCGCTTAGTTGGTCCCACACTATATCACGAAACCGAAGGTATGCAAGATAACATCGAATGAGAAATTCGTTCATCGTGTACCCTTTAAACGCAAAACTGCCCCGGCGGGGGATTGACCCCGCCGAGGCTGACGAATCCCGAGGCGTTAGCTCGCCTGGGCCGGCTCCGCAGCGAACCGGGCAGAGGCCGCAATCGAGCGGTCCTGACCGGGCAGCGGGCCGAAGTGACGCAGCGTCGCGTCCTGACGAACTTCGGTGCCGTCCATATTGAACACCTTGACGCCGTTCCCGACCGACACGGCGTCGATGAAACGCGGGGCTGAGTAGTCGGAGCCGCACAGAATGTAGCGGCCCTTCGTCTCGGGGATGGAGCCGATGCCCCACGACTTCGTAACCTGAATCTGCTTCGCCATTGTCCGAACTCCTAAAAAGGGAATGTTTAGACTTCACAACCCGTGAAGCTGGTCCTAGTATACTCTCGCTTCGCGTTGTGTCAACCGAAAACTTGAGGAATCTCCATCCCATTCGCTTCACAGTATCTTGCGATGCTCTGAAAAGCTTGCAAAATCCGTGCCCGACCGACAGGGTTGGCAGAATGTACCCGCAGGATCTTTGGAGGCTGTACGCCTTGCGTGAGAACAACTTTCTCAAGCCAAGCGGCAACATCGTAGCCAGTTGGCACACCATCGCCTAGGTCATGATCGAGACTCAGTTCCTCGATGGCGAAATTATTTCTCACAAGGTAGACAACTGCTTGCCAGCCTTGGTATGCCACTTGATACTGTGGTGAGGGTGGGGCCCTCTCGTCGTCGAGGAAGAGTTTCATATTTCACCCACCACAATATAGCACATAATCTTACAAAGTCAAATCTTTTATTTCTGGCTGGACGCCAGCCAATTCTGTGTTATAGTGTTAACACAACTGCCAAGGTCGCCGGGAGGAGAACAAGCTTTGCCGTGAAACGGCAAAAAATACTAGTGCCCCGAGGACAGGTTAAAGTCCCGCCCCGAGGCACCGGATCGCTTTGGTTTCCACCCATGACGCCATCTAGTACAGGGGTGGCAGAAAGGTTAATTGGTGGGCTATCAGGGAATCGAACCCCGGTCTGCCGGTTAAAGGCCGGTAGCTTTGCCACTAAGCTAAGAGCCCGAAAGACATTCCTTTATAAGTCCAGTCAGATTTTCCCACTTAGGATCGGCATTCTGAACAACTTCGATGCAATCGCAAAGAATCTCAATCATGTCGTCATCACTACAATCGTGCGAGTCTTGATACTCACGGATGTAGTCGAAAAGAGATTGTGGCATTTTAGTTCCCCACACATCCCCGGTGTGCATTTTGCCACACGCGGTTCATCTCTTCAAGTTCTTCGTCCGTCGGCTCATACTTCCGAAGGAACGGCAAATGAGCGTAAGGATCGCAGTCACCCGGGCAATCCTTCTGACCGCACTCGACGCAGCCCTTAACGTCGTCTTCCTCGTCGGCTCGGATTTCGTGGTCCCCGGTCCAGTCGCGGCACATAAGTTAGCTCCCTTGAAGTTGAGATAACTATAACTCAGCTTTTTGGACACGCAAGCTCTGCCACGATTTTTTCCCCATGCCTCGTTAGGAACGTCGAGTCCAAAATCTGAAGATTGATGCACAAGAGGAGAACCATATCCTCATCCCGCAGACATTTCTCATCCTGGATTTCGCGGATCTTTTTGAACAGGTCCATTTGGTTCCCCTTTGAAGTTGAGAGTAGTATATCCTCAGTTCTTAAAGGTGTCAAGTGGTAGCCCTGGAGAGGGTCGAACTCTCGTCTCCGCCTTGAAAGGGCGGCGTCACTGGCCGTTGGACGACAGGGCCGTTGAGGCGAAGCCCCATTATGCCACCTTACTGGGACTTGTCAACCTGAAAATCCCTTCCGCACTGGGGCGTAGCTTTGGCGTCCCCAGGAAGTCCGCCAACCCTAAAGGAAAGATTTGATTCCCTGAAAGTCACGACAAGCTGCTCGTTATCGGGAACGACGATCTCGAAGATGTGCGAATCCTTGATAAGGATTTCGCCCCGGCTCGTTTTGATTCTGTGTTCCATGTTAGTCCCTCGGGGGCGGAATCGGCCCGGCCCAAAGGGCCGCAGGATGAAAGTCGGAGTCCAACTCATAATTGCAGGAGGAATAAGTCGCCTCCGGCCATTCTGGATCGTCACTAATCTTGACTTTGACCACGGTAGGAATGTAGTAGCCCCCGTCGCGTTGCGGTTGCTTCAGCCAGTAGTAGCCGCTAACCTTGGGCTGTCGCTTTGTCCACTTCATCTGTCGACCCTCCATTTCTCAAGCTCTTTAGAAATCTGTTTGGCATAGTTCGTGCCGTTGACAGAATCGAGCAGTCGAAGGTTCGTCCAAACTTCGTGCAGAAGTTGAGCGGGACTGAGCTTACTATCCTGGATGATCTTCTGAATGGATTCGGGCACGACTGTCTCCCTTGAGTTACCAGAGTATAGCATAGCTTTGCTAGGTGTCAACCAGAAATAGCAGAGGCCCCGAGATCCCTCTCGGGGCCCTTTTCACACCTAACGGCATAGCTATGAAAAAGCCATGGGGATTCCGTCCTACCTTAAAAGGGTAGTGATGCTAGCTACCGAACCTTGCGGCTCGTTTTGTTAACGGGGCATACGTGGCCCCGCCGTCCCTCTTAGCCTCGGAACGGTATGGGCATTGAAGCTACCCGCTTCAGGGTGCTAGGCTTGTTGGGCTTCGCTCAACCGGCGGTAGCGAACCGTCCCGGCGTTCATACTGTACCCTACCTTTTCAGGATGTCAACCCCTCTGAATCAAAATTCTTTTCGGCGTCTCTGCCGCCGCCATCATGACGGACCTTTCCCAGGGGAACGGCAGGCCCTTAAGGCACTTGGGGCACATAGCACGCGATCCCTTTCGGTGCCACCTTCTGAGAGTGTTTTCCCGTTCCTCCGTCTGATGCCCACAGGCCCCACAGGACAGCGTAACTTCATTCCCAAGCTTCACACCTAGCGTGCAGCGGTCGCCCGTGCATCCCATCGACACGGCAAGGCGTTGCCACGTATGCCCGTGCCCCGCCACCGCGTGACGCCGCCACGCCACTATGTGGGCTAGTTCGTGACGGACGGTATCAGGTGCAAGGTGATCGTTCAGGGATACGGCAACGTAGGCCGGGCCCGACAGGATCACTTCCCCCGTGCAGTAACGAGCACGCCCCAGGCTTCGCGTATAGCGGTTGCTGATCGAAAACCGTACCGTCTGAATTTCCGGGAATCCTGGAAGAAGCTCGCCCCGGATCGTCTCGCACAGCGTCAGAAGTTCGTGGCGTGTCATTTATGGTTTCCTTGTGCCAATAGTATAGCCTAAGACTTACAGGAATCAAGCTAGTTTTTATTTTTATTTTGCGGGTTGCGTCTTTCCAGTTCTGAGGTATTCTGAAGTCAGAGCCGAACGACCCGAGGAGGAATCGGGAAGTGGCCTGAAAAGAACTGGGGAGAGAACAGCCCTAAAGTCCCGGAAGCGTTGACCCCCAAAGTCTATCATATCAAAAAAGTTTGTCAAATTAAAAAAGACCGCCCCGGCGTAGCTCCACTCGGAGTTTATTGTCGAGACGGTCTTCGTCCTGTTGTGGTGTCAATCAGCGAGGATACGGATGGCATCCCTTTCCAGGGAGGTCAGGCCGGGCAGGCCGCGAAGCAGAAGATTCTGCATAATCAGCTTGGCCCCGGACAAAGTGATATTTGGCATGGCATTGGAGAACTCGGACGGAAAACCAGCGTCCCGCCACTGATCCATCGCATCCTTCGCCACCCTCAACGTCAGCCCCAAATCTTCCCGAACCTGCTTGATGGCACTGATGTATCTGAACGTATTGCGATCATGGCCGAACCGCGAGCGGTAGTCCCAGGCATTGGAGCGGAGGTAGTTGACTGCCTTAGTCGTCTCGTCCATCGTCTTGATCCTTTTGAAGTTACCTTACTTTACCCCGCCTCTCGCGGAAGTCAAGGAATCTTTCCGGTGATCTTTCGAACCAACAGGACGATAAATCCTATCAGGCTTGCCCATAGAAGAAACTTCACCAGAAGCTTTAGGGCCCGCATCGGGTCGCCGTGGTTTCCGCCCGGCAAATAATAGTAACCCATGACGCTAGTATACTCTACTTTTTAGTGGCGTCAAGTCTTTTTTTGGCTTTATATTTTTGCCAATAGGTAGCATTTGCCGCTTTACAAGATTGACACCTACAGCCGTGCCCATACATAGTAGTTGACCCATGTTGGGACGGTTTATCTCCACGCTCAAGAATAGTTTTTTGCATATGGCAACTATGGCATAAAAGTTGACACTTAAGCAATTCTGGCATAAGAGTATCTAAATCGCCAGAAATTTTATCGTTGACGTGAAATGACTTTGTGGCGGGATTTATATGGTCAAATTCTAACCTATCTAACGATTTACATTTGACACACTGCCCACCAAGAAACTCAATCGCGTTAGCACGTCTTTGATGATAACGTACTAAACTATACTCCTGATGTTTTGTTTTATCTTTGCGTGGCACGTCTTTTTAGTCCCCCAGTGGGGCCGGGTTTCCCGGCCCCACGTTCTGCTTTCTTTTTAGACTCCGGCGAGAGCAAACAGCTTACTCGTCATCGTCTCTTCAAAGTCTCCTCGCGTTCCATCCAAAATAGATTCCATTCGGCCCGTCATCGTCTTCCCCGCCTTGCCGCCCGCGTTGTGCGTCGTGTCGTAGGTGACGGCATTGAAGATGTCGTAGAGAGTCCTACCGTGCGTTCCCATCATCGGCATACAAGCGGCAGCGACCAGACGATCCCGACGGTTCTTCTGCTGAGTCGTCGCGTCGTCGTCGATCGCCAACAGTTCGTCGATCGTCTCCGGGACGTTTACAACCTTGTCCAGCTTTGCCAGCTTGTCACAGTGTGCGGCAATGGCAGTAGCGGCAGCCGTCCAGACTTTGGGAGCATCGGCGAACTTCTGCACGATACTCTTAGTGTGAACCATTGAAAGATCAGCCCCGCCAGCGAACGCGGCAGTAACCGTATTGTGACAGACGACACGATTTCCGGCGATCTTGAAACGTGCCTTACCAGTACCGTGATAGTTCTGGCACACAAGGTAATAGGTCCAATCGCTTGAGTCGTTTCCGGGCTTTGACTTGATGTCACATAGACGAACCGTCACGACTTCCGACTGTCCACCGTATAGCGTGAAGGCGGTATCATAGATACCGAGTCCGCCCTGCACGATCGGATCGACGACCATCGCGAGATCGCGAGGGATACGAACTTCGTACTTCTTCGTAACCGTAGACGGTGACACAACCGTCTCGTCATCGTCACGAATCAGATTAAACTGATTCGGTACATCGACCTGCACTCCCGCCTTATTGAAACGGGTTGCTTGTTCTTTGGTGACATTGTAGGACATACGGGCCTTGACGAGAAAGTCCTCCATCGGAAGACGTTCATTGATGACCCGGACACCATCGGTATCCCACCACGCGGCCTTCTCAGTGAAGGCCCCACGATCCGTTTCGACTTCTGCACTCATCGGTTTCTCCCTTGTGTTTCGGAACGTCAGTATAGTACCGCGATTCCTGAAGAATGCAAGTAGAAATCGGGGAAATTCTTTTGTGCCGGATCGGCACGCCGTCTCATCCTCCGAACCACGAAGCATAACACACGCCGCCGAATTTGTCAAGGTTAAATCTTTTTTATTTTTCAGTTTGACAGGTGGGGTTCTTGACGTATACTCTGGGCGTCAACGATCCCTGAAAAGGGAAACCGACTTGACACGCCACGGAAACGTGGTATCCTATCTATGCACGGGTGGCTCTAAATGTGGGCCAGATAGGCAAGAGAGTCCCTCGGACCGGTTTGGGGAAAACCTTGCCGTTGGTGGTGCGACCCCACCCCCATGCACTTTTTGCCCGTGCCCGGCCACGGGGCGGACCCCGCACATCCGGCGTCGCCCCTCGGCTTAAGTAAGGCGATCCTGAGGATTGATGAGATTAGGTTTCCTGGTAAGCGTCTTTCGTTCCCTCCTGAATTCCAGGCATAATAGTAAGGGAAAAGCTAAGTCTTTTAGGATTCCACTTAAGAGGAAGATAAATCCACCCCATGCTCCCATAATCTCTGGAGTTCTTCTAAAATCACCCCATGTCATCTAAATATCAAAAGAATCATTCAAAACCACTCCTCACTATAGTAGAGGGCGGAGAACGAACTTATATCCATCCTTATTCTTATTATGAGGATCAACGTCTTCCCGCCAAGAATTCTGTTAAGTTTTTAACAACTCCCGAATTCTCGCCTCACCAACAAGGCCAGATGGATTGGCTTATCCCTTATCAGATGGAACATATTAAGAGGGCCTGGAATACAGTAAGGAGAGTGGTGGCAGTCCTGAAAATCACGGGGCTTAAACCGTCAGGACTCAGACTCTTCTCTATTATGTGGGACTGTATTGTACCAATTTATTGTGCCGACATTTATAGGGGTCCAACTATTACGACCCCCGGTACTTTAACGCCAAGTCATGCTGGCAGTAAACTTACTGAATCCTACTATCTTATACCTTCCCAGGAAAGACTTAAAAGTAAACTTAGGGAGTGGTTATTTGCTCCAGACTTAGCTAGTGAAAAAGCCTTTCTATCCGAAAAGTATTCTCCCCTTCACAGGATTTTATATCCCGTCTGGATAACCTACCACGAACACGAACGAAATTCCTACTTGACATGGGCCAGAAAGCAAGTAGAATGGGGGCGGAAAATCGGATTCCTCTCTTCACTGGATACTTAAAATGTTCATGGTGTGGTGGTTCATTATAATGGCCGTGGTGCTCGGCACCATAGCAAACTGTCGGATTTCCGACCTTCAGATGGAACTCCGTCGGTCCCTTAAAGATAAGAACTAGGATGACCTAAAGATGAAAAATCTCATTCAGAGGATACAGGATATAATGGAGCAGGAAACCCGGTCCGGGGCCTTTACTAATATAACTAATCTGGCGGATTTATCTTCCTCTTTAAAGGATCTTCAAATTGTCTCCCTAGTATCAGACTTAAAGGAAGGAAAACTAGAAATAGTACAGAGTTCCCTGGGGAATAGGTGGTATTTGGCTCAGAGAAGTTAAATTTAAGTGAGAGAGTTCCCGTCGGAGGGTGTGGCGAAATGGGGTAAGGTGGGGTAAATTAAAATGCTAACGCTTAAAGAGTTAATCTTATCCGAAACCGCCCACCTCGAATTCCTCTACCACGACGCTTGTTCTAAGGGTCATTGGAATGAAGCTAATCGTATAGAGTATAGGCTTGGGGAATTAAAGATCCTCTTAAAAGAAGAGAGTTAATAAGGAATAACGTAATGGCACAACTAATATCCATAATGCTCGTTGCTATCCTTTATCTCCCTATATTCATCCTGTTCCACCTATTCTATCTAGTAAGTATTCCATTGGGACTTGTTAAAGTAAGACCCCTGAAAAAGAGCACGGGAATCGACATTTCCCTCTATTAAAATGATATCAAAATCAACCGACCGTTTCGTTAAGTTCTTAGGCGGTTTCGCTACATTTGTCGCCTACTGGATACCAGCCATCCTAATTTTCTGTGTTATTGCTATAGTGGGGGGCCCTCTAAATTGGGTCTATGAAGTAGAGCCTCCAAAGGAATAAGTTAAGTATATAGGCACTGTAAGGAAATCTAACACCTCCATTAAAGGGTAATAAAGTGGGTAAAATTCTAGACAAAAGAAGAAATGCTAGAACTGGCAGAAGAGATTAAGGCGTTAGCCAATGAAACTACTGGAAGTTTGTATATAAAATCGAAGGATAACATGACCCCTAAAAATCAAGACAAATTCCTGCGATACTTTATAGGCACCATTATTGTTGTCGGCTTCTTAAAAGCCCTGACAATGATGATTATGCATTAAGTAGAATATCCGGCCCACTTAACTGCTATTGCAGTTGCCGGATCGTTTGTTTTTATGTCGTCCACATCAATCCTCATAAGAGATGTAAGGAAAACTAACAATGGTAAAAGTACCTAAGAAGTTTTATGGCTGGTGGTCAGATGTACTTTCTAAAAAGGTGCCAACCATTCATGGCACCAATCTTAATGGTGACGCCGTAGATGCGGTAGTCATGACTAACCGTGCTTTAAGTACTAGTAAGGTCCAGAAGCAGCTAAAAGACTGTTTTAATTTTAAGTGCAATGATTTAGTACCACTCGGTAGGTTTATTCCGCCAGGGACGTAATCATGAAAATCCCTTTCTACGTAGAAATCGGTGTGGCAATTTTAATTGGCTTCGGTCTTTATAAGCTAGCCTCTCCGCTAGCTGTTATCTATGTTGTTTTAGTTATTTTGTGGTTCTTTGTAAGTTTAATAGCTGATCCCGAAAAGGAGAATTCTGGTGGCACTTAATGAGGATCGAATGACCAAGTTGTTCTGGCTGATGATAGTTCTCAACCTTTTATGGATTGCTACACTTATTACTGCGGCCATCCTGACGATGAAGAAACATCTCTTATAAAGGAAATAGTGACATATGCATTTACTTGCCTCCATTATCCTTGCTTTGTTTACCTTCGGCGTGGATCAATCCACCACTAATGGATACGCCCAGGTGGCCGTAGTGTCGTTTGGGGCTGGCACTACAGATCAGCCCGACCAGACTATTTCTACCACGATTCAAGACCCTAACCATCCCGGTGAACCGTGGACCGTTACAACTTATCGACGAAAGGATGAATCTTTCGAGGCGTTCGTAAAACGCCATAAGGATATGGTAGATGCGGTAAGGGGGGCTCTTAAATGACGGAACGCTTGAAACATCACGGATGGTTCTCTAAGAAAGCTGCGGCAGCATTCGGTTACACCGTCTATCTAACAGAGTCGGGTAAGCAAGTTAAAGTAACCAACATAACCGATGACAAGGCCGGAAAGCTTTGTCAGTGGCCTGATCGTGAATATGTTGGGATTGTTACTCAGGTCGTAGAAGTCTCTAATGAACCGCCAGAACTGAGTACGGAATTAATGACCCCGGAAGAGATTCGGGCGGCATTCATCCACATATATTTAGTGCTTTATAATGCGGCCACTATATTTACTGAGCATGAAAATGTTATGAAAACCATTCATGTTGCTATAAGCTTACATAATCAGGCTATGCAATCTATAGTAGATCAAAATGAGAGATTTTTAGCTATAATTGGCATGTTAGAAGAGAGGATTAAAAAGCTGGAAGCCTCTAAATCGACGCACACCGAGCCTAGCGAGAATTAATTTTCCTGTTGACTTTTTAAGTTTAGAGCGTATAATAAACAACGCCCGAGGAATTGGGCAATCTGTGGGTGTATAGAAGGCAGAAACCCTCAACGCTACAAGATGTTTGCTGCATCAAACTTGTAGTATATTATAAAGCAGCGGCTAGCCACCCACCCGGGAATGATAAACTTGGGAGACAACGGGACATCCTAGTGGCGACCTTGCGGTGTAACTACTAGTATCAGGGATTCAGAGTCGTCAACCTGTTATCAAACCGCGTCTTTTAACATGAAAAAGAAACTGCAACAAAATGGGTGGCTGTCACCAGACGGTAAGTTTATTGTCGTCGAGGAATTAGGACACTGTGAAGAGGCAGACAAAATCATTGAGGATCTTTATCCTCTAAAAAAGCAATCAAGGGCGGCACAGGAAGATCCAGAGCATTTCTTAGAAAAGAATGGCTGGATTAAATTATCTGTGGGTAGATGGCACTCAACGAATAACGAACTAACTCAGTCACAGCTAGACTTTGTGTTTGATTGGTGTGTCCTTGGAAAGATTAAGTTTCCTCCTAAGAATCTAGAATGTACCATATCATAAAAGAAAACCTTAAACCTCTAAAGAAATGTTCTAAATCACACGATTTGGCGGGAAACCCTGCCAATCGGGATAAGGGTGAATATTCTGAATGGATTCTTATGAGTTCTTTATGGAATCTATCAGATAAAGAATTAGTATCAGCAGAAGATGTCGCAGTAGAAATGGAGAAAATTAGAATAGATTTAATTCTAAGCGACTTATACGACCAAGGCATGATAGAAATGCACTTTGAAGAGAAGACTGGTGAAGCCAGTTATTCTATTACTGAAAAGGGACTGAAGTATTTAGATGACAAGGTGGATGGTATCCTATAATGTGGATATGGTGTTTAACGGTTAGCATGTTTGACTTCCAATCAAACGGTGAGAGTTCGAATCTCTCTATCCATTCATTTTAATATGGCACCAAAGAAACGTCCATTAGCTGTGCGATTTTGGGAACACGTTGACAAAACTGGTTCTTGCTGGTTGTGGACTGGTAGTAAAGATAAAGATGGTTATGGAGGTTTTACAGACGAAAATCGTCGTAATATAAGAGCCCACAGAGCATCTTGGATAATACATTTTGGCCCAATCCCAACGGGCATGAACGTTTGTCATAAATGTGATAACCCTCCATGCGTCAGGCCAGATCACTTATTTTTAGGAACTTATCAAGATAATACTATAGATATGGTCAATAAAGGAAGGCATGGCGGAGGAGGAAAGGGCGTAAGCCGTGGTTCTCGCAACGGGTGTGCCAAACTAAACGAGCAACAAGTTCTTAAAATTCGAGATTTACTTGACAAAGGTGAAAAAACGGATATTATAGCTGCGAAGTTCAAAGTCTACTGGCTAACAATCTTCAACATCAAACACAGGAAAACCTGGAAACATATATGAAGCTCGCAGAAGCAAATGGGGTGGTAGAGCGTGACGGGATTGCCGCCGAGTCTGGTTTTACCATTGCGGCGACCGCAAAAGCTTTCGAAATCCTATCTTCTAAACTTTACAGTGACATTCCTCGTGCCGTTATTCGTGAGTTAAGCACTAACGCTTCAGATGCTCAGATTGAGGCAGGAAATGGTCATAAGCCTTTCGACGTTCATCTTCCTAACTTTATCGAGCCGTTCTTTCAGATCCGCGATTACGGCCTCGGTCTTTCGCCAGAAGATGTGAAGGAAATTTACACGGTCTATTTTGCCTCCACCCGTAGTCATTCAGACGAATTCACTGGTGCCCTTGGCCTTGGCTCAAAGTCTCCATTCGCATACACGGATGGTTTTACCGTTACTTCATATTACAAAGGTATAGCCTATACTTATTCTCTTTTTAAGAATGAAAAGAATCTACCCTCAATCACTCTATTGGCTAAGTCGCCGACTAGCGAAGCTAACGGCGTAGAGATCAGGATTGCTATTAAGCAGCAAGATCACAACTCATTTCTCAAGGCTGCTTCATCAGTCTATCATTACTTTAATGTTAAACCGAATATCGTTGGTGGTCAGATCACCACTTTTAATAAACCTAAAGTAGATATTGAAGGAAATGGATATAAGGTTACTAGTAATAACGGAATGGCGTCACTGTCTGTTGTTATGGGACAGGTTTGTTATCAAGTTACTTCTATCCGAGTGGATAGCTACGGCCTTCAGTCTTATGATACTAGCGTAGAACTTTATGCTAAGGTTGGCGAGTGTTCTTTCGCGGCGTCTCGCGAAGAACTTCACATGGACGATCGTACAATTAAATTTATCGAAGATAAGATGAGTCTTATTGCATCAGACATGAATAAGAAGATGATTGACGAAATGTCCTTGGCAAAGACTACAATCGAAAAAATCTATATTCAGACTCGTTATAGCAGCCGTCTACGAAACGTGAACAATCAGTTCGTTCTTTCCGGGGAATCAATTAATAACTACAAAATTGTTCGCATGTCGTATAATACACGACGACGTAGTAATAGGGTAATGTTGTATATCGACGGTCATGCCAGCGATTTTACTCACGCTACTGCCGAATCTCCACCCAACATTATCGAAAATGATTCTGGCCTGGATGAATTGTCAAAGAAAATTCGCAGTAAAATCATTCACTGGATGACTAGTCAAAATGGTCGAAATGGTGGAGTTTATCTGGCTAAGATTCAGGATCGTACTAAGTTCCTGAAGGATTTTAATGAACCACTTATTAAACTTAGTCAGTTGCCAGATCCTCCAAAGGAAGCTAATGTAGTTTCCTCTATGGAACGTAATAAATCCTGCATCCGCAAACTGAATTTTAATAGTCGTTCGTGGGATAATGTGGAATCCTTTGAGGAAGGCGACGGAATCGCTATCGTCCATCGCGATAATAATCATATTATGTTTAATGGAAAGAAGCATAATATAGACTTTCTAAAAAGTATGATGAACTACGCTGGAATCAAAACAGTTTATGGCATTCCAACAAGGTTGTACTCAAAATATGATGGGGATCTTGAAGACATCTTTACTCTTGCAAAGAATAAGATCGAAGAACGTATTAAAAATCTTACTGACTATGAATTCGCCGCCATCAAGCATCCTGGATCTACAAGTATTAATCAGGATCTTCTTAACAAGATTAAACATATTAACAAAGTGTGTGAAGATTTTGCAAAATTTACAAAAGCTCGTCATGACCTAAGTGGCGAGCATGAGATTGCCCAAATGGCTTCACTTTTCGAAATTAAATTGGTTGACAAGCCGAATTTTAGCAGTATATTTATGGCGAAATATCCGATCCTGACGCGGTTGGATTACATTCCGACGCACGAAGTGGATAGCGTTGCTAAAGAGATTGAGATTTACATCAAAGCTAAGGGAGTCTAGCCTTATGAACAGTTCAATGATTCTGAATGATGGTACGATTATCCTCGTCCACGAGAATAAAGCGTATACTATTGCGAATACGCATACTAATTATCACAAGATTGTGACGGCTATTAAGGGTCGCAAATTTAATATCGCTGCAAAGCTATCTAATAACACCGCCATTAAACAGTCAATTCAGAAGCTATCAAAGAACATTATCGTAGATGGCGGACAGGTTCTCTTTCGGGGGACTCCTGTTGGTGGTATTGTCGTGGAACGTATCCTTAAGTTCGTGCGTGAAGGATTGCCATTCAAGCCTCTTGTGAAATTTCTTGAGAATCTCCAGGCCAATCCGTCTTCACGTTCAGTGCAGGAACTTTATACGTTCCTTGAGCACGGACATATGCCCATCACTGATGATGGCTGTTTCATTGGTTATAAGACTATTACGAACGATTGGAAGGATAAGCATACTAATACGTTCGACAATCGTGTTGGTAAAACCTGTGAAGTGCTTCGTAACACGGTCGACGACGACTTCCGTGTTGGCTGTTCAAAGGGTCTTCATATTGGCTCTTATGAATACGCCTACGGCTTTGCTGTTGGCGATGATCGTATCGTTCTCGTTAAAGTAAATCCTGCGGACGCTGTTTGTGTTCCCGAGGATTGTAACTTTCAAAAGCTTCGTGCATGGAAATACAAGGTGGTCGCCGAGGTTCCTCGGCAGAGCCCTCCGCTCGACGGGGAGACGTTCGGGGACGTTACGCCTAACGAAGAGACTGTAGAGCCAGTAGACTTCCGGTTCTGTTCCGATTGTGGCGACAGTGAAGATGAGTGCTGCTGCTAAAAATAATAAAAAAGACTTGACTTTCTTAAGTTCTATGGCATAATGAATCGGCCGGGCCGGGAGTACCATTAAACAATTATACTGATCGCCTTTCGTAAGAAAGGAAGGCAGCGGGGCTATAAACAAAGTTAGGGTCCGATAATCCTTAACATTTAAGGGCCGCAAAGACACGGTTAATCGGGTGCCGGTAACGAACGTTCGAATCCTTCCTGGGGGATGATTTAATCCTTCCAATGCTCTAGGGCGTGACAGTTAGGACAAATTACCTCTAAATTTTCAATACAATTGTTCTTGCGATTTCGATCTTTATGATGAACGATGACATATTTATCGTAACCGCAACGATTACAAGCTTGTGGTAAAGACGCAAGAGCTAATTTACGATAATCAGCATGTTGTCCGATTCCATAATGATCTGGTTGAATGGCTTCTATACCCCCAATTCGTTGTGCAAGGTCTTTATGTTCTCTACAACAAAATCTGAGGCCGCTTCTAGAATTAACGAACGAACTTATTTGTCGATAGAATGGCTTGTTACAAAACGCACAAACAGAATTATCAGGTTTTGGTCTTTTAACATGGCGTCCGCAAAACCTTGAACAAAATCGACCATTTCCTCTAGCGACTTCTTTGGCAGGGGCCTGAAAAGATTTTTGGCAAAACTGACAGTTACGTTCGATTGTACGGGACATAATATTTCTCCGAAGGGCTCATGGTGCTAAAAGTAACACATAACTTTTGCAAAGTTAAGTTTCCGGGGCAGTACCGGATGGGTCCACCATGCAAATACACTAATCTCCACCAGAGATTATCGAATACTCATGACGCGGCTTAGAAAAGTGGCCTATCCTGCCTCCGCAATCACCACTAATATTCCCTGGTAGTGTCAATTCTAACACGCAGGTCATCGGGATCTGTAATCTAGGTGTAAATCCTAGCTAGGGAACCATTAAAAGTAGAATTCCTATGCCTCTAAATGAAGAGAAACAAAACATAGTAAATTTCTTTGATCCCCATAACCCAAATCATCTAAAGGCTTTTGACGAACTAAACAAAAGCGGATTTTGGCCTCACGGATTTGCCGAGGGATTATTCTTTCCGCCATTTTGGCAAACGTCCCTGTTCCATAAGCTTGCAGAAGCTTGGGTGCATCATAACATGGAAGCTGGTGGCCTAAAAGTTAAACTGCATCAAGCAAAAGTTCGCCTCATGAATCTTGACGACCATAGACCCGAGGTCGAAACTGCTGTTGCTGTTATGGGTGAAGTCGAACACACGCTACTAGCGTAAAATAGGAGTTATGTATGAAGCCAAACAAGAAATTGCTACGTAAGTGGGTTACTGCTCTACGAAGTGGTAAGTATCACCAGACTACGGGAACTTTGTGTAAAGTAAAAAAGGGGCAATCATTTCATTGCTGTTTAGGAGTGCTCTGTAGAGTTCTTGTTAAAGAAGATATTGGGGTCGAAGCAAATAAAAATAATGATAACGTTATAGATTTCTCTTATAAAGGCGAAAGTCATGACGCTTCGCTACCGGATACGATCAATGATCTAGTTGGACTTCCCGTTGATGTAGAAAGCGATCTAGTAACTATGAATGATAATAGAGGTGCTACATTTAAACAAATCGCAGACCATATCAAACATACTTTTAATCTATGACTCTTAAAGAAGCGTTCGATCAAGGTGCATGCAAAGTAGGCAATTTAATAGTTCTAGAAGGCGGTCTGGCCTTTCTTATAGGGGATTGTACTACAAAACATAGCCCAAATAGACGAAACTGGAACGGCTGGCTCGGGAAAACAGTTCTCAATATTATTGACTTGCTTCCGCCAGACGCTTGTGCTATACTGGAGCGGTTTAAAAAAGAGGCGGCCATTCCCGCCGCTCCAGAAAAGGATCAAACCGATGTCTGTCAAGTTACGCCACAAGGTTGATGGTTCTACTATTCTGTGGGATTTAATTGGTGCCGTTTCGGCTACAGAGCCTAGCGACGATTATATTCGTAGTATACTGCCAGATTTCATCAAGCAGGACTATGAGATCGTTAAAGATAATAAGCCTCAAACCCTGAGCGGTAAGATTATTACTCCTAAGTGTGGGTGGGATAAGTTGACCCTAGAAAACTACGAAGCGGAAATGGGGCAGCGTTTTAGGATCGACCAAGATCAGTCCATGAGGGGAATTACGAGGGAACTGGCATTCCTAGAGTTGCTTGAATCGAAGGGGGTTAAGCGTAGCACGAAACTTATTGAGGGATTAACTCTTGAAAATTTCTCTCAGAAAACAGGAAAACGCTTTAGAATGCTAAAAAGTGATATTGAGCGTCATCTAACCAGAGAGCAGGCGTTTCGGCAATGGTTAAAAGCTAATGGCTATGCCGAGTAAAAAGTCGAAAAAGTGAGATATGTTATGCGTAGTTCAATGGTAGAACACCGGACTGTGAATTCGGGAATATGGGTTCGATTCCCATCGCGTGACCCACAAAACTAATATGAAAATCATCATAATCGGTGACGTGCATGGCAACTTTGACGCCGCTAACACGAGCGTCCTGGCCGCACTGACAGAGCACCCTACCGCAACGGTGGTGGTGCAGCTTGGCGACCTTGGGGACGGTTGGCCCACGCCACAAGGGCCTTCTCGATGGAAGCCCAGTTTCAATCTCCCCATCTTAGTTGTGGACGGAAACCATGAGAACTTCGATGCCTTAGCTAAAGGCGACATTAATCCCAAATTAGAATGGGTACAGCGAGGCGACACTAAAACGTTTAACGGTCGCCGAGCTATGTTCTTTGGTGGGGCAACATCGCCCGACCTCAAAGATCGTACTATCGGTATTAATTGGTGGCCCCAAGAAAGTATTACAAGGGCACAAGTAGAATATGCTCTAGCTTGGGATGGTGGACCAATCCATACGATGTTTTGCCACGAACGGGCGGACGTATTTAGAATTCCCCCCAAGTGGAAACTTCCAATATTTGAAGGAAGCCCTGGTGCAAGTGATAGGGCTGCATTAAGCTTGATAGTACAGAAACATCAGCCCGATTGGTATTTTCACGGCCACTGGCATCATGGTGAAATAGCCAAGTTTCAAATAAATCATTGGGGTGGTAACGTCGACAAAATGCCGAGATATCCATCTGCATTCGTTAATGTCGTTGCTTGTCCCAATATCGACCCAAATAACATTACATGGACTGTCTTTGACGGTACACAAATTTGGAGGAATTGGAAATGAAATCAGTAATTATTGGAATCTTTGGGCTTATTTTGTTTATGACTGCGGCCATGATCCTGCCCGCAACAAAGGAAATAAAGGCTATGCGGCCCATCGTACAGGTAACAAGTAACGAAGCCGCACTGGGTCAGCTTATTGCCGAAGAAATTGCCGCAAGGAGATTCGAAAATTTTGACGAACCTCTCAGTCGCATGATCCTTCAGTCTTATTGGGGAATTACCGTTACAATTTATGGTCAGAATAATTGTGCAATTCAACAGGCCCCCAACAGCGTTGTTTGTAATTCTCCCACTGGTGCTGTCTGTGCTGTTAAGGTTATAATTGATAGTGGCCCTTATGCCGGTACACATATATTTGCCAAAACGTGCAATGACTTTCCAATTGTTGAACCCGGTCCATACGGCAGCACTATTATTCATTTCGATATCGAACTAACATGGTAATTTTCCCAGGAGCAGAAGGATTTGCATCAGATACAGTAGCAGGTAAAGGTGGTCGTGATCTTGATGTCACCAACTTATATGAAGATGGTGATGGTAGTTTAAGAATGGCTCTTAATCAACCATATCCTCGTTCGATCCATTTTAAGGTCGGCGGAGATATTTGGCATACTACCCCGCTCACCGTCAAGAATCCATACTTTACATTAGAAGCAATCAGTGCCCCCTCTCCAGTAACGCTACGCGGCGAAGAATTAAGAGTAGAAACATACGAAACATTACTAAGACATATACGTATAAGAACTGGAGATACAGTACCTCCGAAAGATGGATGGGATAATAGAGACGCCTGTAAAGTGGGAAATCCCAAGCACATTGGCGAAGTAAAGAATATTTATTTCGATCACTGCGATTTTAATTGGTCTGTGGACGAACTATTATCTCAAGACTACAAAGCAAATAATGCGACATATTCTCATTGTATCTTTGCGGAAGCCCTGAATAAAAGCTTCCATCCAGAGGGGCCCCACAGCAGGGGACCGCTTTTTCGATATGGCTCCTACAATATATCGCTTATTAAGAGTATTATTGCCTCAAGTATGGAGAGAAGTCCCCAGGTTGTTGGTATTCCATTCTTTGATATGTACAATTGTCTAATCTACAATTATGGCAACGTCGGGACGGAGTTAAAGAGTCCGGGAATTCAAGCTAACTTCCGCAACAACGTGTATAAGAAGGGGCCCGATACTACAGGGGCAGCAATTAACATTAGTGATGATGCCAAGGATAATGCAGAACTTTTCTTTGAGGGCAATATCTCTAATGACTATCCAGATTCCACAAAAGACAATTGGGACATGATTAAGGATTTTCGTGGTAAACCCATCACACAGGCTAACCGCAGAACTACTCCACACGCCACACCTACTGGAACTATTTTACCAACAAATCAGGTTGAACTCTATCTGCTATATAACGCAGGGGCAAAGATGCCCTCTCGGGATTTTCATACTACACGAATTTTATTGAATATGCTTAACAACACGGGTAAGATTATTGACTCACCTTCTCAGGTGGGAGGCTAAAGGATTAATGAATGCTAACTATTAAAGAGTATTTGTCTGGTACGCCAAAGGTTCCGCGTCCACTAGTCGCTGACGCCTATACCATTGGCTCCGTTCATATCTCTGAAGAAGAAAAAGAGCGGTCAGTATTTCATGTTGTGCCGCGACGAGGTATGGATAAGTGGCACAGTTTTGCCAAGGATGATCGGCTAGTTTTTACCGGGCTTTCTAGAATCCTGCGGGATCTATTTGCAACGCCGATAACAATGGAAGAAATCGAAGAGGCCGACGCCTTCCTCAAAACTTTCCATGCCGGTGGAACACCGTATCTGTGGGACCGTGCCATGTGGGAACGTATCGTGAATGAAAATCACGGCATTATCCCCATTAAGATTGAGGCATTCGCCGATGGTACTGTTGCCTTCCCGTACGAACCCGTTATTCAGGTGACTACGGCAGTTGGATATGGTGGCCTAGGTGTTTGGTTCGAGAGCAAACTGCTCCACGTTTGGTCTTCTATGGAGCGTGTAACCACGCTAAAATGGTGGTTTGAATATCTTAAGGAACGCTGCCGCAAAGCCCATCCTTCGTGGAGCGATGCTCAAGTCGAATTTGCTTGCTCAATAATGTGCCACGACTTCAGTGATCGTGCCGGATCATGTGCTCAGGAGAGTGAAGTTCTAGGACTTGCCCATCTTCTAGTAATGCCGGGCACCGATACAGTTGCGGGGGCCTATCAGTTCTGGAAGAATAGTAATCAGTCTTCTGGCGGTTGTTCGATTCATGCTCTAGCTCATCATACGGTTACAGGATTTAGTTGCGAGTGCGAAGCTCATGAAGCACTGTTTGATATTGGGCGTGAGACTGGTATAACCGCTCACGTTAGCGATACCTATGATTTTAATAAGACGGTAGATAGTCTTGTAAATATGATCGCAAATAGTAAGGTTTTAGATGGATGGGCTAATAGTAAGAACGTTATGGTTCTTCGTCCCGATTCTGGTGATCCTGTCGAATGTGTATTGCACATCCTTAAGACATGCGAAAAGTACGGCGTGTTCGCTGAAAGTGATGGTCTAAAGATTTCCACCCGAATTCGCTGGATTCAGGGCGATTCAATGGATTGGGAATCAATGATTGGTATTATTAATACGTGTCTTGAGAACGGATGGAGTCCTTTTGGCTCAGGTGCGTTCGGGGTCGGCGGACACCTACGTAATAGTATTGCCCGCGACCACACTGGACTTTCTATGAAGCTAGCTGCTGTAGGCGTTAATGCTAGACCAACCGTTAAAAAGTCCGAGACGCCAGCCAAGTCAAGTATTCCTGGGGAAGTTGCGGTTATTGACAATGGCGGACTAACCGATCGCCCCACCGTCTATCCGGTGACGTTCGCCAATAATGCCGCCAATTGCCTCTCTGGTCGGCACTTACTTGTTCCCTACTTCGATGGCCGCCGAGCCGACTCAATGGACACGGCCTTTAAGCCGGGCGTTCTCACTTCGCCAGCCGAGGTTAGAGCGAATATTAGTGAACGTTTCTTTACTCGGGTTCGCCCACCCGAAGTATTGTCGCAGGATCTAATCAATCTTCGCACCAAACTTCTTGCTGGAAATAACTGGTAAAACCATGAAGGATCTTTTTGGCTCTGGTTACGAAGGCGTGATTTCTGAAGTTGGTATTGGAGTACCGCTCCAAGCAGAGATCCTATCTTATGCTGGTGCGTCTGACTTTCTACTTATGGGAATGACCCCATATAATCAGGCATTTCAGCCCAAAACTAAAGAACGAGCCGTTTCAGAAGCTATGGCCGTTAGGATGGCACAAGCTATCTTTAATCAGGCCAAAGCCAGTGGCTTCCCGCGTAGCGGGAAGAAGCTATTTTCAGTGGCCGTTACTGGTACTTACGCGAAAGGCAAGACTGGTGGCGAAACTCATGCCTGGATGTGCGTCTTAACAGATGATAATATTTATATTGTACATTTTCGCGTGCATTCTAGGACAATGCGGAAAGTGGCTATTCGGCGGGCGGGGTATCAGGCTCTTGATATTTTACGTTGGGCATTGCTTAAAGAGGATGTCGGATCGGCCCGTTGGGGCGTTTATATCGACGTTATTCGTTGGCCTAATCTATCTATGGAAGAAAAGATTAGGCTCAATCTTACAACTGATAATCCACTTTATTTCGATATTAAAGGTCATATGCAACGTGCCACAGATATGATTCGTAACGCTAAGGCAATCTATCGAGGCTCGTTTAATCCAGTGACTAATTGTCATCTAGACATTGGAGGAGACGCTTTATTTGAACTGTCTATGACCAATTTCCGCAAAGACGTTGCTACTGAAATTGATTTAGCAAATCGTGTCAATATGTTGAATATCGCCGGTAAGGGCGTGTTGCTTACCACAACGCACGAGACATTTCTTGGGTTTAGACAGATGCTTTATACTAAGTACAAGTTTAAACGAGAAATGCCATATGTTATGGGCGTGGATACTTTTAATGCCGTTGTGAAAGACGCTATTGCTATCGACGGTCATACTAATTCTCTAAAAGACATGAATTTTATTGTAAATCAGCGTGGCAAAACGCCAATCCACCTTAAGAGTTCAGGTCTAAAGATTCAGTACATCCAACGTAGTGATGAATATAGTAGCACACAGGCCCGAGCGGGTGATCATGGCAAATTACCGTCCGGAATTTCTGACTACATAAATAAAAACAAGTTGTATGTCTAATATCATATATAAATGCTTTCGAGGGAGCCACGCACAGGGATTGGCACTGCCAACCTCTGATAGAGACTATTTTGAAATTGTGCTGCCTCCCGTCGAGGCCGTACTCGGGCTCGACAACATGGTTGGTAGTCAACACATTAAAGATGGTGTAGATACTCGATTCATTACACTGAAGGAATTTTTAAAGGAAGCCTTAAAAGGACGAAGCACAGAGTTAGAAGTCTTATATGCTCGGCCAGAGCATCAACAGTATATCGACCATATTGGGCAGGAACTAATAGAAAATCGTCATCGTTTAGTTTCTCAAAAACTATTTAAGGGACTACTAGGATTCTTTGATGGACAACAAAAGAGACTCCTAAAGGGACATGGAAAAGGAAATATAGATAATACGGTTGGTTACGATGTTAAGCTTGGGGCACATGGCTTGCGGGCGATGTGGCAGGCTATCAATCTTAAGAAAACTGGTAGGCTTGATATCTTCGTAGAGGACAGAAGTATGGCGTCTGCTTTACTACTAATTAAAAAAGGTTTAGTGCCATTAGACAAACTTTTGGAAGCTTGTGCGGCACATGAAAAACTATTCCATTCTCTAAATAATAAATTAGTGCCTCCTAATCCTGATTACAATTGGGCCAGTGAATTCCTTATAAGGACTTACAAAGATGCGTATTGTTAGAGGAACGCTTTTCATACTTGCAATTCTAGTAATTCCAGCTATGATGTTTTTAGTTTCACACGGCTACACGCAGAATGAAGTCAAACCTATAGTCGGCACTCAGAAACTAGAGCCGCCGCCACAGGTGGAGGAACCTCAACATTATATCTTTTCAGAAAATATACTAGAAGATCAGATTTCAGAACTAAGAGATCATGAATTAGGTAGCAAAGGCTACCTAGTAAATGATAGGATAGAATGTACGGGAGAAAAGGGGGATAATTGCATTATCAGTGTTCGTCGTATTGACGAAAGCAGACATATCTATTTTCTAGAATGTGGCATTACAGACAAGCCGATTGCATCATTCGATCAGGAGACGCGAACTTGGACAATAAACTATACCAGAAAAGTGGAATTGCTCTAGCACTTCTTTTCCTGGGGGGCTGTTATAAAGAGGGGCGTGTTCATCCCCAAGCCTTGGAGGCTCCGGGCCACACCGAGCCTATAGAGGGCGGGGACGGCGGCAATTGCTTTCAGGCTCCAGTGCCCGAGCCCATTAGTATTTATTTATTATTAACTGGTGGTGCAACACTATATTTATCTAGAAAGCGAAAGCGTCAAGATGGGTGATAATAAGTGGTCAGAAGATGAGAAAGAAATATTACAAAATCTGTGTGGAAAATTTACTCATGCAGAAATAGCCAGGATATTAAATCGTTCGCTTTCCTCGGTACAACAGGCGTCTATTCGGCTTGGCTTAAAAAATCCAAGAGTAAAAAGTAATATAGACAAAATCATGCGTCGAGTCATGATATCAGAACATAGTTTTAATGAAACGCCATGCTGGATTTGGACAGGAAAAACTTCTAGAGAAGGTTATGGCGTCATATCTATCAATAATAAACGACGCCGAGCACATCGTTATGCTTGGGAATATTTCAATGGCGTTCTCAAAAAAGAGTTAGTAATAGACCATTTATGTAAAAATAGAAATTGCGTTAATATATTACATCTTGAGCCAGTTCCAAACACAGAAAATGTCTTGCGTGGCAATAGTCCTCCCGCACAAAATTTACGAAAAACTCATTGTAATAATGGGCATATATTTGACGAAAAGAATACATGGTTAGATAAACATGGCTATCGTCACTGTAGACGATGCAAATATGAAAGAATGGCAAAACATCCTTGGAAAAATAAATATGTTGCCGACATTATATCATAAAGCCAAGTCCGGCGATCTCAGACAGTGGACCGTCTGGACAGAAGGTCCGGTTATTGTGACCGAATACGGGCAAGTACATGGTGTCATGCAAATATCACGTAAAACTGCCGAAGGTAAGAACGTTGGGCGTAGCAATGAGACTTCTCCAGAGGAACAGGCTAAGTTAGAAGCCAAGTCGCTTTGGACTTATAAGGTTGAAAGGAAGTATTCTGAGACGCCAGAAGGGGCCAAAGAGTCCCTATATCTTCCTATGCTTGCACATGACTTTAAACCCGGAAAGGTTAAATTTCCCGCGTCAGTGCAGCCAAAATTAGATGGATGTTTATTTCGTAATACTTTAATAGATACCGATAAAGGAAAATTAACAATAGAAGAAATTGTTGAAAATAAACTCCCAGTAAATGTTTTGTCACTTAATGAACAAAGTGGTATATTTGAATATCAGCCAGTTATTAATTGGTTTAATAATGGAGAATTAGATTATAAGGAATGGTTAGAGATCGTGCCAGTTTATGGCAAACATATTAAATGTACAAGCGATCATAAATTTTTCACACAAAATGGCTGGAAAAAGGCTATAGATTTAGCACCTGGGAAAGATAAGATTCAGACTAAAACACATTCAGACTATCTTAATAGCCTGATAGCTGGAACGCTGCTTGGCGATAGTATGATAGTAATAGAAAAACGTGGGACTGGACAATCATATAGAGTAGTATTTCAACATACAAATAAGGCATATTTTAATTTCAAAATTACGACTTTAGACATTAAAGGAAATGTATCAGAAATTATCACGGAGTATGGTAGTCAAGGCTTTCGTTTTGTATCTGACGCATTAACAAATTCTAATTTTCCTATAAAACTATGGTACTTTACCGGACATTCGGATTTGTGTGGTAAAAGAAAACTTGTTTTATATAAGACTTTGAAAAAGCTTCTAACACCAGAAGCCATATCATTATGGATTGGTGACGACGGTAGTTTGTCATACAATAATAATAACCGGGACACGCCGATCTTGTCGATCAGTACGCATGGACATTCTAAAGAACAGATCCAAGAGTTTGTAAAATACTTTGACATAGTATGGAACTGTATACCAAATATCTATACTGATAAAAGAGTTAATAATAGTAAGTGCTCGGGACAGTTTTTAACATTTGATACAAAAGATACTCTGTTTATTTTAAATAAGTTACGTAATAAGCAATGTCATGGAGCAGAATATAAGTTCTATTTTAGTACGAATAATTATATCAATAAAGCAAAAGATGAGTTTAAGTGGATAGATTTTAAGGTAAGGCGTTCACATAGAATGCCAAAAGCAACGAAATATGACATCGAAGTAGAAAAAAATCATAATTATGTTGCCAATAATACCGTTGTTCATAACTGTCGTGCTTTAGCCTCTTGGGACGGAGACGAAATCTCTCTCACTTCCAGAGGAGGAAAGCCTTGGAACATACCACATATTGTGGCATCTTTAGATTGGCTCCCAAAGGATAGTGTATTAGATGGAGAACTTTATATTCATGGCGAATCCTGCCAGAGAATTACGTCCCTCACCAAGTCTGCTGACCCCAAGGGCAAGTCATTTAAGCCTGAAAGCGAAACGATCGAGTACCACATCTACGATATTCCAGTGTCGACAGGATTTGACGATCTCAACTGGGAAAATCGTCGTAAGCTTTTAAAAGGATACGAACGAGCCGCCTGGACTGGCGGTCTTATTAAGATAGTCCCAACTATAGATGTTACCTCTGAAAAAGAAATGTGGGACGTTCATGACGTCTTTGTTCAGGAAGGATATGAGGGGGCTATTATTCGACTTCATGAGGGGAAATACTTATGGGGTTATCGCTCTAGAGAACTTTTAAAGGTTAAGAAATTCCAAGATTCAGAGTTTTTAGTTACTGACGCTCGCGACGGTAGAGGTAAAATGGCTGGAAAAGTTGTATGGGTTTGTAAGAATAATACCTCAGAGCAGACTTTCGAATGTAGTATGAAAGTTTCAATGGAAGAACGAGAAGCGATGTTTAAGAATCGTAAGTCCTTTATTGGAAGACAATTGACAGTGAGACACTTTGATCTTACCGACGACGATCTGCCACGTTTCCCGGTCGGAATCGTTTTTCGCGATAAAAAAGATTTGCCCGCTTGACTCCCGGCGAAAGTAGAGTATAATAGGGGCGTCACGAAGGATTTTTAAGGTATAAATATGTCACGCACCAAGAAAATGACTGAAAAGCAGCATAAAGAGTTTATCAGGAAGGATTTAGTTAATGTTTAAGCCAGACATTCGTGTCGGTGACATCACGAAGTGCAAGGTTGATGCCATCGTAAATGCTGCCAACTCTTCTGTCTTAGGTGGTGGAGGTGTTAACGGAGCTATTCACCAAGCTGCTGGCCCAGGACTTCTAGAAGAATGTGAACGACTGCGAGATACGGCAGAACACGCTTATGGATGTAATGTGGGCGAGTGCGTGATTACTCGGGGCCACGGACTTCCGGCGTCTTTTATTATCCACGCGGTAGGTCCAATTTGGGACGAGTATGAGGACAAACAAGACGCAAATCTATTGCTTCGTAACGCTTACTCCTCTAGCATTTTTAAAGCAATTCTCAATAACTGTAAGACACTTGTTTTTCCGGCGATTTCTACGGGAGCTTATGGTTTCCCTAAACGAGTCGCCGCAGATCAGGTGCGGATCGCACTAGATACTCTTGAGGAAATTATCAAGACCAATAATCTTCAAATCTCCTTTATCTTCTTTTTACAGGAAGATGCAGATATCTTTGCAGAGGCTTTTAAGAAATAAAGTATGTTCCGGTAGCTCAACGGGCCAGAGCGTGGAGTTTCTAACTCCAAGGTTGAGGGTTCGAGTCCTTACCGGAATACCATTCAAAACGATTGTCCATTAGCGTAACGTTGACGGCGAACATGACGACCATTACCTTTGTTACGAGCCCTATAAGTAGAAGTTAAACTGTGACAATTTGGACACAAAAGACGTAAGTTTTCTGGTCGGTTGTTGGCGTAGTGACCATCAATATGGTCAACTTCTAACGGACATCTACCATCGGACGCATGTTTCTTATTCCAGCCGCATTGCCAGCATTGTTCTCCACGTTGCTCAAAAAGCCAACGACGAATATGATGTGACACTTGATGAGTACCGCCGGTTTCTTGACCGACTAACCACCGCTTAATGTATTCACTTCTTTGAAATTGATGTTGACAAGAAAAAGAACAATAAAGATTTTGTCGTTTTTTACGATTTAATTCTTTTGCACAATAAATACAATAAAATGGTATCTTTTGAACACACTCATTAAAATGAGATATATCTAAGTTTAGTCTTTTAATATGACGTTGAATAGTTTTATAATTTCTACCTCCTGGCTTAGGATATAGTTTTTGACATACTTGAAGGAAAGATTTGGAATTTTTAATAGCTTCTATTAGAGCATTATCTGTCCAACACGGTTTTCTTTTATTAGGATAAAATTTATTATTAAATGTAACGGCACACGATAAACTGCAAAATTTGAAATTTGTAGTATCTTTATGACAACACGCACACTGCCTCTGTAGTATAGTGGTAATATTCAACTCCTGTAAAGTTGGGACGCCAGTTCGATTCTAGGCCAGAGGCTCCATTAATACGAAACCATCTGACCCTGTATAAGATGAAATACGCTAAAAGTGAATTCGACACGAAACAAAATAATATTTTAAGGCATAATAATGACAACTTACCCGTTCTATAAAGATATGAGGATTGAATTAGTTCGCGGCGTCACAGTGTTATGGTGTGGTCGCTGCGAAAAGGAATTCTTAGCGAAGATTAAAGAGGGACAGGACGACCCATCGTATGTTTGTCCTAAATGCAAAACCCAAAACAAGTTTTCCATTAAATGGAGAAGTTTAAAATGAATGCTACTCGTGCCTATTTCATTCGCACACGTAATCGCAATCGCATCCTCGCTACGCTCGTTTGTCGAATCGTCGGCCGACCGGCCGCTGGCGATCAGACTCTAAACGTGCCACACCTTGCTTTCGGGATCTCACGGGCGTCAGCCGAGGAAAGTTCGCCCTCTCGAAAGATTGGGCGGCTGATTGCGACAGAGCGTCTTGAGCAAGCTGTGACGGACAATAAGAATGTTTTCACTGTTAGTTATCACCGGGACATAAAGGATACGCCCGACCTTATGATTGCTGGTATCCTTGAACTTTCACAGGTTGTTCCAACACTGAATCGTCTCCTATTGTGTGATAGTTGGCGTATTCCACAGACTATTCCAAACTGGTGCTGGAGACAAGATCCTAACTGTTTCGATTCAGATCATGTGGATCAGTATCTCGATATGTTTTGCAAGATCCGAAATAGTGTGGAAAAGGGGGCTTTCTAAGAGGCTTCAACTTTTTGGCGTCTCATATAATGGTATTATGCCAAACCGTTAATTTGGTCATCTTGGTTCGATTCCAAGGGTGCCAGCCAATGGGTCGGTGATGTAACTGGATAGCATAATCGTCTCCAAAACGATTCGTTTAGGTTCGACTCCTGACCGGCCCGCCATTTCTTTTAGTTATGGAGTAACATATCCCGGAGTGGCGTAATGCAGCCGCGATAGCCTTAGAAGCTATTGCCCGTAAGGGCGTGCAGGTTCGAATCCTCTCTTGGGGACCATTTTAATTTATGGAGAAAAGTATATGAAAAAACTTATGTTATTCGTGTTGTTTGTATGTGTATCGTGCGGAGATTGTTTAATAAACGCCATAAAAGCAAACAATCCAGAGAATCAAAGATTTACAGTGGTGATTGAAAAACATAATACTGCTACTGCCGATGCAAAAACTATTTTGATTACGGATAAAGTTACTAACCAACAATATGTTATAGTTAATATTGATGGTAAAGCTGTTCAATTACTACAAATTAGGAATAATTAATGAAAACATTACTATCGCTCCTTCTAGTATGTTTAGTGGCCTGTGATATCACGCACACTGTCAGGTCTGCACCAGAATCATTTTCAAGAGAATTATTGGAAAACAAATATCCGACAGGATCAAAAGTACAGATTTACAGTAGTGCGGATGCCCTAATAGGTGGTGCATATCTAGATCCACGTAAGATTTTTGAGGTAGAGATTCTAGATTACTCTTATGACTTCATTAAGATTAAATATCTGGACGTTGTCCCCAATAGTTGGAACGAAGGGGCTGACGGGAATATAGCATGGCGTGAGCGACGACTTTTTTTCCCGATTGACTTACTCAGAGAGTAAAGCTAAAATAGATTCGCCGTGGTGGCGGAATTAGACGCAGCGGGGTTGAACTCGCCGGTAAGCTTGCTTACCATGTAGGTAAAATCCTACCCACGGCACCATTTTTCGTCCTTGACAAAGAGATTTTTAAGAGTATACTCTGATGGGCGTCGGCTAAGTGCTGAAATTCCTTTGTGGCTTGCTCTATCTATTCAAAAGGCCCAAGTGTCGTAATTAGCAGCCGAGCGGGATTCAAAATCCCGTGCCAGAAATGGCGTGAGGGTGCAAGTCCCTCCTTGGGCACCATTAACAATAAAGGATGTAAAGCATCATGTTCACTAAAGAAGAATACCTGAAAAGTTTTGATATCAAAGAAGAGATTTATAATCTTGCCACAAAACTGATAGAAGTTAAAGAGATTACAGATAATAAACGTCTTAGTATTCAAGATATTGACCACGATCAAAGTGGTATCAACATCCGTATTTATGAGCGTTCATGTAATTGTTGTTCGGATGAATACTGGGACACTATTCGTATTCCACTAGAAATATTACTAGAGCCAGATCCTATAAAGATAATGATTGAATTGATTCAAAAGAAGAAGGCGGAAGAAACTAAAAGGAAGACGGAAGAGGCTGCTGCTGAAAAGTTAAGGAATGAAGCTGCGACGCTTGAACACGACCGTAAAATGTTCGAACGGCTTAAGGCTAAATTTGGAAATAATCCATGATTGTAAATCAGAAGAATGTTCGTAAGCTAGTTGACGCACTGCGGGGCGGTAAATACCATCAGATACAAGGAATGCTATGCGTGGTTAGGGGCAATCAAACTTTTCATTGTTGTCTTGGCGTAGCCTGCCGGTTAGCTATTAAGGATGGGGTACAAATTAATGTCGAGAAAGACTGTGGTAATCATGTTACTTTTAATCGAGCGATGTCTATGCCGCCACCTCCCGTTGAACGTTGGTTAGGTGAAGATGTCAATATAGGTAAATTAGCCAACATGAATGATGGTGGCAAGTCTTTTAAAGAGATTGCCGACGATCTAGAAAATGAGTATTTGCGATGAGATGGTACAAAGACTTTGATGACAACGATAATACTATCTACAGTGCTTCGTCTGTCTATCACGATGACGGATCGCACTTGCAATGGAGAGTAACGCAGGTTCTAGAGGATAATAAGATTCTCTGGACAGTGAAGGAAAGTGACGGAGATATTATTGATGAATTTTCTCTGGAGAATCTTAGATGGAAGACTGCCGACGCTGCCAAGAAGTGGATTGGTCGTCAGGAAACGGCAGTCATTAAAAGTATAAAGAATGCCGAATACTAACGTGGTACGATGGGTGAGTGGCTAATACCGCCAGACTGTAAATCTGGTCCCTAGTCGGTTCGAAGGTTCAAATCCTTCCCGTACCACCATTCTTGCAGGAACATCAAATGCGGTGAAACATGGAAAGTCTTTACTACTATTATCATAAAGTGATTGGAATTCGACCATACCACGTAACCAATAGGATTAAGTGGTGGTGGCAGCGTCGTCGCCGTGGATTTGATGATAGTGAACTTTGGAATCTTGACCATACAATTGCCAAGTTTATCCTCCCAAGACTTAAAAGGTTTAAAGAAATATGCCACGGCTATCCAAGCGAACTTCATGTAGATGGTGACGGCAAGATTGGCGAAAAGAGATGGGACGAGATTCTTGATAAAATGATAATTTCCTTCGAAGCTGTTATTAATATGGATGAGACGATCCTAGAAGGAAAAGAAGCCTACGAAGCTGCCAACAAACACCATAAAGAAGGCATGAAGCTCTTTTGCGAATATTTTGGAAACTTGTGGGATTAACGTGACTTACGCCGTGAACAAGATTGAAAGGGTTGCTAAAAAGATCCGTAAGTGGGCCGAGGAGCGTTGGCCTTACGAGGATTTATGTGGCATGTGCGGGATTGCTTCGGTAATGCTGTATAACGCCCTAAAACAGATTGGTATTTATGCAACAATTGTCTGCAACAACGAACACGCATTCCTAGAGTATGACGGTTTGGCGATAGACATTACCGCCAGTCAATACGGTCATGGCCCGGTTGTGATTTGTAGAATGGACGATGTTAATAAAAATAGCTACTGGACCGTTACTCACAGATTCAACAGTTCAGAGGGATTTATAGCTCATCAGAAAACTATTGGTTGGCCGAAGGAACAAATATATTATGGCTAAAAGAAAAAGAATTAGAGATAACAGCGAGCCTCTAGATATCTCTGGTATTGCTTATGACAAAATGCCCCTTAGAGCGTATATCGCAAATCTTAAATACATCTTGGATGACTTCGCTGGTCCGCAATACGACGACGCAATTATAAAGGTAGTGAATCATTGCGAAGACGCAGACACTATCTATGTCATCTCTTTTAGAGATGAAACAGATAAGGAGATGGAGAGGCGACTGTTTCGTAGGAAGAATGCGTCGTTTCGTGCTAAACAGGCCCGTGAAAAGGTTAAAGCGGATAAGACAATGGAAGAACGTCGAGAGCTTCAAAGGCTTTTAGCAAAGTATAAGCCTAGTGTTTTACTAGAAGATAAAGATTGAGAAAACTGATCCGAGATCGTCTAACGGTAGGACGGCGGCCCTTGAAGTCGCCTATCTAGGTTCGAGTCCTAGTCTCGGAATTCTGCCTGTAGTATAATGGTATAAGTGCATCTGTCTGATACACAGAAGACGGTTCCATCTAGGCAGACCAATTCCCGGGTCGTATAATGGTAGTATACCTGATTCTGAATCAGTTGGTGTTGGTCCGATTCCAGCCCTGGGAACCATTTATGAATAAGAAACAAATAGCGTTCTTTCTTTTCTTAATAGTGTTAATCTGTCTATTGATTATGGAGATAAAATAATGTCAGTAGAAATCGTTAAAGAATTCTTCCCCGCATTATCAGACGATGAAGCTTTTAATATTCTTGTTAATAGGACTGGTTGGCCCGCTTTTTTCGAAACAGATGACCACGAAAGGGAAATACGTCAAAGCCTAAGGAAATTTAAAGCCCTTTTAGATGCTGATGAAACGCCATGTGATACGTGTAATGAAGCTGCTGTAGTTGTACGTAAACACGACGCAAGCTGCAAGCGATGTTTCCGGTTCGGCGGTGGTCGGAACTTTTTGCTTCATAGACTAAAAACTATATTGACATGGCGGAAAAAGAGAGTATAATGTGCTTCGCACAGCGGGCCACGAATCGTCGGGTAGACGATAGCACTCTTATAAGGTGTCATAGCAAGGTTCGAGTCCTTGGTGGCCTACCATAATCACATCTGGTCTTTACCAGTAAAGGAATTACCAATGAAAAAAGAAAATATTGCTGGATACGTATGTATGATAGTGGCACCTCTAATAATTTTGTCTGCTGCTATAGTACCAAGTCCTAATTCATTTAAAAAGAACGAAGCAAATATTCATCAAATCGGTTGCGTTAATGGCAATGGATCTATTATTGCTATAATTGAATTCGAGGGTCGTAGATATATTACTTCTACATCCGGTGGTATTTTGGAAATTAAGTAATATGAACAAATCCAACAGCATTGGCTTAAGCGGCTTTATCTTCCTAATTTTTCTATTCCTGAAGCTTGCTGGTATAGGGGAGGTCGCCACATGGTCATGGTGGTGGGTTACTTCTCCGCTATGGATGCCTTTGGGAATTTGTCTGGCAATTTTAGGCGTAATTGGTATCGTGTATTCTATTGTCACAGTTATTACTGGAATTGGCAATATGACTGAGCGGCGGCAGCGTCGCCGCGTTCAGGAAACTTTGGATAAAATGCGTCGAGGTGCATAATTAACTAGCCAAAAGGACATATCAATGAATAAATTTGAAGAGATTAAGAAACTACAAAAAGAACTAAAGGCTAAGATTCTTGCTATTGGTAAGGATGGGATCAGAGATTTCTTCGGGCCGGTCTTTGACGCCAATCCAAAACTGGAAAAAATTCGTTGGCGTCAATACACGCCATATTTCAATGATGGCGATCCATGTATCTTTAGGGTTCATGAAGCGACGGTGCGACTTAATGGTATGGCGGAAGATGCTGGTGATTATGAGAATGGGTTCGAAGACTCTTACCACTTTCTTGATGGCGAATTTGATTGGAATTTTCAGCTTCCAGATGAAGAAATCCTAGAACAAATCTTCGGTGATCATACGACTATTACTGTATTCCGCAATGGCACGATCGAACAGGACGATTGCGAACACGATTAAATGAACTCGCATTTTCACGCACTTTCATCAATGAAACGTTGGGGAGGCAAACCCGAGGATTATTCTGCCATCCATGACTTCATTGACGGAAGCAAGGCGACCATGCCTGACGTTAGGCATCGAGCTTTGCTGCACAACGCTTTTGGGTGCTTTATTGTGGAGCGTGTTTTCGGACATGCTTTCAAGAACTCCGAAGGTAGAGTAATTGCTGTGCGTGAAGTTGTCGAGCAACATATTATTGATGACTTGGGGTTTATTCCGACCGTACAAGACTGGCTAGAGAATATGCCGCTTCATGCTGTGCCGTGGGCCGGCGGACATCCTGACAAAGTTCTGGCTTCTGGAAAACCTCTAAGGAATAGAATTAAAAATAAATTAAATGACGCTACCAAGCGTGCATAATAGGCTGTCATTAAACATAGTCCCTTCGGGGACGCTTTAGGAGCTTAAAATGGAACTACCCGTAACTGTCGATCTCAATTCTCTTACATTAGATACTTTCCAGGCCACGACCGGCCATCGCTTCCGCATGACGAAGGATCAGAAGGCCCGTGCCATTAAGCGTGAGGAGGCTCTAGCGGAGTTCATTGCTTCCGAGCGTACCGCTCGTTACGCCGCCCGCCCTACCGTTGCGGCCGTGACTCCATCCACGGCTCCGGCGACCACCGTGGCCCCCAGCAACAGCCAGAGCTAACTATTACGGGAGGTAGGTTAACTCGACAGGATAAACCACTGGCATACTCGCCAATAAAGTTGGTTCAAGCCCAACCTTCCCACTATTCTACCATAACATTACAAGGAACAGTCATGTCAAGGCGTAACCGTAATATGTGTGTAAGGATTGCTAGAGACGTACTCAAGCAACTTAGGCTTGGGCGATATATCGCTACGGCGGGAACTTATGTGTATATAACTAACTTATCCTAGCTGCCGATTGGGGACAGAGATATAGTGATAATACAAAACGTCTCCGTGCTATCATGCTTAATGTGATTAGAAATAATGGGGATTTCAAGATTCCTGTTAATTAGAGACGAAAGTTGATAAGATTTTATCTAGGTGTAACTCAGTTTGGCCAGAGTGCCACGTTTGGAACGTGGAAGTTCGCAGGTTCGACTCCTGCCACCTAGACCATCCGCGTGTAGCTCAACAGTGGAGCAATTCTTTTACACGGAAAAGGCTGTAGGTGCGACTCCTACCATGCGGACCACTAGGGTCCATAGCTCAATGGTAGAGCTTCTGCCTCTTAAGCAGGAGACGAAAGTTCGATCCTTTCTGGACCCACCATTTTTACTAAAGGTATATAATGTCAGATCATCTAATCCCAGTGGTTCAAATTATTAAAGAGAAACATCCAAATGCCGACAAGCTTAGTCTTGTCAAGGTCGACGGTTGGACCGTATGCATTAATTCTGCACAGTGGGAAGGTGTAGAAAAAGGAATTTATATTCCACCGGACTACGTGGTGGATACAACGCGGAGCGAGTTTAGTTGGTTAGCGAAGCCTGGGCATGGCCCAAAACATAGAGTTAGGGTACAGAAGTTACGTGGGGTTACTTCGTATGGCTTTTTGATCCCTGCCCCTGATGACGCTGTACTCGGCGAGAATTACCTAGAACGCCTTCAGGTCGAAAGATACGAGTCAGAACTACACGCCCTAAGCACCAAAGGGGCTTCATGCCAAGGCCCCAATGGATATTGGCCGGTCTATGATCTTGATAATTATTATAACCGTACAGCCTTGCTAACTGAGGGCGAAGAAGTAGTTATCTCTGAAAAATTAGAAGGTTCAACAGGACGCTTTGTATTTACCCATGGCAAGATGTTTGCCGGATGCAAAGAATGGAAGATGGAAGATCCAAATAGTCTATGGTGGCAATGTCTGGAGCAAAATCCGTGGATAAAAAAATTCTGCGAAGCAAGTCCCGACCACATGCTCTATGGAGAAATCTATGGTCATCTTAAGGGATTTCCGTATGGTCGTACAAGTAACCAAGTTTTCTTTAGAGCCTTTGATATTTTTTACAAAGGACAATGGCTAAACTTTGATGAAGCAGTTTGGCTAGCCACACTTAATGACGATTGTATGACGACCGACGAAACTAAATGGGTTCCTATTTTATATCGAGGACCATTTAATATAGAAGATACAAAAGCTCTATCTGAAGGTCAAACGACCGTTCCCAATGTCACACATATTAAAGAAGGCGTGGTTTTACAACCTGTGCCAGATAAAACCCATCCAAAATATGGAAGAATTAAATTAAAAATAGTTGGATCGGATTACTTATTAAAATCATGATTGGTTCATGGACAAATGAAGACAAACAGATATTAATAGATTTTTATGGCGTCATTCCCACAAAAGATTTATTAGATATACTTAAAAGAACAGAAAAAAGCTTAAGAAAAGAAACGTATAGATTACGTGTATTATCTCGTACAGATCCAATTACAAGATTTAATTCCCATCTTTTATTTACAGATAAATTATTTAACGGTATACGATGTATTGAATGGGCTGGTTATAAAGATCGTGATGGTTATGGTAATTTCTCTTATGAAGGTGAAACTTGGCAAGCACACAGATGGTGCTACGAACAAATATACGGTCCAATAAATGATATTCTGACTATAGATCATTTATGTAGAAATAGGGCATGTATTAATCCGATACATATGGAGTTGGTCACTAATGCAGAGAACGTACTACGTGGTTACGGAATATGTGCCCAAAACGCTAGAAAAACTCACTGTAAGCGATCTCACGAATTTACAATAAAAAATACTTATGTATTGCCAAACGGGGGGCGAGTTTGCAGAACTTGTAGAAAAGACATAAAAGAAAGATATAAAATGAAATTGGAAAAGTCATGACTAATAAAAATGCTCGTCCTCTTTGCTTTACATGCATACACGGCCTATGCGTCCGTCAAACCGAAAAAGCCACTATTCTTCTTTCCGATTCTGACGATGAGGATAAGGACGAATGGGAAGATAAAGATACTATTAAGCCAGAGCCTAAGCAGACAGAAATTAGAAATGAAGGATACACGGTCATTTGTTTCTGGAATCCCGTAAAGAATCCAGAGATAGAGCCGGTGCAATTTTCAGAAGTTCTAGAGTGCAACCGCTACGAAAAAAATTCCTCAAAAAATAACTTGACTGGCAGCGGCCCCGTTGTAGAATAGCGGCCATGACAAACACGAAGCACGCCATGAAGTTGGCCCTTCAGTCTCCGTGCGAACATTACCGGCACGGAGCGGTTATCCATAAGAGGGGGCGTCCGATTACCGGGGCTTTTAACGTCCCTTATAAGACGCACCCTAAAGGATCTGGCCCATATACAACTTGCCATGCAGAAGTTAGGGCAGTTGCTAAGGCTCTGAGTATTCTGAATAAAAGTGATCTTTCTGGTTATAGTATTTACGTGATTCGTATCAACAAGCGTGGCGAAATGAAGCTCAGTAAGCCGTGTGATGATTGCATGGCTCTTATTAAGGAACATAACTTGTCAGTGGATTGGTCAAAATGAGTAATATGAAGTTGATTCAGTGTACAGATTGCGGCTCTTATAATGGCGATAAAGATCCTGAATGTGCAAATTGCGGCAAACGATTTGGTAATCAGCCACATAAACAGGACGCCAAACACGATCTTAATCGTCGCCGCCACAAAAAGCGTTTCGATGACGAAGACGAGGATGATGACGGGGATTTTTGATGCAACCTCCTGTAGTATATCCAACCTCGCCTCTTTCAGAGCGAATCAAGGTTATTGAAGACATTATCATTCTATTTGAGTCTGGACATGAGCGTATGTGGCATCCTAACGGGCAACGTAGAACAAAAGAGACGCTAGAACCAGACGGTAAACGTAAATATAAAGAAGAATCAGATAGTGATCTAAAAGACCGCCTAGCGAACTGCAAGAGAATTAGCGAAGGCACATTACCTCAGCTACGAGACGTTTTAGCTACTCTTAATCTATTAATGTATGGGGATTAACATGTATTGGCCCTGGCGTTTACGAAATTACATCTAAAGCATGAAACTCATTATAATTCGTGGCCCATCCGGCTCTGGCAAGAGCACTATTGCCCAACATCTTGGTGGAGAACCAAAAGTCAATTGGTTCGAGTCTGATGATTTTTTTAGCAAGAATGGCAATTATCAATTCGATCCTCGTAAGCTCGGACAAGCTCACGTCTGGTGCCGGACAAAGGCGATCGAAGCACTTATGGACAAGAATTCATCCCACGAATTCGTGATCGTTTCCAATACCTCCACAACTCTTACCGAGGTCAATACCTACATCGACGTTGCCAAAAAGTGCGGAGCAGAATATGAAGTAATTCGCACTCCCGGTCCCTGGATTCCCTCCGAATTGTTCCTCAGGAACAAGCATAATGTACCCTTGGAAGTGCTTAAAAAACAGATCATGCGTTATATTCCGGTGGACGGAGAAACCGAATGGTCAGATTTGTCAATCTTTAAAAATGGAGTTAATGGGAAATGAACAACTTTGCCAAACTAGTAGAGAAGGCTCGTAAGAACCATAAGCGTCGTCCTATCAATTACATTAAGCTTGTATTGGACGAGAGCGGTTCGATGCGTGGTATTCGTGAGTCGGCCCGAAATGCATTCAAGAATCAGGTTGATACGCTGACACAGGAAGCTAAAAATACCAATCAGAGGGCCGATCTCTCAACGATTCGTTTTAGCAACGTGGTAAAACCGGCAGAAACGAACTTCAATGCTTCTAACTATAATCCAGGTGGCGGGACGGCTCTTTACGATGCCGTGGCGGATGCCATTAGAATTGGTATTAATCAGAAGCGTAAGGATGACGGTCTTCTTATCGTAGTGATTACAGACGGTCAAGAGAATGAGTCGAAAATCTATGATCTAAATGCTATCCGGACACTCATCGGTCGTGCTCTGGCCGATGAAAATATCAGTATTGTTGGTAACTGCCCGCCCGGGGGTGAGCATTATCTAACTGACATGGGGATTCCAGCCTACAATGTTCGGCCCTGGGAAGCTACAGACGAAGGTGTGGCCGACTATCTTGTAAGAAATAACGCCGGATCACGGGGCTATTTTGCCAGCCGTGGGAGCGGTCAGAGCGTGCGTCAATCAACTCAGTCTTATATGGCTAACATGGATGCCGTCACCCCGGGTGATGTTAACCGCATGACCGATCTTACTACGCAATTCAAACGATTCCGGGTTGATTCTAGGGATCAAAATACTGAAATTGCAGCTTTCGTTCGAAGTAAAGGACTAACCTATTCTGTGGGGCATGCCTTCTATGAACTCACAAAGCCAGAGAAAGTTGCTTCAACAAAGAACCTTATGATTCTTGACAAACAGACCGGAGCATTGTATGGTGGTGAACAGGCCCGTCGGAAACTTGGCTTGCCAGCAGGGCAAGATATCCGGCTGCGTCCTGGAACGCACGGCGAATTTACCCTCTTCGTTGAGAGCACTTCTTATAATCGTCACCTAGTAGGTAACACTACGCTACTCTATCGGATCTAAGTAAAACCATGAATAACTTTTTCCACTTCTTCTTTGACGGCCTTCTGGAGCGTCCAAAGCCTAGTGACGTTCTACTCGAAGCAGATCGGCTTGGTATTTTGCCGCCAGAGATTACTGCCCTGAAAGGCCGCATCCAGCCTCCTCAACATCATCCCGAGGGGGATGCGTTCGTCCATACTCTATTGGTTGTGGATAGAGCATTTGAACTCGACGTTACAATGGATGAATTGTGGGCGGCTATGTGTCACGATCTTGGTAAGGCATTAACTCCTACAGATAATCTTCCCCACCACTACGACCACGAATTCTTGGGTATTGAACCTACTATGGCTCTTGGAGCAAGATTTAATGTGCCTCAAGAGTGGACGGATGTGGCAGTTGCTTGTGCTCGCGACCATCTTAATGTTCATAGATTTTTTGATCTTAGGCCAGTAAAGAAGGTTGATCTTATCCAAAGACTTGGTGATTATGTGAATAGCGTGGCGTTAGTGGCACAAGCAGATGCTCAGGGACGTGGTCCAACATTTATCAATAGGCCATACCCACAGGGACGAGCATTGATGGACGCTGCCAAGATAGTGTTTGAAACTCGTAACAAAATTGGTGATTATTTCCATAGTTTCACCACTGGTGTTCCAATGGCGAAACTGGACGAAAGAGTTCGTCGAGAATGTGCTAAGGCAATTGCCGGAAAGTTTGGCAAATGATTAATCCACAAAATATTAGAGGTTGGAGACGTACAATCTTAAGGGCTATTAACAAGGGCACTGGAAGATTACGAAATCATTCGGCCGATGATTTACATGCTATGTTAAAGATATGTAATTTTTTATTGAAGCGTCAATATACTAGGGCGGCTAAACTCTTTGAAAATGAAGATATGTTTATGAGAGAGTCTATACCTAAGCCAATTTATATTGGTATACAAGATCATTTAAGTGAGATGTACCCATGAACTATAGTCTAACATGGCTTGAGAAGTTCGCTCGGCTTAATCAGATTGATCCCAATTTGGCACTTAAACTCAGTGCCAAGAATACGTGGTATCTATCAACGCAGATTCGTCTGCAAAGAGCAGATAACGGCCTAATTGATGTAGTTTCTGCTAAAACTCACGGCAAGACGCCAGAGCAAGCAGTCAATGATTTCTGGTCGGTTGCGGTTGACAATTTGACTGCCGGTGATATGCTAGTGGTTGGCCTCAATAAGAATGGGGTTCGTTGGCAAAACTCTAAATGGATTCAGGTGATCTAATGACGATGGCTTTGCTTGATATGATACGTGCCGAGGTTGCGGCTGCTCGCGTAAGCGAACAGACGCATCCGGCATTTCCACATCTAAGCATTTTTAAGTATACTGACGTTTGTGCCTTCGAAGATGGCTGGAATCCAATCAATCGCATGTGTCGTGGCATTATTTTCAATACTACGACCGGCGATCTTGTCGCACGCTCATTTCCAAAATTTTTCAATATTGGAGAGCGTCCAGAAGCCAGCCTAGAAAAACTTCCTAATGAGCCGTTCGAAGTCTTTGAGAAGCTAGACGGCTCAATGGGGTCATTGTATAAGCTTCCTACTGGCGAGTGGGCCGTAGCTACACCCGGCTCTATGGATTCGCCACAGGCACGCGAAGCTACGAAGATGCTCTCGGAGTACGATCTATCTACAGTTCCAGACAACGTAACTCCAATAGTAGAGATCCTATATCCAGAGAACCGTATTGTTGTTGATTACGCCGGTCGGCGTGAACTCGTTCTATTAACTGTCTTTAATCGAGACGGCTCAGAATGGCCCACGCAACAGGTAAATGATCTAGCCATCTTTTGTGGTTTCGGGCGTCCCAAGATTTGTGGACACACCGATCTAGGCAACCTTCCGTTCGCAGAGAATGAAGAGGGCTACGTCATACGCTTTGCGTCGGGCCTCCGAGTTAAGGCGAAGTCGCCAGTCTACGTAATGGCCCACCGCTTCCTCACTAATGTCTCGATTCCTCGCGTCGTAGAGGGCTGTCGAGACGGTTCGATAGCGGCGGTGGCCGCTCAGTGCCCGCCAACGTGGCGAGTGGTCCTAGACGATGTAATTGCGTTGGTACAGAATCGTTATAATAAAATTAACGCAGAAATCAATGAATGGTGGAAGAAAGTAAGCGGCCTTAACCCGTCGGATGGGCCAACCTATGATCCTAAAATATGGCGTAAATATCATGCCATTTGGATTCAGGCAAATGTGCCGCACGAATATCAGGCCGGTGTATTTCAATTACTATCCAATAAACAGCCAACAGAGTGGTTATGGAAGATGACGGAAGAACAACTTGTGAAGGAGTTAAAACATGACAATTCGATTACGCTATAAGAAACTTGATCGAAAAGAAAAGATATTGTTTTGGATTGGCTGTACTATAGGTTTGCCGGTCCTTATTATAGCATTCGCTGGCGTCACGATTTTGCTTGGCGTAGGCACGGCTTTTAACGTGCTGGAGGATTGACTATATAACGGGAGTTAGTTAATGAATCTAAAGTGGACAAAGGAACGACCGAAGATTAATGGACTTTACTGGCATGCTCATGCGTATGGCGTAAGTATTTACGAAGTTAGCATGCCAAGAGATCCAGAAGGTTCAGCAGAAGCGTATATCATGTATATGGGAACGGAACTGTTTGATGAGAAATTCCCCGAAGGGGGATATTGGATGGGGCCGATTCCCCGACCGAAAGCACCAAAAGTATGACTAAATTAACCTCGCACGATAAAGCAATACTAGTGGGCCTTCATATGAGCGGCGGTTCATGTGACGGCCCAAATGATTTACATACCCTTGATTTAACTTTAACTAGCGAATGGATTGAGACGGTTCTAAGAGAAATGCGACGGAGAGTGCCCCGAAAGGAATGGGACATATTTCGTCAAAAAATTGAGTCGGTGTTTTTCAGTAATAGCAAGAGCGAAGACCCTCGTTATCCAGAAGAGTATGTAGATAAACTATCGCCATTAGCCATTGCTATATGGTTGGCTACAAATGCCACCAACTTTACTGCAACCGTTTGGACACCAAAACAGAAGTTTAATTTCTGTGAATCCTTCAACAAGAAGTGGTCTATTCTATTAGATCCAGTTAATTTAGAGCCATCGTCTGAGCATGACGAGATTAATCTCTGGCTCTTAACACAACGCTATTTACGAGAGTTCGCCCCCAATAAGACGCCGATGTTTACGGCATGTTATCCCCGCAGGCACAAGATGATTTATCTTTCGGGCGGCCAGCAGTTTTCTCCCGATGGCGGAGCAAGTTGGCGTAGTATCGTTAGTCCGGCTCTTTATAGGGCGGGCTATGATATTTTCAATCCAGTATTTGAAGGATTCGCCGTACACGATCGTTATGGAATAAATATATCTCAACTAACTCTTGAAGAGTATATTGGAGCGGGAGGTCTTTTTATTGAGAAGGACTTAGGAGCTATTAAGAATAGCGACGCTGTTCTAACACTGATTAATGAATCTGCCCTAAAGGGTGCGGGGACCAAGAGCGAGGCCACAATCGCAGTGGATTATAACATTCCTAATTATTTCGTCTTGGAGGAGGACTTTAAAGCACGCGACCTACCGATATGGTTAGCAGGATGCATTCGTAATAAGAAGTTCCTTTTTGAGCATAATGACTTTAATGGAGCCTTGGAAGCTATTAAGCGGAGCATTTAATGCCATACATTCCTATTAAAGATCGTAAGCGTTTTGACTTCTATCTCGATTCTCTTAATGCCAACATCATTTCTCCCGGCGAGTTTAATTATTGCGTTAGCCGCCTTGCCTGGGATATGGTCAAGAGACTTGGGGGGAACTATGCCGCTCACAATACGGTTATTGGGGCTCTGGAGTGTGCCAAGCTGGAACTGTACCGGCGGCTAACCGTAATTTATGAAAACGAGTGTATAGAAAAGAACGGAGACATCCTATGAAGAAGCCGTTATTCATTGCTATTTCAGGTAAAAAAGGTTCGGGGAAGGATGAACTAGCTCGTCAATTAATGGCCCGGCTTGCTGGCGATCACCAATTAGGTGTTGCCATTACACACTTTGCAGATCCTCTTAAGGAAATATGTATTCAGCTTTTCGGACTCGATAAGACAAAGATATATGGTAGCAATGAAGATAAGGAAACACTGACAGAAGTTATGTGGGACGGTTTTCCAGAAGGGGTGCGAGAGAAATACACCCTGGATAGGGCCGGAAAGGATGGATCTTGGGATGGGGAACGATTCTATTATAAATTAAGAACTGGCCCCATGACTCACCGCGAATTACTTCAAATCATGGGTAGCGATATATTCCGTGAAAGAGTATATCAGAATTTGTGGGCGGAGTATCCCTTTAAACAGACGTGGAAGATAATTGAACCTATTTCTGGTATTAATTGTCCGGCAGACGTGGTACTGATCGCCGATCTAAGATTTTCTAATGAAATCGAAGAAGCTTTAAAGAATGGCGGACTAGTTGTCCGCATAAAACGTAACACCCGACATGTAGATAACCATCTCTCAGAGACGGCACTAGATAGCTATGAATGGAATAAACCAAGACATATCGTTATTGATAATAATGGTACATTAGAGGATCTTAAAAGAGAGGCCGCTAGGATAGCAGCCGATATAGGAGAATTGCTGCGTGGAAAATAATGTAAGCTTAACTGGCGATCAGTCTCGCCTACTCATTCAGTTAATGACTAACGAGAACGTTGTATACAAGGGTAGCTCGCTACCCGATGTATATATAATCTTTGGGCAACTTATTGCCATAAGTAATGTACAGCCCCCCGCACAATCACCTCCTAGTTCCAATTGATTTTGGTGGGACTCCTAGAATTTTGAAATAATACCGGGAATACACAAAATGTTAGAGTGGAATACATTTATTGAGAACCGACAAGTTAGAATGAATAATCAAAATTTTGATATACATAAAATAGACCCCGGTATACGTCATGCAGTTATATGCCTAAGAAAAAATGGAATTGATACAATAGGTTCTTGTGAGAGTGGAGAAGGCCATGCATTTAAATTTCCATCAGTCCTATTAAGGCATCACGCCAATATAAACAAAATTACCACCACTTTAGAATCAAATGGTTATACGTGTTTTTCTATATCTCACACATGGCAATATTATAATCTAGGAATTATAAAACCAGATCACACTTTAATAGAGATATATGATTTCACTTGACTAATTAAGTTCTGGTGATATACTTCTTGCAAGGCGATTTTAAAAGGATACCCCCACATGCTAACTGTTGATCAAGCAATAAAACAAATACTATTGGCAATTAGTGATGGAAACATTGTGTCACTACGCGGAGTTCCAGTACAAGAACATTTTCAAGATACTGTCTCTACAGAGTTTATCAAATATTATAACGGTTTTGGTGGATATTCTAGAATAGGACAGATTGTAGAAGATGCTATTAAACTTTGTAGTAATCGAATTGTTATAATAAAGGAATAAAAATGAAGGCATTAATCCTAGATTTTGAAAGTGGGGGATTAGACTATAAGAAGCATTCTCCACTGTCAATAGCATTCTGTGTAGTTGATCTAGACAAGGGAGAGATTCTTAATCAGTTCTCCACTCTTATTAAACTCCCTAGCTATAATGTTGAGCAAGAAGCTTTGGCCGTAAACGGCCTATCTGTGGCAGAGTGTCAGGCCACAGGAATGACTCCAGAAGAGATTGCGGAAAAATTAATGGATGCGTGGGTAACTCACCAATGTTCATTAATTGGTGGTCATAACCTACACTTTGATCTTAGATTCTTAGCCCACTGGATTTTTGGTGTTGAACCTCAGAATATTGATAGGATTCTGACGTACCGTTACTTAGATACATATCCTTGTATCCAACTAATGATGGGTGGAGCTAAAGCACCTCCTGGCACATCTCTTAAACAATGTGTAAAATTCTTTGATATTGACATGAAGGAAGTTAAAGGCGGTTATCACCAAGCTTTATTCGATGTTGTTGCTACTGCAAAACTTCTTATTAAATTTCGTCAGTTATTAGGAGCAACCGCATGAAAAAGTTGTTGCTATCGTTTCTAATCTCAACAGGATGTGCTCCAGACAAACCATTAACTGATGATGATAGACTTGATAAAGCCTGTGAAGAACTAAGTCTTACATTACATTATTATCCAGAACACGATTATAATTCTGCTAATGTTGTAGAGATGATGCGTGCATATGTTGATGGTATAGAACGTCTGAGAAAGATATATGGTAAACAATGAATTATCGCTTCGATAAAAGAAGTAAAGATAAGTTCAAACAAGACATTAAAGAAGCTTCAAAAACCGAAGAGACTATTCTAAAACTTTGGATAGACCTTCTTCAAAAGGACGGGCTTACTAGACCGTCCTACAGTAATTTAGCCGCTGGAAGAGATGGTAAGTTTCTTAAGGATGCCGACGTAGATTCTACAGCCGACTTCGAAGTAGAAAATTTTGGAAAAATAGAAGTAAAATTTTGTAACCCGTTCCTAAAAACTAGATTTCACTTAAAAGTTGGACAACTAAAATCCTATATTAAACAGAAGGCAACAATTTTAATAGTAAATGGATGGGAAACCGACATGCCAGAGTTTACTCTCATTAAAAATGTCATGATGTTAAAAATAATTGATATGTGTGAAATAGTGAGTTGGGGTGGTATGGGTGGCAAAAAATGTTATCGCGTACCAACGCAAATGTTCGTATGGAGAAAATTGATTGGCTAAAAGTGATATTAAGAAACGTATCTTAAAAAAGGCAAAGAAAAATAAACAAACTAAATGTTGGGAATGGCAAGATAGAATTAAAAATGGTTATGCTATTATAACTATCCCAGTTCATAGATTAGCAATAGAACTATTTACTGACAGAATTATAAAGGATGGAAAAGTAATAGATCATTTGTGTAGAAATACTAAATGTATCAATCCTAAACATCTTGAACCTGTTTCAAATAAAGAGAATATATTACGTGGAATAGCACCTCCGGCCATTAATGCAAAGAAAACTCACTGTATATATGGTCATCCATTTAGTGGAGACAATCTCAAATTAAAATCAAACGGTAATAGAATTTGTAAAGAGTGTCAAAAAATTAAATGTCTTCAATGGTATCATAAAAACAAAGATTTTGTCGGACAAGATAATAAAAAGAAAACACATTGTCCAAAAGGACACGAATATTCAATAGACAATACAAAAATTTATAATAATAAAAGATATTGTTTAATGTGTAATAGAAACAAACATAGAAAGAGTAAGCATGAATAAGTTTGCAATCATCCTGCCAACGATTGGTCGGGAATCTTTAAAAGAGTCGATCGACTCCGTATTAGTACAGACCTATCCAGAATTCACTTTAATAATCAGTTATGACCGCCATAACGTCTTCGAAAGCATTGCTCCACAATATATAGACAAACGTATCGTTCATATTTCGCCGGGCAATTTAGTTTGCTCAGAGGATAGTGGAGCGTCGGCCCGTAATTATGCAATACAGTTTGTACCACCAGACTGTGATTGGATTTGCTATATCGACGATGATGATACTTGGCATAAAGATAGATTAGAGAGATTCAATCATTTTATCCTCTTAAATGAGGAAAACCCAAAATTTGAGCTATTCTATTCATTCGGCGATCTTTGGAAGTTTAAACACCGCAGCCCTAGAAGTTCCAGAAAGGAATCAAAAAGAATTGGTATCGTAGATAATGTCACCTGTGGCGGTATGAGTCACACGCTTAATGTCTTTAAAAAGACCGCTGGCTGGAACGGCAAGAATGTGGAGGATCACGACCTAGAATTATATCATCAGATGTCGCAACACTGTGATGATGATGTGCTGGAAGCGTCTACATTTAATTTCTATTGGAGATAAGAGTGTCCCTCAGAATCATTAATCTCTTTGCCGAAAATATTAAAAGGCTGAAAGCCGTTGACATTTCCCCCAAAGGAAGCACGGTTATTATTTCGGGCAAAAACGAACAAGGAAAAAGCTCCGTCCTAGATTCTTTCTGGCTTGCCTTAAAGTGGTCTGTCGCCAGCAAGATCAATCCCATGCCCATTAGGGACGGTACAGATCACGCCATGATTATTGTTGACATGGGCGACTATCGCGTTACTCGACAATTCCGCCTTAACGGCGAAGAAGAAGTAACGACCCGTCTTACGGTTGAGCGAGCTAATGGTGACACGGTAAAGAGCCCCCAGGCATTGATTGACAGCTTTATTGGTTCCCTATCATTCGATCCTTTAGAGTTTATGCGTAAGACTCCAAAAGAACAAAGAGAAATGCTCGCGGAGATTAGTAAGTTAAATCTAGTAGAACTAGACGCGAAACATCAAGCTTTATATACCGAACGTACCGACTTACATCGTGAAGCAAAAGCCCTCACGGCTAACATTAGTAATATTGCCCCACCAACTGATGCTTCGTTAGGTGAGGTAGATACTGCCGCACTATTAGATGAACTAAATAATCTTAAGAGGGATCTGGCCGAATCAGATCGGAAGACGATTGATAGAACTGATTTATCAAATCGAATCAATACATTAAAAACGGAATTAGATAGACTACAGGCATTATATGACACTACTTCTCCAGTAGATAGCTCCCCACTAAGATCAAGGATAGCAGAAATAGAAGATAAAATCCGTCGGGCAGGAGAAATTAATGCTAGAGTTCGTGAGATAAAGACGTATAACGATATTACAACAAAGATCAATACAATACAGAATCGCGTAAGTGAAATAGAGTCTGGTTTAAATGCTATTCAAATGGAACGTCAGACCGCTATCGAAAAGTCTGAACTTCCTATTGATGGGTTAAGAATCGGTGATGAGGGCGTGACCTTTAAAGATCAACCATTATCACAATTATCAACGTCTCAACAGATTAAAATCTCTATGGTATTGGCAATGGCCGCCAATCCAGAACTACGAGTTATTCGAATCAAAGATGGCTCTCTGCTAGATAAGGAAAACCTCGTATTAATTGATGAAATCGCTAAAGATGGAGACTTTCAAGTATGGATAGAATGCGTCGATGATTCGGGGAAAATGGGTTTTTATATTGAAGACGGGACGGTGGCAGCCGTGAATGAGTGTATTATTTAATATGTCCCGTCACTCCCAACCCTGGAGGAACTGCTATGCTAAAGAATATTAATTGGGTTGTAATCAAGGGGGAATTCGAAAAGGCTAGAGGAGAACAGCATATCTCGGATGATATGCCGATCTCTTTAAATATTACCCCCAAATATGGAGATCAAGTAACACGCAAAATTCGTTTCGGTCAATTTTTAGAGGCAATGTGGCGTCTATACGATAGCCATACGGAGATACAAAAAGTAAACGCTCTTAGTAAAGACGGTGCATCATTCTTCGAATACGATACTCCCTCAGATGTATTAGAGAGTAGGCCAGTAAACGGAAATGGAGCTATCGTTCTAGAGTTCAAGAATTTAACAACCACGCAACGAGAAGTCTACATTAACATTTTATTAACACAAATTCTGGAAGATCATACATGCATACAGAACAATTCGATACCACCAAGTGGGAACCCTTCATAAACAAAATGGCTAATGGCTTTTCCCATATTGCTAAATTACATAAAGCTACGTGCAGCAATAGCGATCTCAAACAGGAAGCATGGCTGGCGTTGCTCAAGGCCAATAAAGGATTCGACCCTTCTAAGGGTGTTAAGTTCATAACATACGCATATACATACGTGTATCACGAATTATTAAAATACGTCAAACGTCAGACAAAACTTCGTGGCAAGGTCAATACTGTTGTTAATGAAGATATTTGTGATGGTCGCATCGACGCCAACCCACCTAATATTTCTGGTATTGGTATGGTCGAATGTCGCGACTTTATTGAGTATGTTACTTCAGAATTGACCGATCATGAGCGAACACTTATTGAAGAACGTTTCTTCAAAGAAGCAAGAGTGAAGGATATCGCCAATATAACTCGGGTTTCATCTGCAACCATTAGTCAGCATCTAGACAAGACGATCGAAAAGATGCGTAGAACAATGCGAAGAGAGGGCAAATGAAGTCGTTCACGATTAAAGAATGTCGCAGTTGTAATGTTAAATTCTTACACGAAGACAAGTCGATCACTTTAAATCCTGACGAAGAACTTGATATTGTGATTTTGACAACGGCAAAATGTAGTCAGTGCAAGATGAAACAGATAAGAACTATTTCCGGTCCAAAGATTCCATTTACGGGAAAGTAAATATGCAAGAGTATGTCCCAATTCGGGCATTACAAGTCGGTCAAACTTATAGCCAGATATTCTTAATATCCGCCGTTGCGAACAAAACTTCTAAGAAAAGCGAAGGTAAAAAGTTCGTATTGATAACGGTAAAGGATGTCACAGGATCGCTCCGTGGCTGTGTTTGGGATTTGCAAATTGATGAATCCGAACAGGATTTTGTGCCCGGAAAATTCGTTAGTATGACTATTGTTGTTGAATCGTATAATAATGAGAGAACATTTGTAGCTAAGAATATAGCGGCATTCAAAGATCAGATTGAAAATTTAACCGATTATGTGCCCGGCCCAAACGATCATGTGCTCGGCGTTCTTAAAGAGGATGTAGAGAAAGTCATAGCAGATATTGATGACCCTCATTATAGGGATATTATCAATAATACTTGTCAGCACGTAAGATTAATAGACATGATGTCTAGTAATGCTTACGGTGACAGTGGCCCGCTAGCCCATCGTGGCGGCCTACTGACGCATACGGCCCTAACGCTCAAAGTTGCCCTAGGAATGGTTGAGACGGGTTGGGAGCCGTCTGTGGACATCCGAATAGACCGATCGCTTGTAATCGCGGCCTGTCTCTTAAGGAATATAGGCTTTATATCGGGTTTTCAGACTAACGGGACTAATTTTATTCCACAGGATTCCGCTCATTTGCTAGGGATTAGATATTTAAGTGCTATGTGGGCCAATCATATTTTAATTAGCACAGAATCAGATTTAAAGTTAATTATCCCCGAAGCTAAGAAGCTGGCCCTCCAAAACGCCTGTCTAGCAGATAATCTAGAACAGTGTATGACTATTGAAGCACGTATAGTGTTTTTAGCCAATAAATTTACTGACGAGATATATAATGGGCGTAGCCTTTACGACAAGCATAGATCAACATGAATAAACTGGACGCAATGCGATACGCTGGCAAGGTAAATAGAGACGCCATAGAATACGGATTCGAAGTCGCCGTCCCCGGAATGACTAAACGAGAACTGTCAACTCGTCTCGGGGATTTTATTCGCAGTCATGGCTGCGAACCAGCATTTCTTCACTATCTTGGTTTCCCAGGTGAAGCATGTATCTGTCTTACTGAGGAGATAGTCCACGGCATCCCAAATGATCGTAAGATAGAAGATGGTGATATTCTTACTATTGATATTGGCACTAAATATTATAGTTGGAATGTTGATGCGGCAATGACCGATATTATCGGTCATGCCTCTAAAGAAAGGTTAAAATTCGTACGGGATTGTGAGGACATATTCAAAATCATGATCCAACATATTCATCCTGATTTTTCTCTTTATCAATTAGCCGAGTTAGGCGATAGATTAACCGCTGGTCGTGACATTTATATTTTAAACGATTTTTGTGGACATGGAATTGGCACAACGGTTCATATGGAGCCCACTATATTTCATTCGTTAAAAGGGCTGGATGACGGCACAATTAGACAATTGCAAACTCAACGTCTAGCCGTTGGAACTACAATTTGTGTTGAACCGATTTTCTTAGATCAACCCTCGGTGGGTCACGAACTTTCTCCAGACGGCTGGACTTGGGCAAGTAAATATGATTTTATCAGTGCTCATTTTGAGCACACATTATTAATTACTGAAAATGGAACAGAGGTAATCTCATGATGGATAGCCAACCAGTAGCGACCGAAACACAACTCGTACCCGCAGCAGTACCACCTCTTATTATCACGCACTTCGATATGCGATTCCCAGTTCTAGAACAAAAGTCATTGCCGTGCGATATACCTTTGGCCCCAGAGGATTTATCTATTGTTCAAAAAATGAAGGAAGAGTTAGTGAAGTTGGGTGATGATGCCGTGGGATTGGCTGGTGTTCAGATTGGTATTGCACGCAGCCTCTTTATTATGAAGAGAACCGACGGTAGCGTAATCGAATGCATTAATCCAACCATCGTGTCCGCTAGCCGAGCGGTCACACGCAAGGCTGAAGGCTGCCTATCGCTCCCGAACATGGTTGCTATGATCGCCCGCCCAAAAGCCGTCGTTCTGTCATACTTTGATATTTTTGGAATGCAGCATACGACTGAGTTTCGTGGGCTCGAAGCCAAAATTGTCGCACATGAAATGGATCATTTAAGCGGACGTATGATTAATGATCATATGGAACGTCAAATGGAAAAGAACGAGCGACTCAATGACGAACGTGATTACCGTATCAATAAAGCAAAGGAAAAACGTCGCAAGATGGCTAAGATCCATAAGCGAATGAATCGGAGAAAATAATGCGTACTGCAAAAGATATTATGGAAGCCTCCTTTAAGGAGGCGTTAGGGATTGTTCATACAAATATTCCTAGTGTCACAGATAATGGTAGTGTAATTATCGCCGCTAGTAATCTAGCAATTGCTATTTTTAGTTATGAAGCTGAAATGGAAGCCATGCGAGATTCGCATCAAGAGGCCCAAGAAGATGATGAAAATAGTGGACTAGATTTTGAGGATAATAAAAATGGCTAAGAGACTTGTTGAAGAATGTGATCTATGTAAAAAAGAGGCCGATTTAGATAATCAGTTAACTATTAAACCTAGCAAGGGTAAAAAGACTGGCCGTAGTTATGATATATGCTCTGTATGCAAAGAACTATTAGAAAAAGTCTTCATATCGCGTGACGGGCTAGCCCAATTAAATGGAGCCGCTCCAGTTGCTAAACGTGGCACTCCTGAAAATCGGACGGAGGCTACGGCAGACGCCGATACACTGGAACTTCCAGACGGTTCTGTAAGAAAAATCCCCAGTAGAACATATAAGGAACCAGACGTAGAAACTACCCCCGGTGTCTTTAATGATGCCCTCCCAAAAGGGACTGACAAGAATGGTAAGCCATGTCTTCATATGAATAGAACCCCAGCGAGAATAGAGTCTGGTTCTAGTAAGGTAACTCAAATCTGTCGAGACTGTAACGAGCCGCTTCCATATAAATCGGCGAGAACTAAAGCCGAATCTCTTAATATTAAAGCAGAATGATTAATTGTTACTTTAATGCAGACTCCTACTATATAGTAGGACAGGGTATAGAAATATATTCCACTCTTATTAATCCCGAAATTGATCCAATTAGGCGGGCATATTGGGCCTTTATCTTGCTATTACCAGAGCTAGAAGCTCAAAGGGATAACATCACATTCTTCAATGATAGTAGACTAATTGATGATATGAGTGGAATAGTTACTGTATTAGATGATTGGACACGAGAAGCGAAACGTATTAGCAATCAAATGTTGTCTAGTCTTTACGGGATTGCCCTTTTTAAGAAGAAAGAAGCGGGACAATTAGATAAGGTGCTTTTGGGTGGTCGCACAAGGATGTTAGATCCTACCGCCAAACAATCTTTAGTTAATTCGATGGAACAGTCTTTTAATAAAAAGCATAATAAAAGAGTGCAGAAATTACGAGACTCATTTTTTGGAGGAAAGAATGGTTACTGATATTCACGCTGAATTAATGAATCTGTTAAGGGTACGGCTTGAACCATTTAAGGTTCCGAATGAAACGGTGCGTCAATTACGTGACGATATTATTGATGTAGTGACGCCGAAGCCAACTCGTAAAAACGGAGCGGCTGTAATGACAGAAGAAGCGTCGGTCGCTGGCGACCGAATGCGTCAGGGCGATACATCAAATCCTCAAGCTGCCCGGCCTAAGATTGTTTAATGTCGGGCAATTTCTGAATAACAATGTCTTTAATTGTTTTCATATCTTGGGCCAATAGGTTCTGATTCTCAGATATCTTCTGAGCAGATTCAGTAACCTTTTCAGCCATCTTCGTCTGTTGCTCTTGACCCTCTTTTATGATTATGAGGGCGGCACTGATCTTATCAAGATCCTCTTCTCTTTGTTTGGCGTGATCACTAGCCATTTTATTACTAAAAGTAATTTGCTTTTGAACAATCCCAAACAGTGTGAGTAGAACAATCCCGATTACTCCATACTCTTCAAGAGTGAAGCTTGTTAGCAGAGAAAGCATGTTGTTCATCCTTAAGCGAGAACGGGAAAGGTACGCTTCGGTCCTATGTATTGAACGATCGCATAACTACCAGATGCACTAGCAAAAACAGTTTGACCTGCCGCACCGCCGGTACTAGCCGCAGCAGCTTCAAATCCTAAGAATTGTCCAGCGTCAGCATTCACTATAAATGAGGCCGAAACGGTAAACCATGATAGAGTCGTAACATTAGTAACCGTACCATAAGCAATACTTCCGGGGATTGCTAATTTAGCAGAACCGTTCAATGCTCCTCCGGCATTATTTTGCTCACCCTCTGAACCTGCATTTCTCAATACTGCTCTAATTGCAACAGTTCTAGAAGTAGTGGAAAGCGTCTTTTGTAGTGTAATATGATAGTTCACCATATACATGCCGGTATTCATAAAACTAATACCAGATCCAGTCGTATTGGGCGTAAACATTTTATCTTCGACCGCTAGGCCAGACATGCCTATTCTTGCCCAGTTATCAAATAGATATGGTAGTTGTGTATCTGCTTTCAGAGTAACAAAACAAAGACCAGAGCCAGTAGAAATATTAATAATACCAGATCCAGTATTAAGAGTCAACGTACCCGGCCCTAATGCTCTTGCATCAGCCTCGGCATCATCTGCCGGAGTGCTAAATGAATTTGACTGCATCACTTGTGCGTGATGACACATAGCAAGATCGCCAGTGACATTAAAGTTTGCACCACCAACGATTGGAACTTTTAATGCACCAGAAATATTAATCGGTGCCCTTTGTCCTTGAATAAAAATTAATTTACGATCATTCGTGGTAACGGTCATTTGATCATTACCGCGAGGATTTGCCTTCGACTGGATTATTAGATCAGGATTAGCAAAATAAACATCTTGCAAACTATAGATACCAGAAACGGCGACAGGGAAAAATCCATCTCGTCCAGATCCGGCATTTGGATTTAGATTAGCCATTTTAACTTGCCAACCTTCAAATGCTCCACCTTGATATTTAAGGGCCCCACTTCCGCCCAATACACGAGCCTCAAAGCCTAAATAACCGCTAAGAGCAATTAGGCCACTAGACTGGATAATAGTATCGCCCCGGGATATGCCGCTCCAAATTCCGGCGTGTTGTCTATAACCCGCTTGGTCCACGAAACTATCAAGATAGCCATTTAATCTGCTCATATCCTATCACCTAATTAGAAGGCTGCGAAAATAACTACTAATCCTGCCTGTGCTTGATTCCATCTTATTGTACAATTATTGGAATCGGTAATTTCAATATCGTCTGGTTCAATATGTAGTCTAGCAGCAGTCGCATCAAATGTCTGAACTATTACATTAAGACTATTTAGATTATGAGTGACAACCCAAGGATTTGAAGAACCTACGGTAGCAGCAAAACTACGTGGAATTGTATTGCCTGCGGCAATTGTAAGTGTTTGTCCGATAATATCGGCAACGATTCCAGAAGCTCCAACTACGTTAACGACCCCCTGCACTTCAGTACCATTAAAGTCAGTAAGAGCATTTACTACACGACCATTAAAACCTTGGGCGGGGAACCGCCAAAAACCTGAAAGACCTTGGTTGTCTACAGAAAACACAAGCGGACTTGCTCCGCCAGTGTCTTGGATAGTCATAAATCCACTAGCGACCGTTGCAAGATCGACCGCACCAGTGAGATCGACGCCACCAATAACTCCGATAGATGTTACTGCCCCAGCAGAGATATTATTAAATGTCTTGCCACCGTCTACTGATACTTGGAAGGCGTTGGCCGCACGGCTATAACGCAGAACACCGCTTTCGCCAGCTAGAGTATCATGGAATACTCCTGAGTTCATATGTATATGAGCAAACGGAGCAATCGAAGCGATATCATATGCTCCGACAGCATTACCATTAACGCCTAGATTTGCAATACCACTTGCACTAGGAATAAGATCGCCATTGATTTTAGTCATTCAATTTCCCCATAAATTAGCCCATAATAACAATTCTGCCGGACTGTGCCTGATTAAATAATAAACTAACCGCGTCCAGGGTATCTATGATAACATCGTCTGCTATCATCTGTTTTGGAGGGCCACTATCATCATATATTTGAACCAACACATCCCTAGTATTAAGACCATGCACAAATAATCCACTAGTTATTCCTAAGAAAGAGGCGGCAAACTTAGTAACACCACTAGGAGTTGGAGCATTATCCCCACAGGAAAGTACGGTTAAACGTCCAGACTGTATGTCATTAAATCTAATTCTAACGTTATCAATATCTATTGCAGTGATTAAGTCTGCGGATATAAATTCGTCATTTGTGTCTTGAATCTGTACAATGATTGCTTTTGTGCCAAGAGAATGCGTAAACGTCTGTTCTAGAACACCAGTAAATGTAGTTGTATAACAGGCATTGCCGCTCATGCTGCCGCCGCCAGCCCCAATTAAGCCAGATAGCGAGGCTCCATCCAAGAGAATAAAGTTACTGCGTGGCTGAGTAACAGTTATACCATTTATACCACTGATTTGAATTTCTGGACCTTGTTGGTCATTAATCTTTGTAATGCCGCTGCCAGTAAATGTCTGAATCAAACCAGATAGTGCGGATACATCAACTGTGATCTTGTCCGGTCCAGTTAAGACTGTGGCACCATTAACACCGTCAATCGTTATGTATGGTCCGTCTTCTCCATTGATCAGGAATACACCACTCGTTGGGACGAGAGAGAATCCGTCAACAAGTAAAATTCCTCCAGTTGGATAGACGTTGATACCATTGACACCAGAAACTATAACTGATGGACCAACTAATCCATTAACATCAAAAATCCCCGAAAGAGGGATATAGTCTAATAGGATGAAGTTTGATCTTGGTTGAGAAACGTCGATACCGTTAATGCCGCTGACCTGAATGGTGGGGCCTGTTTGAGAATTGATCTCTCGAAGACCACTGCCCGGATTAGCCGTGATAAGTCCCGATAGGGCGGCAGCATTGAATACAATTTGATTACCTGCGGCAGTTATAGTAATACCGTTAACGCCAATCTCTACGATGGCTGGTCCGGTTTGACCATTAATAGAAATAATGCCACTACCGCCGGAGCCACTGCTACCGCCAGTTCCACCACCTATTGATACTAATCCACCTAGACCAATACTCATGTTTATGCCAATTCTATAACGCGAGCATCAGATGTACTATCAGATACACCATATACAACTACATGATCATTTCCGGTTATATCTAATCCTATCTTTTCATTTACTGCAAGTGGGTATCCGGTCAATGCCGTAACATTGATATCGCCAATATATATAATACCTGGACCATTATTATGAATTGCTAATGCCCGACGATTTTCCAATGGAGAAGTGGGCAATGGAATAGCTGACGCTCCAACGGCGATTGCCTGTGAGCGAATACCCAAGAAGACAGAAAAATCTTCGGGGTTGAGAATAATCGCACCCGTTCCCATACGGCCATATAATTTACCGTGGTGGGCGGTTTGTGGGTATCGTCCGTCAGGAAAAGCTCCTGACATAGACGGAGTAAATGGCCCTATATTTGGTATAGTGCCTGAGCCTATTACGGCAACGTATTCCTTTGCCATAGTCGCCCTCCTTTATTTGGAACGCGACTTAGTAAACTAGAATGCGTACGTCCGTACCGGCACTCGCAACAGCCCAAACATCACAACCGTTCATGATTGGAAGCTTGACCTTCTGAGGTGGGACCGTTCCGGCCGTTGGGGCGATTAATTTAAAGCCAGATTCGCCAGCAAGACCAGTAGTAACGTTTGACGTTCCGCCGATATAGAGGTCGCCAGGACCAAGATTGATGATTTCTGCCATTCGCCCACGCTTTAATAGGGCATCGTGGCTAGCTTGACTGAGAATATTGACTGGCGTTGTACCAACTGTAATGCCAGACGAATGAATAGCTGGCACCGAAACTAAATCTTCGGGATTTGATATTACGACCTGTGTGCCATTTCTGACACCTCGGCCATCAGAAGCACCAGCACTTAAAGTACCAGCGAAAGTACCACCTAATGTGGTATGGAGTATTGCCGCTGTATATGGCAGCGTACCAGACCCCATTAATGACGCGACTTCTCTCATGATTCTCTCCTCTAATTCACAGGGTGCGACCGGAGAAGAATCAGATTTAATTCACCAGACGCTACCTTACTAGATACCGTCTGATCAATACACTAATGACCCACAGGACCAACACTAGTCCAAATTGGGCTTGACCATGCGGTTTGACCGTCATCTTGAAGGATTTTAACATAATAATTATGATACTGGTTGTCGAGTATTGGGGCATTATCCGTCCAATTCTGATTAATAATAGTTTGCCCAGGATCATAACTAAAATAACCAACTAAAGTAGTGCCATCACGAATAATCCATACGTCAGTTATCTTAGGTTGAGAACTTAGTGCTAATCCAGCAGAAGCGGATTCTATATGGAAAATTGGAGGAGTGTCGGCAGAATAAAAATCTCCCATGCCGATAAATGAGTCAAGCACAGTAAAATTCAGGTAAATGCGTGAGCCAGTTGTAGCGTAAGTATGCCGATTCTCTAAACCTTCCCAAATACGATCTCTCAGGTCTGGTGTAGTTAAAAACCCATGAACAAATCCTAATCCGGCCCGCGTATAAGGACCGGCACCATCGTCACCGGCACTCTGGCTTCTATAATAGCCATGCCGATCACTACCCCCAATAATCCCAAATTTATAACCCATTCTTAGGGCGTCTCTTACTGAGGCAGTTTCGGATACTGGTCTTTCATTAGCAATATCGTGGGCAATTGGATACTCAAATAGGCCAGTGCCAGTATGATTAACTTCCGATGAACCGTGCGTACTATAAATTTCTACCAACCTCTGTACGGAATCATCAAGATCAGAGCCCCATTCAAATGGAATGTTGGGAAAATTAGATTTGTCCCAAAGCGAATGGTGAATAATAGCGATTCTTGGAATTGATGGAGTGGGTGGATTATGGAGATTATTAAGGAAGTCGGTAATTGTCGGGGCAACTATCGGGGCAGGAAGTTCTGCCGAGGCAGTAGCAGATGCCGCCAACGAGGGGTCTGTAGTAAATGTCTTAAAAATAACATGACGATGTGCTCCTGGTAATCCATATTCGTATCCCGGAAATACCACAAAATTAGGATAAGAAAGTTGTGCGTCCTGGGCAATTTTATTTGCGTGACGCCAACCAGAGAAGAACAATTCGGAATGTTCTACGACGGTTCCAAAATCATCGCCGAGACTGGCGAGTTCTCGCCAACATAGCCAATCTGGAATAGCGGCGTGTCCACCCTCACAAGAATGTCTCTGTAAATCACCAACATAAATTCGATCAGAATGGCCGGGCGAAACTACCTTAATTTGGTTACTGAGTGATAAATTGGATGGAAGATTTAATAGTTGATTACTACCATCAGAATTAACGGCAATTGTATAGAAGCCAAGATAGTGAAAAACACCAGTAAATCTTTTTACCCCGTGATCAGAACGGAGGTAGGTGCGTTCGGTTTGTGTTCCTATAAGGGTGGCTTCTGGACAAGCCCATGCGATAGTGCCCGTAAAATCTTCAACAGGAGTCATTCCTGCATCGGGGTTTAAATCCCTCCCCTGCACTGCCTGTACAATGAACTCAAACGGCTTTTCAACCTCTACAACCAGCGGTGCGTTTACTACGAATGCAGTCGCATTCTTTCCTGTAAATAGAATAATGGGAAAATTCGTGGGAGAAGCTACCATAGTCACATTGGGATTACGCTTCTCAAAAACAACTAGTCTCGGTCTGCCGGGGTTCCACGGAATAAGTGCTCCTGGGCCGCCTTGGGAAGTGTCGCCAAAAGTAATAGTGACGGTGCTATTGCCGGGCAATACGGAATTAAATAATATTTTTAGAATACGTTCGGCAGGATGAGCGTTATGTTCAAGCGAAATAGTTGTATTGACGGGGGCGGAAACGGTAGTATAGTTGGCGGCGGTTGGCGTAGTAATTTGAAATTGATCTACTGGCGTTGCTCTAGCACCGTCGTTAGGAATTATGATATAGTCGAGATTATTGGTATAATGAGGATCATTAGTGATGCCATCATCTTTTAACTGATAACCAAAACCAACTTCTATAAAGCCGTTAGCCAAGAAACCGTTGGGGCCAGTATTATAAGTAATAGTGTAGGTCGTATAATCTACACTTGTCATGTCCCAATTAGGCCAAGTACCAGCAGAAGTCTTTTCTGGCGGAATATGAACAAGTTGTGGCTGAATATTGACGGATTGAGCTAAAATTGCGGCCATTAAAATTGATAACAACATATTAGACTTCCTTATTTATAAATAATTCCCACGTTCGAGGAAACTTCTCTTCTATGATCTTTGCCACTTCATTTGCGTACTGACGAATCTCGTATTGTGCCGCTTCTGGCATTCGAAGTGTAAGAAATTTCAACCAATTAAGTAGGTTTGCTGATGCCACCATTCTGGAATACCTGGAAATGGGAGTATTAATCCTTGAAATTTCTTTAGCAATACCATGATCAAGAGCCCATTGATAGGTGGCATAAATTTGTTCTTGTTCTGCTTTAACACGACTAAGGAATTCTGCTACAATCTCTGGGGGTAATTCCTGATTACCAGTTCCCTGTTTATTGGCCTTAGACTGAGCCTTTACTCTAGAAGGTTCCGGCAAATAGTGAATATCTGGAATCTGAGTGTAACGTCCAGACATTTCATTGTAACTTTGTGTTCTATGGCGATGCCACTCACGAAATACCATTATGGGTGCCTGCACCTCAACAGTTAAACCACACTGTTCGAATGGGCTTGTGTGCTTATTTTTCCATAGATACTTAAGAAGCTTTTCGTCCCCGGGTTTTTCTAGCGTTCCCCATCCTAAGAAGCCTTTACCGCTGGACATACGAGCAGCCTCAATAATTCGCTCATCGCTACCCCAAATATCTTTAAGGGTAACATAGCCATTATCTAATACTTTAGTCATTACATACTCCTGTTTTAGTATCATACTTTGTATTATGACAAAATTCCCAATTTGGATAAAATCCCCATTCTCGTAACTTAGGACTACGCTTAACTATAGTCCACGCAGACCTATCATTTTTTAATAATAATCTATGACGCCACGCCGCTTTTCTATGTAAAATAGAAAACGGACCAAACCATCTAATCACTTCTTCATTATTATAGGGCTTCCATTCTGGCTTTAATCCAATATATGCTTTTCTAGGATTGATAGCATCATACAAACGGTGCAAATCTTCTTGTTGATTATCGGCAATCTCATAATAGCCACCCCACAGAATAAAACTTGTAAAATTAAATGGATGACAATGTTCTGATCTGTCATGGTCGGATCTAACGATATGATGTAAATAATATTTATCACCCTTCTTTGGTTTCCAAAGAAAGTAACGAATTAAATATGCCTCACCATCTTTTTCTTTAATAATTTCTCTGGTCAAATATAGATATATAATATACGTAAGCAAAGCACTCAATGTAATTTCAAATATCATCTTTGGCATACTCCATTGTCTTAATATTTGCTTCACGCAATAAATTATATGTTAACGCCCAACTATCTCCCCAACGCTGTATTAATTCATCAGACGGTGCAAACCAAACAATTCTTTTAATACCAGCCTGGATAAGAAAATTAGCACACATATTGCACGGAGGTATTGTTAAATATATCGTACAGTCTTCAAGATTCGTAGGCGAATTTAGAACGGCATTAATTTCTGCATGAATCATTCGATCCAATTTTGCTTTACGATCCTTTAGTAACGGGTCGGCATCTTTGATACCACGAGCAAATCCATTAAAACCTACGCCCTTTACACGCTTTAAATTATCTACGACAACAGCACCTACTTGCGTGCTTGGGTCTTTGCTCCAAGACGCAACAAGCAAGGCTAAGTCTAGAAATCGTTGATCCCATTGATTAATCGACATATAGACTAATTTTACTCTTAATGTTAAAGCGATTTGGTCTTGTGGCAACCCAATAATCAGTTCGTTTCTTTAACTCCTGTCTTGACAGCCATTCGATTTTTCCGTAAAATCGTGAGCTTAAAACGTCAAGACATACTGGACAGAAAATTAGTTCTACTTCTGTTGGAGTTCCATCCAATAAAACAACGATGACCGGCGAATCTTTTTTGCATACGTTGCAGAAAAGACATGGAAAGACTCGTCGCGGTACTGGCTTATTCAGCAGTAATTTTTGGGACATGTTTATTCAGCGGAATAATAATGGCAGAAATAGCTCGTTCTAGTAAGGCACGTACCTCTGTCAAGACCGTTTCATAATCAAAAGTATTGGCAATAACTATCTGAATAGTATATAGACCAAGTGCTTGGATTGCGTCTACACCATCAATACTTATACATTGATTCATAAAATTCTTTGCGTCGCCTAGATTAGTTTGCCCTAGCCGTTTTCCTAATGTAATTATTGCGAGTTGCTTATCAACTTTACCGTCTTTACCAACTTGTGGATGAACAATATTATAATCATCTCTAGCCTTGACCATATCCGTCTCCGTTAATTAGGTTTGAATTCGCAAACGCCATCCTTGCACGCCGATATAGATTCTGCCGAATATGAATGGTTTTTATCCATCAAATCCTTTAATTCCTCCTCGGAAGTAAACTTAATAGGCTTAAGCGGCTCTAATCCCCGACTATTCGTCCGATAGATCGTAAAACCCTTAACATGTTCGGCATAATCTAGAATCACTTGCCCAAGTTGATCGACTGGATAATCCTCTGGAATGTTAGTTGTTTTACTGATGGCGGAATCAATATACTTCTGAATTGTTGCCTGAACAATAATGTGCTGTTCTACACTCACATCATAGGCTGATACGAAATGTTTAAGCGACTTTTTATTGTGATAAAAGTTTTCAAAGAGACTATCAATGACAATCTCTTTTTTCCATACAGTTTTGTCTCTAAATGATCTTTCATAAATGGGGGCGAAAATAGGCTCTACGCCAGAAGACACTCCAAGAACCATTGAGTTAGTCCCGCACGGAGCAATAGTTAACATAACGGCATTACGAATACCATTTTTCTTGATGGCCGCCTGAATACGCGGCGGAAGCTGCTTAAAAAATTCTTCCTTACAATATTTAGAGGCGTCGAATGCGGGGAAACTCCCCTTTTCTTTAGCTAAGTCAATTGAGGCTATATAAGCCTCATTTCTAAATGTGGCAAATAATCTGTCTAAGAATTCTACACACTTCTTATCGCCATACTTGAAACCTAATTTAAGCAGGAGATAATGAAGTCCAGTAACTCCTAAGCCGATACGCCGACTCTTTTCGCCAACCATCTTACATTCTGGAATTGGATAATGATTAGCAGAAAGCACATCATCTAGAAAGCGAATGCCTATACGGATAGTATTGGCAAATTTCTTCCAATTAACGTCGTTCTTATTTTCATCAAACATATTTGATAAATTAACATGACCTAGACAACAATTCCCATATGCCGGGAGAGGAATTTCCCCGCATGGATTTGGAGAATCAAGCGTCTCGAAATAGCCAACATTAGTATATGAGTTAGCCATAGAAATATTATAGATGCCTGGGTCGCCACAAGTCCAAGAATTTTTAATCATTAATTCCCAAATGTCTTTGGCCATTAATTTAATGCACTTAACTTCTAGAAATTCATCATTCTGATGCTTACGGAAATGATATTTGGCTCGCCCAATCGCGTCCTCTGAAGAAAGGGCTGGCACCTTGATAGTATCGTCGCCTAATTCGGACTTACGCTTCATTTGATAAAGGTGGTATTGGCGATTATTAAACTTAAACTTCCACTCTTTATTCTCTTTAACGGCCTCAAGGAATTCATTAGTCACGCCAATAGAAATATTAAAATTATTTAGTTCATGAAGATCCAACTTAACGTGCAAGAATTCTAGAAGATCGGGATGATCAACATTAAGAATGCTGATGAGGGCGGTGCGTCTATTTTTTCCGGCCCTGACATGTTCTCCAATCTCATTAATCATTTTCATATTAGAGACAGAGCCGGGAGCACTCCACTTGATATTCTGGATGTCATCCCCTTTGGGGCGTATAGATGAGAAATTAAAGCCAATACCTCCTCCGCCGCAGGAAATAAGATACATGTCTTTAATAGTTTGCCCAATTGATTCTATCGTATCATCTGGATGCAATCTATAGCAGTTTAACATGTTATATTTGGGACGACCAGCACCAAACAAAATGCGGCCACCGGGCATGAAGTCTCCCGTACCAATAGCTTCAAAGAAAGCTTTCTGGTGCTGTATTCTACAATCATTATGTTCTACTTGAGAAATAGATTCAGAAACTCTTTTGGCACACTCTTCCCATGATGACTCATTTGACATTGCATATCTAGATAGAAAAATATCCTTCGGTAATCCGCTGAGAACAAGAGACTCATCCATTGTTTATCCTTCTTGGGTCAAATAATTTTTTAAGTTGTTCTGGAACTGGATTTTGTACGATCATATCTTTAATCATGGCAGATGATAGCATGATACCGTTCAGGTTGCTAGAACCAAATCCAATATTTACATATTCTTTGGGACGATTATAAATCTCCCCACAGACCGGCAGTCCATCTATGCCTGTACAGTTAATTGTACTCCATACATATTGAATTTCGGCTTTACTTAGTTCTGGATAAACTATCTTCAACAATTTTAAGAGATTTTGACAAGCTCTCACGTTAATTTCCCCATCATAAAATCTATCGTGAATGGCAGATGGAGCGTTTTGAACAAACACACGGTCATTCGTCGTTTTAATTCTCACGCCATTAAACATGATGCCAGCCCGTGGCAATTTAGCAAGAACTTTTTCTGATAAACGCTCTGTTACGACTATATGCTGTTTGTGAGCCAGTAAAAATTTACTTACACCGGGAACAACTTTACCTGTGTATACCCCCGTACAATACACTACATGTTTCGTAGTAATGACGCCACGATTTCGTACGTGAATATTTGTGCCCTCCCGCGTCTGTGTAATATCTTCAACGACACAATTAGTTAAAACTTTTCTGTCGTTCTTCTCACATAACGCAGCTAACGCATGAATTAATCTATAGTTAGATAAAACGGCATCATTAGGAACGAACAAAGATCCTTTGAAGAAGGACGAGTTAGTTAATTGGGCGGTATCATTGGAGTTCAACGTGAGCGGCCAAACAGAATTTGGTAATTTCTTTGAAACAATCTCTTGCAGTTTGAGTAATGCATTTAATTCTTTGTCGTCGGCCGCGACATAAATGCCTCCGGGCTTGTGATAATTACAAGCTAATTGCTCATCAGTAATTAATTGATGCAGCAAATCTTGATTTCGTTGCATCATAGACAGATATGAAATATATTTGTCTGGATTTTCTATTATTTTCTTAGATAGTTGATGATCAAATAAGTGTAAACTTCCAATATCTCTGCCCGAGGCGTGATATCCAAGAGCACCTTCTTCTAACAAATAGACTGTTAATTTGCTATCTACTGTGAGATAATAAAGAGTTAAAAGTCCAGCAAGACCGCCGCCGACAATAATAACATCGGCTTCTTTAGGTAGGTGCGTTGATAAATATGGGGTCGGAAATTCTTCAAATTGAAAGTTAGAATGCGTCGTCATTATAGAAGTTCCTCTATTGACTTATCGCCTAACGATCCACCATCATCTAATGCCTGTAGAACCTTTTTGGCATCACCCTTTTTAATAGTGTAATAAAGGGCGGTTAATTTTTTAATGCACGAAGCACAAATATCGTAAAAATGCTCCACAGTTTCCCCGGAAGGTAATTCCTTTTGAATTTTGCGGTCGGATATAACGTGCCCCTCTGGACGAATCATTCTCTTTTTAGAGCATTGCGGGCAAATAAGTTGTACATAGGTAATCATGTGATTGTCCTTGGGTCAATTATTTTAATTGGTTTATTAACTGATTTAGCATACTGGATGCAGTTATTAGTGCCGCCTAACGTGCCATTCCAAATTGCCAATATTTCCGTACAATTGTCAACCATCCATTTATTTCTGATCTGCATTTTCCAGGGCTCATACCCCGGGCCAGAGACATAAATAATATTCCAAGCTTTTGACAATATATATTTATATTTCTCTTGCGAGAGTCGCGGCCACTTTATTTCCATATTTTCAAATGGAATGGCAGCAGTGAATGGAATATCCAAATCAATACAGGCTTCGGCATACCATTGATCTACACCCAATGCCATTCCAGAGATAGCAACAGCCAATCCATTCTCTGGTAATGAGAGAAATGAATGTAGATATTTCTTGACCGCTATGGCGACCGGATTAGACTCGTCGTATCCGCCTAATTTATCCGGCCTGTGGCCCGTTACCGCTATCTTCTTGGGTAGAGCTAATATCATCGGCTGTCTCCGGCTTGACACGCTTTCGCGGCGGTGTCGCATAGTTTTTCATGAATGAGAATTCAATCAGAATAAGAATCTGATACAGTTCTGACGGAGTAATAAAACCGCTTACTCGCTTATCTTCACCTTTTTGGCGGGTAAAAATTTCCAGCTTCCAATTGCCATATTGCTTGGCCTGATCTGACTGTGGATATTCCAGCACCAAAGAGCCTAGTTTTGTGCTTTCGTCTTTACCGGTTTGATGTATAAACTTAATATTCTTTCTATGAATGCCGCGAATGCACGCACCAATTTCGCCTAGTTCATTCGAATTAAGCATGAAACGAATTTTATTATCCCAATCAAATGGCGAAGAAGTGCTGCCCGGGGCCGGTTTTGGCCCAATTTGGCGAGCCGCTTCCACGAACACTACAATATTTTCACGCCGATCAAATCCTAGATTGAACTGAATCGCCCATCCTTTTGACATATCATTGTTGGGACGATAAATTTGTACTCCTCGCATAATTAGCCGCCTTTCTTATCTATATTAATCTTTTTACCATTACCCATTTGCGGCTGGGTATCCAATGATGCCCGCTTTTCATTAAGATTTCGTAAAATACTAACTGCTTCGGCGACAGTTAATTCGTCTAGAGAGAATACTGATTTTGCTCTCGCCGAAGGCAAAACCTCGTTAAGCACATTGGCAATAGGAAGTTTTAATTGGTCAATAATCGCATTAATCGCCGCAACCTGTTGCGGCTCAATCTTTCCATTCACGTTTGTCTCCGGTTGTCCAGTAGATCCGCCTTCAGAACTGCCAACTTCTTCTGCTGCTAGCATGTCAGTAATATTAAGAGCTTTACGCAAGGCTCTAGCTTCTGCTCGGGATTCTGCAACTGACGTTGGATAGGCCGCGAACTTTGGATCAATATTTCTTTCATTTACGTCACCGGCACCAGCGAAGTGAGTACCATCATTAAATATAACATGGTAGACGCACTGCATAATTCCAGGACTTCCATTTCGCCCCTCGATATACGTCATGACGGGGAAACTCTTAACCAATCCGCATAGATTGGCACAACGTTGCAATCCGCGAAGACGGACACATCTACCAGCGTCGCCTTTTTCAACTAATTCTTCTGGACGAAATTCGGCCTTCCAGTCTGTACCCAAACGAGTCTTCACGGATATAAAATCGACTAATTTAGTGGGCGAATCTGCCGATATAATTCCGCCTCCATTGTCCTGTGGCTGAAAAGGAAATTCTGGTGTTGACATTTGATTACCTCGGAACCAGATCAAAATTGATCTTAAGTTTTAGCCTTGCCGCCTCATTCATTATGTCGGTCTTAGTGATTCCATATTGGTCGCATATAAAACGAATTCCTCGTGACATAACATCACGCCTAAACTTGTCTATCTCTACTCCGATTGGCAACTTCCAAGCCTTTGGATTAACTTCTTTTTTATTTGCATTTTGTTTATCAAACTTCTCTTGCCGCTTTTTATCTTGATTCTTAACCTTTGTTACACTCAACACCTTTTTCTTACGAGCAAGCTTCTCTTCCTGGCGTCTTAGATTAGCCTCATCTAATCGTTTCTGAGCAGCTTCCCGTTCTTGTACAAGGATGGCCTGTCGTTCAATAGCACGCAATGCCTCCTCTTTTTCTTCTAAAACAATAACATCATTTAAAAGAGTTTTTGCATCAGATGGAGATTGAATCCCTAGAGACGCTTTAATCCGAGTCACTTCGTTACGTGAAAGACCGAGATAAACTTCGAATTCTCCAGAATTACGGTCTTCTGCACAATACTTAATAAACTTTCTTAAGTCGGTTTTTGATAATGATGTAATCATAAATACTCCTTATTATCCCAATGTATCTTCGGCAGAACCACGCATGGCCGGATCTGGCGATGTATAATATAAATCATATGCACACATCCCGGTAACAAGAGAATTAAAATGCGTCTTTGCTTCCCACTGTAGATGCTTTTTAGCGAGTCGCGAATTCCCGATGAGGACATTAACATCCTTGGGGCGAAATAGTTTAGGGTCGCTCTGAATCACTTGGGCAGCATTTAGTCCATAGAATTCACAGGCCGCGTCAACGAATTCCTGAACGCTGTGGGTTTCGCCGGTGGCAATAACGAAATCCATTGGGCGGTCGATTTGGAGCATCTTCCACATCGCTTCCACATAGTCACCAGCGAATCCCCAATCACGCTTTGCGTTTAGATTACCGAGCGTTAAATGTGCCTGTAGGCCGTGTTTGATTCTAGCTAATCCCATTGTAATGCGACGAGTCACAAATTCTTCGCCACGCATTGGCGATTCATGATTGAATAATATTCCGCAACTAACGAACATATTGTAGGATCTGCGATAGACCTGAGAAATGTTATAGCCGAAGACTTTAGCTGCGGCATATGGAGATTCTGGAATCATGGGTGACGATTCATCTAGCTGGACGCCCCCTTCGGCAGAATTGCCGAACTGCTCAGAAGAACCGGCGAAATAAAATCTGCACTGTGGATAGACACGACGAATTGCCTCAAGACAATTTAATGTGCCGAGGCCAGTTACTTGTGCCGTCATAGTGGGATAATCCCAAGACCTCTGAACGTGGGATTGTGCGGCTAGATGATAGAATTCGTCGGGCTTAAAGTCACCTATGACCTGTTCAATACTGCCCTGATCAGTTACGTCCCCATCAACCAAAACAAAGTTTGGAGTCCCTCTAAAAGCCGCAAGGCGGCGATCCGTGGGTAGAGAGGTTCGGCGACGCACGCCTATAACTCGATAACCCTTATTGAGAAGTAGTTTAGTTAGATAAAATCCATCTTGCCCAGTGCAGCCAGTTATAACAGCTTTTAACATGAAGGATTCTCCAGTTTCTTTTTGGCTCTAAATTTTAGAGCCTTTTGTCTAGCACATTCTCTACAATATCTATCGCCACGAAAATCTATACCAGTATTAATTTCAGTAAATTCGTGATTACGAATACAATGTGTTTTCTTCCTATTAATTGCATTAACGGTATTGCCGCGTGCCAAGTTTTCAGAACATGTAACCTGTTCTAAGTGTTTTGGATTCACGCATCTTCTAACTCTACAGAGATGATCTATCTGCATACCGTCTTGGATTGGACCATTAAAATATTCGTATGACCATCTATGAGCCATGAATCGGCTATGCATATATGTCATTCGGCCATAACCATTATTTAGTATTTCGCCACACCACTGCCAACATTCTGTGAGATAATCGTTACTCTCGCCGAATATACCGGAATTCTTATTTATCAATAAATTAAATTTATCTATTATAGGTATTTTACTTGGCAAAAGACGACGTTTATGCATATCCATTCTCCTTCGCATATTCTATAGCTCTATTTAGCGATTCTTCTAGAGTGATTTTGGCTTCAAAACCAAATAGTGCTTTTGCCCTAGAAACGTCTAGACAACGACGCGGCTGCCCGTTAGGTTTTGTTTTATCCCAAATAATGTCGCCACGATAATTCATTAACTTGGCAATCATATAGACAAGTTCTTTAATTGTGACCTCTTTATTGTTTCCAATATTAACTGGTAAATTTCCATTATAATTTTTATATGCTAGATAGATTGAACGAGCACAATCGCTAGCATCGAGGAATTCACGACTAGCTGTTCCATCGCCCCAAACGGTAACGTAAGGAAGCTTATTATATATTGCATCACCAAACTTCTTAATGAGGGCGGGAACAACATGTGATCTATCCTCTTCAAAATGGTCAAATTCGCCAATAAGATTTGTGGGGATAAGCGTGATAATATTAATTTTAAATTGACGACGATACGCTTGCCCCATTTCCATAATTGCTTTTTTGGCAATACCATATGGTGCGTTTGTTTCCTCTGGATAACCATTCCAAATATCGTCCTCTTTAAATGGAGGGGTGGCAAATTTTGGGTATTGACAAACTGTGCCCAATAAAAGCACCTTGGGAATGGAGTTCTGTCGAGCGGATTCTAATATATTAGCACCCATCATCATGTTCTGATATATAAAATCGCCGGGCCGTTCCTTATTAATACCTATGCCGCCACATAGTGCCGCTAAGTGGATAATACCATCTAGTTTACCAATCCTACGTATAAATTGATAAGTACTTCCATATGATACTAAATTGACATCTTTGCTAGATGGTGTAAGCAATCTATCATAATCTGGATTATTAGCCATCCAATATCTAATTAGATTCTTACCAACGAATCCACCGGCACCAGTTACAAGGATTGTAGACATGTTATAACCTATTAACTATGGCCAGATTATAACCTAACCCAATATCTAAACTACAGCTAGGGATAACGGCATATATTTTGCCAAATAAACTTTTAATATGGTCTTTTGTAGATTGCGAAAAGCAATGAACGTCATGTAAGAATAATACAAATTTTTTCGACATAAACGGAAAGATGGCAGTTAAGTCATTCATCACTGATTCATCGTTATGCATTGCGTCTATAAATACAAAATCTAATTGACGAGACTGTTGAAGGTACGGTTTAAGTATTGTAGGTATGTCTGTAGGACTCCAGCCACAAACAATATCTACGGTATTTTCTAGTTCTAATTCTTTCATAAGAAACTTGGCGGATTTATATCCTATCGCATCTCGATATACGTCTTTATTGGATGCTACATATTCATAGCTCTGAAATTTTTCTTCTGTATACGCATCCATAGAAATTAAATGGCCGCCGGTTCTTCTAAAACCCAATCCAATGGCTGCTGTAGATATTCCAAAACCAGTACCTAATTCAAAGCCAGTTTTCAAGTTATTAATAATAATGTATTTCTTTAAGAACTCAAACTCATTTTCGCGAATGGATAGAGGACTGCCCGCCATATCCATCTGTAAACTTTGATTAGTGAACTTATATTTGATTGGTGCGTATGGCTGTAAACTAGCCACCATAATTTGTTGTAGATTATTCATTTAGAAAAGCTTCTAAATCTTCTGGAGTTCCTAATCCACACATCTTATCAACAAAGAATGGGGCAATCCATTGATAATCTTTAATGAGATAGTTAAAAGTAGGAGCTATATAAAATTCTCCATTAACCCGATCATTCGCCGCAATCATCGCATCGGCAGAATTCACAAAGTCGGCTGAACGAGTCCAATAATAAATGCCACAGGTAGCAATGTTAGAGATTGGATCTTTTTCGGCAACTCTAGTAATCCAATGATTTCTGACTTGAACAAAACTCCACTTAGGATGTGTTGCATGAAACGTAAAGATCATGCCCGCCATTGCGTGTGGTGGAACCAGTTGCGTGTCGCGTTGGGCAATCTTAGTAATAAGATTAAAATTGTCTATGCTATATTCAACAAATTGATCGGAATTAGCAATTAAAAGTGGCTCATCATCTAATAAAAGTTCACGAGCCAATAGAGCACTACACGCCGCACCTTCAGTTATTTTATCAGTCACGATACAGACGGCTCTATCGTTCGTCAGCCTGTTAAGTAAATTACTAATGCCATATTGATGTTCATGTTCTAATTGAACAATAAAGATGTATTCATCAGCTTTTGGTAGCGAATTTAATACAACTTCTATCATGGGTTTGCCATTAACATCTATTAATGGTTTTGGGAATGTATAGCCCTTATCTTTAAATCGCTGTCCGCGACCCGACATAGGAACGAGTAGTTTCATCTGATTAATCCATAACTTTGACCAATAAGCCTCACAGGTATATTATGCATCTTGAGATGATCTCTTAAAATGGTTTCTGGATGAAAATTAGTTCCGGCGTCAAATAAAGTCTGAATATTATCTAGGCAAGAAGCATAGACGTTCATATGGTTCCAATTATCACTAATAGCTAATTGATCGTTTAATCCGCCGTAACCGTCATTCTCTGGAATCAGAATGTTATTGGCACCACTAATATCTGGCGTTTGCCAAAACAACATATCCGTTCTGCATCGAATCATAATATCATATTTTATGCCAGTCTTTTCTGTCCATTCCGTCATACATTGATGAGCCCGATTAATAGAGTAAAACATGCTTAACACATGCAAGAATGCTTTTGCCTGCATCCTACTATTCATAGGATTACAAGCTTGACGAAAATGAGAATCATTAATATAGATTTGTGGCTCAACTATAAATCTTTTCGGATTAAGAAGGGGCATGTACTTGGAGGCATATTCTCCATCAAACGCTTTCCATTCTGGTATATATTCTGTGCCATATAAAACCTTAGTTATACGATCCTCAAACGGAAGAAATGATGTATTCCAGAAATGAAAAAATACATCGGCCTCAAGAGGGGCGATGATGAATTTCTTTAAAGAATCGAAACATTGATCAAGGCAACGTGGTTGGCCTGATAATACCAAAGCTGTTTTCAATTACTTGGCTCCTAATAGAATCTATATTAACATCGGCCGGTGAATGCACTCTCATTACGTAAGCACCAGTCTTAATGGCTGCCGAAACGCCCTTTTCAGAATCCTCTACAATTAATGTAGAAGACGGTTTAACACCCAAAAGAGCCATAGCCTTAAAATATCCTTCTGGACTCGGCTTAGGATAATCAACATCTTGATTACTGATTAAGACGTTCATATATCTAAGTTGGGCCGTCTTAATTAACATCAGTTCGGCAGTTTCACGAATTGAATTTGTGACACATGCTATTTTAATATTATGTTGTTTTGTCCACGAATGAAGCGTGGTTTTTGTATAATCTACAGTAAAAAAAGCGTTGATGGCCGATATGGTTATTTCTTGTTTAAGACGTTCTATAAAAGGAACGTGTGCCGCATAAATTCTATTTTGCTGTAGAAGAATGTCTAGCTTTCTCTTAGTTGGCAAACCATTAAATTCTTCTTCATGCTCTTTGTCTGTTAAAGTGATGCCGACAATTTGTTGGATGGCACTATTAAAGGCGTTCTTATGTATATTGACAGCATCTACTAAAACACCATCTAAATCATAAAGAATTGCTCTAATCATTTTTGTGCCCTAAAGAAAATCCAAGCGGAATGTTTATCGCCCGGACCAGTTGGCCTAATATCATGATAGAAATTTTTAAAACCAATCTTTGTTAGATCGCCAGACAATTGATCTGGAGAAGTTACCATAGTATCGGCGTGACCATTTGTACCTTCGGCATCAACGTAATCGTCGTAATAATCTGCTTTCTGACGCATATCTACTTTTGGCCCATATCCCATTTGTAGACTAATCCATCCGCCCAACTTTATGACTCTATGAAATTCCTGAAATAAGCTATAGCGAATAGAATGAACGCAAATATGCTGTAGAGTAATTGTACTAATCACAAGATCGTAATAATCGTTTTCGATATTGGCTAAGTCTCTACCATTACAAATAATTAGTCTTATATCATCTTTCCAAACATTATTATGGGTTAGCCATAACTTGGCTTTCTCTAAATTGTTTTGAGCAATATCAACTCCGTCCATACGTTTAAATTGTGGACCAAAATGAACGAGATTGCGTCCGGGGCCGCAACCGAAATCCAGGGCGATTAGGTTCGGCCTATCAAAACCAAATAACAAGAAGTCCTCATAATCTTTATGATTATTGTGGGCTTCGAAAGAGCCAACCACATGATCGCGTTCGGATAGTGACCATCTGGAAGCTTCTATTTCATATTGCCTACGCTGCATATCCGAATATTTTTCTTGATTCATATTGGTGAAAACCCCTCCCAGGGGGCTCTATCCTTTTGTTTGAGGAATTTAACTGTTGAAGAGGCATTAAATAAAAATGCCTCTTGTCCGTACTCTCGATATAAACGTCTGCACCACTCTACATCCTCTCCGTGACCCCAACAGCGGGATTCATTTAATGGAATGTTGAGTAATATACTCTTAGTAACACAGAAATATGCTCCTGAATAATACTGCCATCTGCCCATAGTATTATTAGTATAATTCAATAGATGTCCATTTATATTATATGGCGGCTTCTGATCATCAATGGGCGGATTCATCCATGCGTCATTATAAATAACACACCAGTCTCTAAAACGAGTATTGTCGGCATTGAGTATCTTATTGGTGGCCGTTAACCAGTCTGGACCGTGAGTAGAATAGGGCAGATTATTTACGCCTTGTCGCCAGCCCGGCATTAGAGAAACATAATCATGCATTATACATAAACATTCGTAATGCGAAGTCTCGGCAATAATATTTTTCTTTTTAGTAATCCACTTGTCCTTAATAGATTCATCAAATGGAATCCAAGTTATAGATGGGTATGGCTGCCGAGTTCCCCCCACCACAATTATCTCATCCTCTACCGCTGATTCTCTTACTATAGAACCAACGCATTGTTCTAAGCGGGCCGGATTAGAGCCGTCTGTTATAACACCAAATGTCCAAGGCCATGGAGTCATCCTAAGAAACTCATCATGCAAATAGATAACTGACCCATACTATTATGAAATCTATCTATCACTTTTTTATGCCGTGTTTCAAGAATGTAAAGATCGCCTATTTTCATATTGATAAAGTTGTAGTCGCCAGCTCCATAATTTTCTACGGCGATGGAATTTGTATAGAACATCGGAGTTAGTGGAGTATAAATAACATATTTAGCTGCCTGCACGCCAGAATAAAATGGAAGACTGTCTCGTTTGTGAATTCTGAATCCTGGCAATTCAAAGGGATATGTACCGGCAGAGTTAAAGAGTGCAGAAACATACTTAGTATATTTGTCGTGGAATTCGCCGAATCCCTTGTCGCGAATTAACGCATTAACGAAATTGGAACAGTCTTCGTCCGAGGGAACTAATGGAACACCATTCTGTGATGCGTAAATAAATTTGTCCATCCCGTTCACATCTGCATAATCGTAGAATGGGAACTTGGAAATAGGATATTGTAGAAGATGCACGCCCATTATTTGATGATCCTAACGATTGTGTCCGCGTGTGCGGCCCCGGGCGTTAGCACATATCTGACTTGTACTTGATGGCCTAATGAAGCCACGAATCGCACAAACTTATTCCAGCTATATGTGTTCCACCAATACGTGCAACCATTCTCGTCTGGCGATGATTGTTCTAGTTGGTCGGTTTCGCCAGTATTGGGCGTTAGAAAAAACACGGCGATAACTTCTTTTTTCGCCACCCGAAGTGCATCTTTAATAGCTAATTCATATCCTTCCTCAAGATGCTCTAAGATATGACGGAGGATAACAATGTCTTGGCTTTCGTCTGGAAGGGGGATTTCCTGAACAAATCCTTTAATAAGCGTAATCTCGTCGTGATAACGACACTTAGCTTCTTCAAGAAGTTTTTCAGTACGATCAAGACCGGTATAGTGACATTTGACATGATGATTTTTAAATACCTCATAATTGACACATGAGCCACAGGCCGCATCTAGAACTGTCGTGCCAGGGCCGTGTTGAGAAATGATCGAAGCTAAATAAAGTCTGCCTAGATTGTTAACACCAGTATTATGATTGCGAAGGAACTGAGCAACATGATCTGGTTTCATGAAGTCGTGATTGTCTTTACGATTTCGCCACTTGTTCATTTTGTTTTAATCCTAATTTATTGAGCCAATTACAGATTCTATCTTTATGAGTTGCACCGTGCATAACCTGTTCTGCTAGTACATAATTCTTAAATGGTTTTAAGCGTGTCATTAGTGGTGCTACTTCAGCTTTTTTAGATGGAATTTTTACTGCATCAAAATCTATCATTACATTTGCCATATATCTAAATATGTTTGTATCTAATAGTCTATTAACAATATCAACTTCTGCACCTTCACAGTTTAACTTCATAATTACTGCATCACCATAAGATAGATTTGTTCTCATCCAGTCATTAACATCGAGAAACGTACACATCTCTATGCCATCCTTTACATCTTGATGGTCGGAATAAATACTGGCAGCATATCCATCTGGACCATCTACTGGTCCATAGATAGGTAATCGTTTATGGTCATTATATAAGCCAAAGTTATTAAATATTACAGATCCTTTAAAATTATTCCGTGCCACTTTAGTTAATTCAGAATAAAACTTCTTTACTGGTTCAAAGCAATATATAGTATCAAAAGGATATAGAAGGGCAGCTTCTAAAGATTGTCCTGTATTCGCCCCAACGTCCATAAATATTAAATTACTCACTTAGCCCTCTGAAAATGTAAATAGATTTGAGAATTGAGCCACGGCGTATAGGCAATCACCGTAACTTCCGGCGTATCTGCTAGATATTTATGAACATCTGTTTTTACGGGCTTTTCAAGATCAACCTCATACCCTGGAAATGGAGTTTGTCCGGGACCACCAAAGATTTCATAATCATCTACAATTATTATGGCATTATCGGCAAGATAATTTTGTACTTTTTTAAGTGCTTCGTATGTGTGGCCGGAGTCATGATTACCATCTACAAATGCTATATCAATATCTTTAATTTCTCCCTGAAAATGTTCGATACGCTCGCGATATAAAGTTATTTGATCTTTAATCTCATAGTCAACGACATTTTTACTCCAATGAAGCCAGACATTAGAATTGGCGACCTTCATTGAATCTAATAGTGGATCTATAACATACGCCTTAGTATTTTTATTTGTACGAAGTGCATAAATTAAACTTCGTCCACAAAAAGTACCAACTTCTAAGTATTTTCTATCACCAGATAATAGAAGTGTACCAAGAACAGATCCTAGTTCTATAGGACACCATCCTGCTACTTCATCTGGAAGAACAAATTTAAGTCCTAGTGGGGCCTGTTCGATAGCCTTAAGGGTTTCACTGACAAGGTAATGCATTTTAGTATTTTCTCAAAACGATTAAACCATTGGTGGTCCCGCAACATCCTGTCATAACCCGCTTTTGCAATAATCTCCCGCTCGCCGTCTGCATTAATGTAACTCTTACAGGCGGCGGCAAGCGATTCAATATCGTTGCCAATGACAATTTCTTTCCCGGGGATAAAATAACTGTTGATGTCATCTGCGGGTGTACTAATCTGAAAAGCTCCGCACTGTGGGATTTCAAAATGTCTTCCCTTGATTTGAGGCATAGTCCCAACGTGCCAGGGATTGGATAAATTGAGGCAGATTTTAGATTGTTGGAATACCCTGAGCATCGCACTAAAGTCTGTGAGGTAGCCGTTCCAGTTAGGATAACCATCCCAATAATTACCGAACAGATCAATTTTAATATTTTCATATTTTATTCCATTTTCTTTCTAATTTGATAGGTACGTTAATTTTATTTAAATTGCGAACCAAATTTCTGGCACGTTCCCCTTCAACAATATAATGTCCTTGATTTTTATATTTATAATTAACTTTAGATATCTTATAATGTTGATTTGGTACTAATATATCAAATTTTTCCTTTATCCAACCTAATAAATCATATGTGCCAATTGCCCCAACTACGTCTGGATTTTTTGAAATCCAGCCATCACCATCAATATATCCAATAATAAAAGATAGAGCGTTGATATTATTAATTAATGGAGGTTTTAAGATATTTGATTTTTGAGGCGTAATATTAAAGTGATGTTTTAGATCATTCAAGGTTCTATCGTCCAATGATATTCTAATACGAACACAGTCTTGATAATTTGGTAATGCTCGTTTGACAAATGATATTGGCCCAGTAAAATGAACATCTTTTTTAAAATTTTGCAATATTCTTTCGTCACGTTTTTGAATCTTAATTTCTAATCCATAACGTTTTTTACTATATTGTGTAATACAACCGTCGGCAGCTATAAAACCGGCATAATAAGAGTTGATAATATTAGGTTCTGAGAAGAAGTCAGTATCATAGAAATATTTCCCATAGCTTTTTTGTGTATTAATTTCTAATCCCAAACGATTTGCCATTGCCCTAATCGTAGCCGATTTTTTATTTAATGGCATTTTAGTAGATGGCATTTTTCCATAACTATCTTTTAAGATTACAATTTCTTCTTTAGTCCAACTCATGCAATTTCCTTTAATATCTTTTCAAATCTATGATGCCAAAGATGTTCCTTTTGGGTACGTTCCCAACCAGCTATCGCTATAGATTGTCTTTCTTCTTCATGGTCAAGATAATACTTACATCTGTCAACAAGTTCATTGATATCATTAGCAAGGACAATTTCTTTTCCAGGAACGAAATAGTTCTCCAAATTATCAGCCGGAGTAGATAATTGAAATCCTCCAGCTTTTGGAATTTCGAAGTGTCTACCTTTTATCTGAGACATCGTCCCAACGTGCCAAGGATTAGATAGATTTAAACAGATTTTAGATTCCTGAAAAACTTTAAGCATCGCTCCAAAATCGGTTAAATATCCTTGCCAATTCGTATAATTATTCCAATAATTGCCCCAAATCTTTATATTTAAACCGGCGTCCATTAATTTACGCATAATTTGTCCACGCACACCATGCAATTGCCCGACGAAAGAAATATCATGCTTTTTAAATACACTAAAGTCTTCCGAGTATAATGGCGATCCACCCCACTGAGAATGGATCACTTTCATACCTGCGGCTTGATACCAAGGAACAGCTTGTGAATGAGTAGTAATAAAGTAGTCAAATAAATTCTTGCGTGGTAAAATCCAGTTTTGGAAACGCCACGAAGAATCGCAATCCCACTGAACAGTCTTGATACCGAAGTCGCGGCACAAGTTTAATAGTTCGGTAGGAATATCATAGCTTTCATTAAAGGCTACATAAAATAAGATGTCGAATGATTTATTTCTAATCTCATTCTCTAACCATTTATAAGATGCTTCTCGACTAGTAGATTTACGAAATGCGTCAATATGAAACCGTTGTAGCGATATTAGTTTTCTATCCTCGCAATCTTGTAGACCAGCTTCGATATTATTATGCTCGTAAGAGTAGCCTTTATCGGGCTCTCCATAATCATAAAGAAGACCTGCATACATTAGGCGTATCATTTTACAATCTCTATTACCATGCGTGTCGCAACTACTCCAGGTAATTTAGAAGCTCGCTTCACTATACAATTAGCACATAATAAGTCAACACCCTTACTTACTTCTCGCCACTGATCATCAGGTAGCGTCGTATCTAAATCAAAATTTATATAAGGAAGTAGACAGTCTCGACATTCTGGTCCGTGGTCATTATATTTAATAATCTCTGATAAGTGATCCATGAAAAATCCACATGGCATACAATCAAAACAATGGTATCGAGTAATATCTCCACCAACCCAAACTTCTGGATAACAGCGTCGATGCCATTTTTTAAACCACCGACACCAAATATGTTTTTTAATCTTAAACCATATAAGTTGTAATTTTAGCCTAGGTGGTAACTTATTTCTCATCTATTGTCTCCAGAACCCTTAAGAGTTCCTCTCGCCGCTCTATCTGCTAATTTCTGTAAATTTTCTTGAGCAACTGTATTTAAATCAAGACCTAGTTCGCTTGAAAGTTGGGAAATATACCAGAGGCAATCGCCTAATTCACCTTTAATGGCTGAAACTGTTTCCGCTGAAATAATACCATTATTATCTCGTAGAATCTTTTTTACCTTACCCTGTACTTCGCCAGTTTCGCCAAGTCCTAGGGCTGTATAAAGCACCCCATTGATTGTACCCCGTCCAGGATAAATAGCCGTGGTGGCAGTTTTTTCCTGATAATCTTTAAAATCCATTTAATTCTACTCCTAATGCTTTCGCAATATCTTTAAGTAATTTAACTTTCTCTGGCTTCTCACAATGAGGTTCGCCATTTGCCTTATCATAAGCTATCGCCTTAATTAACAAGTCTCTCAAAAGCTGGACCTCTTTTTTAAGAGTTTCAAATTCTTCCCTAGAAATATTAGAGATATTGATCTGATAGGGCTGGTCTGGAAGCATCGGCCAAATAATCCAGGGTTTCTTAATCCATTCTCCACCGAAATGATCTCCGATCATTGATACAACGCACATTTTATCTCTCCACGCTTGTACCTAAACGGTAACAATATAATCTTTCCGGGATATTGAAGAATTTATAGCCAGCCTGGAATGCTCTTTGCCATAATTCCCAATCTTCGCGGCCCAAAAATCGTCTATCCGTATTATACCCTTCCAGAGCCCCTAATACCGATCTTTTTGCGGCCATCGAGCCGTGGCATAGACAGTTTTCAGTAAATATCTTCTCGGCAATCTTTTCGTGAGTATTGGCATAGCCAACTGGAAAACAGTTCGGCACAAGTGCATAATCAGAACGAATATCCCATGATTGAGTAAAACAGAAATCTACTCCAGAATCTTCTATGAATTTTTTCTGAAGTTCTAGCTTACTATTCATCCATTCATCGTCTGCATCACAATATGTAACTATATCGCTAGTACAAAACTTAAGACCAAAATTTTTGGCTACAGCCAAACCTTGCTTTATTGGCTTACTTACTGGTATATAACGTGTTGGTCCTAGTTCAACATAATCCCAATAATGAATCGAGTCATCAAAGACACTTTCTAGAGTCTTTTGTGTATCTTCCCAACAAGCATCATAGACAATGATTAAATTATCAGGTCTAACAGAAGATCCTAAGACAGAACGTACGGCCCCCTGAAGAAGAGAGTCGTTCTTGGGTGTTGTGCTATGTACACAGATTAATGTATCAACTGTCATCTTAATATCTTTAATGCTCTATTTGTATAGGATTCGTGATTGAGTACCCAATATTGTCCGTTCTTTGTCATGATCGTACGGTCGCTTTGATGTTCTAAATAATATTTGCATCCACCAACGAGCGAAGCTTGATCTCTAAAGGTGGCACAACAAATACCATCTTCTAGAACACCATAAAGTGCTGGCGTAATTGCCTGAAGTAATAATGCTCCTGCGGCCGGAGCTTCAAAAGTCCTCATGGAAAGTAGGTTTGCTCCGCCCCCAGCAATATCGTTGATAACTATTTTGCTCGCTGCAAGCATATTAATATAGTCTTCTTTAAAGACTCCAGAAATTAGTTCGGCATTTATACCGTTCTTTTTAAGAACGGCAATTAAGTCTCGTCTTTCTGGACGATCAGATCCAACCAGACAAACATCTATCGTTTTTAACGTAGTTAGAGGACGATAGAAAAATTCTTGATCGGCGGCATATGGAAGATAACTTGCGGGGCATGAAAACGCTGTTAAGAAATCTGGATTCGCCACATAGCAATGGTCAAATTCCATGTAGGTAACTAAATCCTTATAACCTTGAGGATTCATAGCTACATCAAATAACCACGCGACGTGACGTTTGGCATTTATATATTTAAGTTCAAAATATTGTTTATCATTATCATTGCATTCGCAGTAAATATGTAGATCATATTCTTTGGATAGTACGTCCTCATGAGCAGATAGCCATAGATCATGTTCATAAATTTTAGCATATTCATCTACTTCGTGACCTAATTTACGAAAGGCTTTAGCCACTAAAGCTCCGGTTTCCCATCCGCGAATGCGTGGGGCACCGCGATAACTAATTAGAATTTTCATGGACCGAACAACTTGTTTCCGGCTGTATAGTTATTCCACGACGTGTCAGAACAGCCAAAGATATTAAGATCCTGTGAAGGAGCTAGAGAAACAAAGTTTTGGCATCGTTCACAAATATTGGCAGTACAAATCTGTCCTGGCCTATTGCTCCAATTACCAACAAACGTCTTTTTGTGCTTGCACTTATCCCGAATCTCTTTTAGTTCCGCTTCTGCATTCTTAATAACTTCAAATAATTCTTTCACTCTTTTAAGCATAAAATGAATTTCCTTGTGTCCTTCGGTGTAATTTATATCCTACCGATTTCATAAAATCGTCCAACTCTTTCTTATCCATACTATGCTCGATACATACCAAATCTATCGACCAACGTTTCCAATCTAGCGAACGAAGAACTGCCATATCGTGACCTTCACAGTCAATTGACATAAACTCGAAATATGTTGGAACCTTGTAAAGAGTAAAGAGATCGGTGAGGGTAACAGCCTCAACTTCAACCGTTGGGCCGATAGGATAGACTAAAGACGAGCATTGATTATTTAAATAGAAACGTTTGCGGCCAGGAACATCAGAGATGGCGTAGTGAGAAAGTTTAACATTTCGGGTTAATCCGTGTATGGCATCGCCAGAATAGAGTTTTAAAAGGTCGCGGAAATATTGAGGATTTGGTTCGACTAATAATCCATTCCAAGACCATTTAAGAAGTTCTCGCGAGTTAGAATTATCTACACCGTCGGCGGCCCCAATATCTACAAGATACTTCCAATCTTCCTTTTGGGTATATGGAGGTTTACCGAAGAATTCGGTAATTATTTCTCCCTCGTTATACTGATAACCGTCGACCATTAGAAATCCTTTTCACCGTCTAAAGTTGGAGCCCTAAAAGCCTTAAGCATACATTTAAGATCCCATTGAGCGGTTTTCTTACAAGATTCAGGAGTATTCTCGTCGCCACAATTATCCACGAACCATGAAATTTCAGGTTCGGCACTTCGCATTTTAGGCGTATTATCTTTATTATAATAAACTTCAAAGACGCCAATTTTAGGGTGCCCCTCTTTAGAGATAAAGGTACAAACACGATAATTCCAATGACCGCCCATGCTTTCCGCCAGTTCATTTAATCTCTTAGATTCTTCGGGGTCACATAAATGTCCCTTAAGATCATCCATCCAAGCTTTACAATCTGGACACTGTTTATCAATGAATTCTTTCATTAAGCTCTCCAATATTTCCCAAGTTCATCTATCTGATTCTGAGGGATTTTATCGTTTTCGTCATGAGTAGCACCACAGAATTCAAAACTATCCCTTGGAATAGGATAATTAAGTCCGCCATAAAAGGGATCAAAAACCATCGCCGTGTGGGCAACTTTGGGCCAAATCTTGTCGGTTAAAAACTTTTGGTCACACTGCCAAGCGTTCGTAGGATCTTCCAGGATAAAGTCATTAATCATTTGGCTCATGTTGTGCAAAAGACCAGCTTTAACGCCCCATAGCCCGCCCAGGACGGGCACGCCCGCGTGCCAGGGATGGTCCTTTAAAACTAGAAATTGTTTGTCGCTTGCCAGCCACTTATCAACCGCTAACTTTTCTCTTAAAGAGAGACGAGAATCGCAGTCGCGAGAAAGCATCACACTGACATTTTCTTCGAATGGTGGATAAAGTTTTTCGGGATTACACTTCCAATCAATTGCTTGAAATCTACTTAACATTAAATGGTGTTGTTCTCTATTAACACCAATTAACTTAACATGGTTCATACGGGAAAGTTCGATGTATATTGGATCGTCTTTATCTTCTCTTTCGTCTAGCTCTTGTGAATTAAAATAAAACCAACACTCCCAACCGTCATATATTTCTTTTGCAAGTTTTGCATTCTTAATAGCACCGATGGTATATTGGGGTTTATCCCCAAATAAACAAAAAGAGATTATTTTGGTCATAATAATTTACTCCTACATCCAGCGAGTCTATCTATCCATTCGTGGCACTCATAAAACGAATCATGTAAAATTTCTGGTAACTCTACATATATTATTGGATTTTTTAAGGAATATCTTTGACGAAGAGTTCGCATAGATACAATCAGTGCCTGAAATGCATTCATTTCATCACTATAATTAAATGATTTCATAATAAATCTCTTTAAGTCTGTCAACAATAATATCCGCTCTAAAGAATTGATTCGCCCGAGTTGCGGCCTTTTCGCCGAATTGTTTTCTTAATCCAGCGTCTTCCACAAGTGCTTTAAGAACTTGATAATAAGCTTCGTTGTCGCCCACAGGAACTACGAAACCAGAATCCCCAATAATCTCAGACTGTCCATTATAGATGGTGCTCCTATGTGAGACAACTGGTAATCCATGCATCATGGCTTCCTGAATATTGCACGGACAACATTCACCATCGCTTCTGGCGTGTGCATAAATATCTAGGCTTTGATAAAAACGAGACAGTAATTTATCGTCAATGATGGCCGGTAAGAACGTAATATTCTTGATACCAAGTTGTTTAGCGGTGCTGATCCAGTTGTGGCAAGCGTTAACTACGAGATAATGAGCGTTCGGATTCTCCTGTTCTAGTTGTGCAAATGCCCGTAAGGCAATCGGGTCAAAGTTGTCAGGTCTTCCAATTCTACCCAAAAGAATGGTGTCGTGCCAGAATCCTAATTCCTGCTTGAATGAAATCGGCGACAATTCGTTATGTGGGACGGGTGATTCAATAGGATTGTATAGTGTTGGGCCGTGTGGATTTCCACACTTAAGGGCGGTGTTACGAATAAAATCAGATATATAGATGTGCCGATCAATATCGTTTGATTTGTCTCCGAATCCAAAAATATTTGTTTCTACCCATTTTGCTTTAGGAGCGATATATCGTAAAGGCCATTCCTGATAACCAGACCTATGAACGTGCATGATATCAGGATTGATCTTTTTAATTACTTCGTATAGATTATCGGACTCTGGAAGATATGGCGAATTTCGTCCCTTCTTTCCTGGCACCCATTCGTAGGGTACTACGTGGCTATCACCTAGAATATCACGCATAATCTCTAGGCGAGAATTATCACCATCAGTTCTATAAACCAAAAATGGTTCGAAACGAGGATCTTTTGCTAGATATTTACACATTAATTGTGCAGTTCTATCTGTACCAGAATATCCTACTGTTTTAGAATGATGGACGATTCGAATTTTTGTCATCTAAAAGTTTTCTCTTGTATTCTTGTTCGGCTTTATGAGCTTCAACTATTGATTGTATGGCGGCAGTTCTATGTGCATGAAATACTTGTCGCACCTGATCATTCTCTTCTTTTAATCTATCACATTCACGTTGAAGTTTTAATCCGACGTTTACTGAATTTACTAACCCATCATAATCTCTGATGGCCCTAATCCATTTTAGATTTTTAAACCAAACGATTAGCCACATGTGGGGTTCCCTCCAAATTTGGAATACGAATAAATTCCGCCCTGTCTTGCATTTCTTTAATAGAAGTCGCCCCACTATACGTAATTCCACTTCTTAATGCTCCTGCATAACGTTCAATTAATTCCGCGACGGGACGTTTTATATCAAGATACACAATCTTTCCTTCAGAACAAGTCCCCGGCTTTAGTCCACCACGCCATTTTTCTTGAACGTAACGACTAGCCATTCCCGCATAAAGTTTCTTTTTTACACCGTCTATTTCTACTATTTCTGCGGCTGACTCGGGACAAGATGCAAAAGTAGAACCGGCCATTATAGCAGACGCCCCGGCTGCTATTCCTTTAACAAAATCTGATGCCTCACGTACTCCGCCATCTCCAATAATAGGAATGCCAAAGTCTTTCGAGATTTGCTTAAATTTTAAGATAGTAGAGAATTGTTTTTCTGTACAACCGGCAGTATTTTTAGTCTCGCAGGCAAGTCCTTGGGCAATTCCTACTTTTATAGAATCGGCATATTGATATATATCATATATAATATCTGGATTAGTTGTATTACCAATAATCAATTGCACGTCTTTATCAAAAGATTTAATCGCTTTTGCCGTATATTTTATAACATCAGAAAAACCATGAGCAACATCTATACATAATACATTAACATTTCCATCTTTTATTAATCTTTTGGCTAGTTCGATTTGACGATCTCCTACACCAACCGACGCCGCCACAATGTTGCAGTGACTAGAAATTCGTTTCATAGTTAAAATATAATTATCGTCTATATCCCAAACACGATGCATAATTCCAAGTGCTCCAAGATCGTACAATTTAATATAAAATTGCTCATTAATAACCGTAGACATATTTGATGCAAGAAATGGGACGGGGCGAATAATTTTTTTTGTTATTTTAGATGATATATTAACATCAAGTCTAGACTGACATATATTTTTTTGTTGTGTAATGGCTATATCTTCAAAACCAAGACTAATTGGAGATGTATTTAAATCAACGCATGGATCTAAATAATATTCTCCAGTATCATGATTGAAAAGAATTATTTTTCTCTCTACAAGTTTTGCCGCTATACTTTCTAATTGTCTGTGTGCATGCATATGCTGGCCGGTCGTTTTGAATAATGCAAGATTATTTATTCTATTGTCTATTGGATTACAATTAATATGATGTATGATGTCAGTATCTAATAATTTTATATTATTATATTGTTCATAAATCTCTCTATGAACTTGTATTTCTTTGCCTAATTCTCTTCTGGATATATGGCCACCACGTCTTAATCTAAATCCACTTTTGTAGTTTGGATTATTTTCTTTATTCCTGTCACAAAGATATTCTTTATTTTTCGGATTACTAAATCTTGTTTTACCAAATTCTGATAATTTTTTCCTAGTTTCTAAAGACAAATGTTTTCCCTTTATGTAAGAAGGAAATATTTTATAAGAACATTTTTTACACGTATCTAGTTCTGACAAATTCATGTTTTTTTTCTTATTTCTAGACCTAATAATATCTCTCCAATTAACTATATCTTCTTTTTGACATAAATCACATATCCTTATAACTTTAGCGTGAGATTCATTAGTAATATGGATAATATTTCTACCATCTAAAGTTTTATTATCTTTGATCACGACTTTGTTAACTCCTCGGTCTAATAGTATGGCCCCAACGATATAATAAATTCTGATATACTTCGTGCAATTTCGCTCCACAAACTTCTGTGCTGCAATTCCGCACGGCCCATTCTTTTCCGGCCTGTCCAAATTTTGCTCTTGCTGGCTTAACAATCACTAACTTTTCAAGTTGCTCCGCATACGCTGCGGCATTATGCTCGCACACAAATCCGGTAACTCCATCCTTAACCAATTCCGTCTGAGCCTGAAAAACTCCCATTCTAGGATGGCTCGGAATTGCAATATGCGTAACAACTGGCTTACCGTGCATCATTGCTTCTGCAATATTACTTCCGAACGTTTCCCCGTCCGCCCGGGCATGTGCGAGGATATCAATAGAATTATAGAAAGCACTGAGAACGATTGGATCGACCGTTGGAGCTATATTGATGTGCGGAATACCATACTTATCTAAATCGTCCATCATTCTAGGCGGCGGAGCCAAAGAAAGAAAGAAAACTTTATGGCCTTTGGCCTGAAGAATTAGAGCCGCCTTTACATTGACGTCATCATAAATGCCGTCATCTGGTCTGCCGCATCTACCCAAAACTACAAAATCTTTATCGAGATTTAAAATCAGCTTTTCATCTGTGGCAGGACTATCAACTGGATTATTGATGAAATCAAATCTGCCCTGCTTATCAAGCGTATTAAATATTCCTTCGCCGTGCTGTCTCTTAGAACATTCCGTGAGCCAATTACTCATGAATAAAGTTTTATTCACGTTGGGATTTGGATCTAGAAAACCAAAAACATTAGTTTCAACAAATATGGTTTGTTTGATATCCTTGCCCGGGATGGGCCATTCTGGTATACCGGCCCTATATACATGTGTAATGTCTGGCCGCAAAGACTGCAAGATTTCGACCCCTTGGTTATCAAACCGATAAGGAACCATACGTTCCTCTGAACCAAGGATTTCTAGGAAATCCCTATAGCGAGTCATATCGTGGGCAGCATTATAAAGAACGGTTACATCATAGAAATCGGCATATTTCTTCACCAATGCTTTGCAGAATAGTTGTGCGGTCTTTTGTGTGCCACCTAAGCCCAGGTCTTTCATTAGGTGAACTACTCTCGCTTTGCGTTTTATGCTTTCCATTGACGCCCCTCATTACGAGCCTGGACCCACTCTTCCTTTGGAGGAAGATTTTTAAAATCTCCGAATTCTGGATGCTCTTTGTAGCGAGGCCCGCCAGGATTAAAATTGTGCGGGAAGAACTCGGCAATTGACGCAAGAGCTTCGTAAGTATTCTGCCCTTTGTTGCGGTTCTCAATAGAGAATTTACGTTGTGTATAATAAGTTAAGCATTCGTTTATGACGCTACCACGATATCCTAATGACATAAAATATAGCCATAACCAGTAATCAAATGCCGACGTATGTTGTCTAGAACGTTCCCACATAAGATCCCAATTAAGTCTTTGGGTAAAAACAAGATCGTTTCGCCAACAGACCTGTGGACCACCATCGCACTCGTAAGAAAATCTGACGCGATCAAATGGTTGTCTCTTCCCAACGCCTTTGACCTGTTTAGTATCTTCGTCTACTACAACTATTCCGCCATACCAAAATGCTGGATCTTCATTTGGTGAATTATATCCAGGAATTTCATGATGCATTTCGCCGTGAGCCATCTGATAGAATATTTCATTAAACTTAGGGTGATGAAAATCATCCGCATTAGAGTTGCATACGAACTCACCTTTTGCCTCCATCCAGGCACGGAGCCATGAAGCCCCATATGGTTCTCTATATGACAGTTCTAAAAAGTTAACACGGGAATCTTGCTTGGCCCATTTATGGGCTATAACCGCATCTATCCCTGGCGAATTTGGAACAACTACGATAACCTCTAAATCTTTGCTGGTCTGTTCTTCCAGAAGATTACGTAAGTGTCCGTCAAGGTACTGTCCACTATCATAGGACGAAACTAGATAAGATATCATCGTGTGACCTTAAAATAAAAGAGACGCAGAGCCGGTGCTCCACGTCTCCATTATGTCAGTAATGATTCATCTTACTTAAGAAATCTGTCCGTATGCGACATCCAAATATTTAGCCCGCTTATCATAATCGGTTGATCCAACTTTATCGCATACATTTAATAAAGTCTGTACGGTCAAATTATCATAATTATAAAGTAAAGCAAGACCTCCAGCCATTACTTCAGAATCAGCCTTGCGGGGCTTATCTCTAATGACGCCTACGCCGCCGCCGAAATCAACTAACTCATAGAAATGCCCTTTATCTTTTTCTAGGGCATTGGCTTTATCTACATCCGCCTGGACAAATGTACTGGTGCTAGAAGCTGCATAAGATGTCCCATTAAAGCTAACCGTTCTTTTAATAACTTCTGTCGCACGATCTAACATCCACGTATCCACTTGTGTCTTTAATGGATCATTGACAATGCCTGTTCTGCGGAAATAGCCCCAACCACCAACCATAATGCCGTTTGCCCACGGATAGAATCCCTTAATTTCGCCACTTCCATCTTTAAAATCAACCATTGTTCGTTCATCGGCATGATCTCCTCCAAGCGGTTGAGGATTATCAAGTGTATCTTTTAAAATAGCTACGGCATGTTTCTTGGGGCCCCGACCGGCAAAGAAAATATCTGTGACGGCTGCATCGGCAGTATCAAAACCAAGCATAATGGCCCGGGCGTCAAACCAATAACGCCATCCTCTGGCCCGTTCTTGATTACTGCCGTGCCATCCTTTTTGGACGCTACCAGCTTTTGGTCCCCCGCCCGGGAAGGTTGAGTAGACCCATGCAGCAAGCATGAAGAAGTTAGCTAGACATTGACGATCGCCTATAGCCGCTCCATAGAATAGACATGCGGATTCAAGATGAGCGGGATCAAAGATGTCCCATCCATTTGAAGGATCGCTCACGCCATTTAGCATAGCCTGATCGTATTTCCACGTATCTACACCATTATCAAGTGTGCCATAGTAGCCATTATATTTAAATGTAAAAGGCCACCAAGCTACAGGTCTATTTTCTTGGTCAATCGCTCTAGATTTGAGGGACATTAGACCGTCTATGAATCCGCGTTGACATCTTTCGCCACCCACCGAAATAAAGAATCTATCATTGTCGCCGGTAGCGTGACTGGAACGTGTCTGATGCCAATCTCCGCCTTGTAGGTTTGAAGGAGGACCGGTAAGTCTGGCAAGACTATTTTCAAAGCTTAGAGCGTACGTGATTGGCAATAGACCTGTGCCATTACTAATCGTATGTCCACAGTGCGGTTGTACTAGAAATCCGTCTTCTGCAAGTTTGGCTACTTTGTCAATATTATAAACGGACTTAAAACCATTATCCGTATCGGCAAAAGTAATCCATAGATTAATGTCGTCAATTTCTATAGTAAACTTTGGTGCCAGCTTTGTGCAAAACATATTTTTCTCCATAGGTTGTGGTGCTAGGGAGATAATAAACTAATCTGGTTGTGAAAGAATGGAAGTGCTGGTGCGGAAATTTGGTTCATGCATAGCCAAATATTGCCGTATGGTTGATTAGTAAGCACCTTAGAATATAATCTGTCTTCTGTCCAAGAAGCAAATTTTTGTGTAGCAAAAACTGCATCTGAAAAGTTGAACATGGGATGTTCCCTAATGACAGCAGGGTGTTCTTCTAAGGGAAACTCAAGAATGTGTGAATTCATTTCTGCCCTATTAATCCATTCACTGACCTTGGTATCGAATTTAATGTCGGCTCGGCCGTGTCCTGCAAGTTCCTTTTTATAGAATTCTTGTTTTTCTTTCATTGTCTCATCCATGCCAGAACGAGCATAGCCATAGTGGAAGACGAAGAACTTGTCGAGAACATATCGACGATGTTGCATATGCATAGAGAAGTAACTACAATGACCGTCAGGTAAGGTGACGATAGGATGACTATGATACTTCATACCATTGATACGCTTAAAAATACGCTGATGTTGCGGCTGCCACTCTGCGGCAGGAGCATATAAATGCTTAAAATCTCTATAGAAATGGAGAAAAGTAGGAATGATCTCGCAGGCGTGCGGATGTAGCTCTATTGCTCGACGCACCCTTCGAATATCCTCTGGCTTATAAATCTCGTCAGTATCATTAATAATGATCCAATCGCCATCGTTCGTGAGATCAATAAAGGTTTGCTTTAATTCTTCCAGATTCTTCCAGAATTTTTTAATTCTAATTGGCAATATCTTCTTTTTAGGATCGTGATTCTTTACAAAGTCCTGAATAATCTCCCACGTTTTATCTATTGAGTGGCCGTCTGGAGTTGATTTGGGACGATTAGTAACTGCCCCCTCAATCACAATAATCTGATCAACTTCATCATAGATAGACTTAAGAGTTATTCCAATAAATTCTTCTTCATTCAAACACTGAATACATTGAACAAGTTTGGGAGGCGAATTTATTCTTTCTACTACTGATGCCATTTGTGGCACATACATTATATTATTCATTTGTCTTTGCCTCTGGCTGACTTAATATAACTCTTCCATTGACCTTCCAACTATCGAAAGCCTGCTTGAGAAGTCCGAAAATAGGCGGGCCGTTCTTTTGAAGACAATATCTTTGGACCAACTGTTTTCCGTTTTCTCGTTGCTGTGCAATAGATGTCCATATCTTATTAGATTCTTCATCTAGCGTACCAGCCGCAGCACCCTTTTTTAATAGATGATATGACCGCATCGCATCGGCCATATGTGCAGTTGATGGTTCAAACCATCTTGAAAGACCGCTATATAGGAATGGTTCGGGATGTGGCTGATCATAAACATTACTGATACAGCCGCCATATATAAGTGCAGTATCTTTCGTTACATATTCTGCCATACCACCGAAATTATTACTGATTAATGTTTTGCCAAATCCGAGAGCATCAAACGCTGGCAAGCAAAATCCTTCTGCTCTAGAAGAATTTACATAAACATCACATTTTGTATGTAGTCCACGAATCTGATTATCGCTAAATATATTAACTATTGGCAATACTGGCGGCAACTTTTCTGCTGGAATATTGCAGCCCTGTTTAACTCTCTGAATAAAATCTTTAACCGTTTTCAGGTCATTACCACGGAATCCCATATTAATATATGTTTTAAGAACTAGCACGACTTCTTCTGGCATATCTGCAAATGCCGCATAATATGCTCTCAATAATGAATCAATCCCCTTCTTACCAGAAAGCTGACAAATATTATAGAAGATGGTTTTACCAGATAGATCGGGCAATTCTGGATCTGCAACCGGTTTCATAAATGTGTCATATCGTGATAAGTCTGTCGGGGGTTGAATAATAAAAATTGGCTTTGTTATACCACATCTTACTAACATTTGGCCATTATATTGACACGGCACAATAATGAAATCAAATTCATTCGCCTTGTCTATCCAGGGTCCGGGTATTCTATCTAATTCAAAAAATGTATATAGGGCATTAAGTATGCCCGGCTTTGGCACAGCTTCAATATTACAAGTAGTTGCCTGAATTAAACAATCAACATCTTGTAGAGATGCTTGTAACAACTTAGAGAGCCACGGTTCTGGTCTAAATTCCGCACCCGGGTCTGGCATATCGTATCGCAGAGGTCTAGCAGTTAATTGTAAATTACTACCTGGATCTTGTGATGCGACGTATAACGCATGTAAAAAATTACGAGAGGCCGAGGAAAAACCTGAGAAGTCCAGACACGGAGAGGCGAAACATATTTTCATATTATTGCCTTAAATATTTTAAAAGATTATTTACCATTGTCAATCTATAGTTTTGATCTGATGGTAATAATAAGTTACACTGATTACAGAGTAGACCAAAGTCACATGACTCAAATATCTTAATATTCGTTTCGTTACATGGTTTATTTTGTATCCATGTTCTTGGAGATTTTTTAATAATTTCGTTGCCGCGTCTATGATCTAAACATGCTCGACTTCTATGTTTTGGATGTTCCCAAAAAACTTCAATATTACATATTGCACAATGTGGATTATCACTATATTTCAATCTAAGATAAGACAACCATTGTTTGCGATAATCTTGCTTATGTTTTATATGTTTTTCCTTAACTGTTTCTGGATGGCGTTGTTTATATTTTCTTTGTGCTCTAGCAAAAAATTTAGGATCTTTATTACGAAGATTAATTTGATATTCATCATAACATACAATACATTTAGATCCTAATAGTTTTTGATGTCCACGTCTACAAATAGAAGTATCTCTAAAACCGTTGTCTCTTTTAATTCCAAGATGTTTAGCCATTGACCTGATAGATTCGTATGTTCTTTTAGGAAAATGTTCAATTAAAACATTCCTGATAGTATTAGGATAATATAGTCTTAAAAATCTTAATTCTTCGTCCGTCCATTTATTGTCCAGACGCATTATACGAACTCCATCTTCGGCTTTGTGGGCATTATTACTGCCTCACCCTTAGCAAGAGCGACACTAGCACGAATCTTTTGTCTAGAGTTTTCATCATCATCTTGCTGCTTTGATAGATTTACAAATTGGTCGAAAAGCTGTTGCCTTGAAAGACCATTCTTTAAATGATGTAGCCACATTTGAGCACCATTCGTATCAACCGTAGGATATTTCATAATATTTAGATATAGCCAATCAACATATTTTTCATCGTCTAGATTATCTGGAGGCGTCGGCGGTTTTGGAGTCTCGTGTACAACAACTGGAGAATTCCAAGTATTGGTACGATCTTTTATTTTAATACTATCAAACAAAAATTCCCACTGCTTATATAATTTATCCCAATCATACACATTTTCTGCACATTGTCTTGCATCAGTTACCATTTTGGCATGACGTTCTTTATTTGTAATAATATCTCTCATTTTTTGAGCCATATCATCTAGGTCTGGTAATGCTCGCATACAAGACGTTTCTGGCTCATAGTAATATCTATCAACCCTAATTACTTCGCCTCCCCGATGGGCACCATAATTTTCCTCGGTAATCTTATGCTTTGCAAAATGCATATATTCCTGTGGAAAACGGCCCTTCTCACGCATTGCAGTGTAGTCCATTACAAGCGTAGGTACTCCACAGGCTTTTGCTTCCTGAATTGGCATTCCGTCACCTTCGCAAATAGAGCACTGAACATAAAGATCCATGAGATTATAAATCTCGGATAGTTGCTCACGATTAAATCCTTGCCCTGTCGTGGGGCAAGTGGCACTATTCTTACCACAATGTGGACAAGGCATTGGAACTACATTCTGTTGAATAGGACGACCATAAATAGCCATTGCAAAACCAATGTGGGTCTTGCCACAGTCTTTGTTATGACACATGAAGGTCTGTAGGACGGAATTCTTTAATCCTTTAAAATGATTAGGTAGCCAAGAGTATGCGTGAAGTCGCATCACATGTCTAGGATAATCGTACGAATATGCGTTATCGGGCCAACAGGAATGTAACATTAAAACCGATTTATCAACTACTGACTCGCCCTGAAATTTCTTTTTCATTCTGGCAAACGCATCAATTAGGTCTGGATATAGTTTTCGAGATTGGTTACGCATGACCGTGCCGATGATAGGCACATCCATTTTAATGCCATATTTGCCACGAGTTATTTCTCTATCTTCTGGTTTAAAGCCATTGATATCTACGCCGGGTCGCATTGGGCGTGGGAAAACTTTAATTTTTTGGCTCTGACGCATCAGAGTATTAATACCATAATCTGAGTATGCTAATACAATATCAGCCTGTTCGTAATCACTAATCCAGTCTTCGTGCTGTGGTTCGGCGTCCACTGTTGGCATCCATACTAATTTAAACCATTTACGAAATGGTGAGCGAAGCTGCCAAGTCAACATCCAATTGTCGCGAATATCAACAACAATATCTGGCTTAAAATCTGCGACCGCCCAATCAAATTTGCCAGCCCCGAATTGATTAATATTTTGGCCACGATCTCGGGGATGACTAGACGCTTGATTATACGATCCAGCTTCTTGCTCGTTAGTCGGCATAACACCATAAAACTTCCATCTTCCAGCTACGAAGTCAATAGCCTTTGGATCATCTGCCCGAATATAACTTCCTAATTCTGCAATTTCATATTTTCCTGTTGCATGAAGACGCGGTAAGAGTTCGCGATAATAAGTGGAAAATCCTGTAGATAGACATGAGGCTTCACCAACAAACAAGATACGGGTTTTATATGACATTAGCAAAATCCTTCCTCAGTCTTAATAGAATACGATAAACAGCAGTCACAGATATTTTGTTGTTTTTTGCTATTTGATTTACTGAAATATTATTAATATAATGGTCTGTAAACATTTGCTGTTCTTGTTTGGAGGCCGATAACTCCTCAATATAAAACTCTGGCCTCAATTCAATATCCCTAGTCATAGGAAAATCGCAGTCCCGAAGAGACTCCGGTTGTCTCTTAGGGACTGCTTTTAACATGGCACGACGTACTGCTTTGGCAATATAAGAACTCGATCTATGGGCTAGTCGATCTGCTATTAATTCACCTATCTGACATAAATCATCAAATAGACCGGAACAGTGATTAAAGCGGCATATATTATAAGCGATTGGCCGAACAATATTAGAACGGGAGATCATCTTCCTTGCCTACGGCTGGTGCCGTAGCTGGCACCGCAGGAGCCGCTTCAGACGAAGGGGCTGTACCCGCTGATCGTGGAGGATTTACCTCAAGAATAGAAGGGAAAATCGACCCTGAAAAACCGGCCGTGCCGTCCTTCTTTGTAAAGAGAGAGAAGTTCCAATCCCCGTGAACAAAGACTCTTGCACCCTTCACTAGCTCGCCTAGACGGCCGGACCAGAGCTTCATAAGGCCGCCGGTTAAAACAACCGTTGTGAAGAGTGGATGCGTGTTATTCTTCGGGTCTTCTGACTTCTGGTAGAGGTTTGATACAACCTCAACTCGAATTGACTTTTCACCTACAACCACCTCTTTGAAGATGCGGCCGGTGAGTGTCTGTGCAATCTTATCTGACATTTTTTCTTACTCCTTTGGTTTTATAAACCAGTAAAGTTGGTAAAGTAGCTAACCCACTATTATGCAGTAGCCAACCCTTTTTACCTAATTCGTTTAATTCATTTTGAACAACAATATTAATTTGTTTGCGGACTTCTGTTGGAAGAGGATTTCCTAAGAAACTATTAGTAATAGCCGCCGTTAATTCGGCTGGCAATGCTAGTTCTATAATTTTATATTCGTATTGCATTATCTCATCCGCTCCATTTTATTAACCAAGACTGATCCGCGTTTATCAACCTTACCATATATTCTGGCAATATTTCCAACGATTATCAGATTTTTTGCATAATCCCATGTTCTAGGAAACACAACAAAGTTATCTAATTTACCAGTATTATCGGCCACAGTTAAAAATGCCATTTCTTCTTTATTCTTGGTCATATGTTTCTTAATACCTTCGACACGCACAATAACCTCTACTGGCATATCTTCACCACCGAAGTTAATAATATCACTACATTTATGCTTAGAATTAAATAAATTAGTTTCGTCTCCGCTGAGTGAAATTCCCAGGAATTCCTTTTCCCAGGCAAGCTTGGAAACGAAATTATCAAATGCATCACTGCCATCAAAAGTCTTGAGCAATTCTTTAAGAGTCGCCCGACGACGAATATTTGGAATTTTTATTTGCCACTGATCCTTCATGGTTTGTGATCTGGTGTCGTCAGATAATGCCCTAATAATTTCTATCCAATTATACTTGGGATGATCAGTAATAATCTTCCTTTCATTATCTGTTAATGACTCATAAAGATTAAAGTGTGCAAACATTTGATTACGTGACATTTTAAAAGAATCAAAAGCACCGCCATAAATTAAAGCTTCCATGACGCGGCGATTAACGCCGACTTCATAAGTCTTGAACAAAAAGCTATTGTAGTCGGTTTTCTTCTCTGTCTCCAAGAGGGCCTTCCTGGCTGAATCTATGCCTTTCTCGCCCGCCCCCTTAAGGGAGGAGAGTCCAAATGCAATCTGCTTATCGTTGATAATGTCAAAGCCAGAATTGCCAACCTCAATCTTTGGCGGCATTATTTCAATATGGAAGAGTTTTGCATCATGCACAAATTGATTAATGTCTTCCATCGTATCCTGTGCCCCTTCGCTATTCTTCAGATTGGCACAAATAAATTCTATAGTATAGTTTGCTTTTAAGAAAGCTGTATAATATGCCAGGAGAGCATATCCAATGCCGTGTGATTTATTAAAGCCGTATCCAGAGAATTTGTCGATATATGACCAGATTTGGTCTGCGGCCTCTTCCGGGATATGATTGGCCTTGCAACCATCCACAAATGTCTTCTGCCACTTTCGCATTTCCTCTGGTTTCTTCTTACCCATCGCCTTTCGTACAAGATCGGCGTCGATTAGAGACATACCAGCCAAGACTTTACAAATCTCAATAACCTGTTCCTGATATAGGAGAGCACCATAGGTCGAGTCTAAAATTGGCTTCAGGGAGTGATGCACATAGTCTGGCATTCGTTCGCCGGCCTTTACGTCTCGATACATTTCATGCATCCGGCTCTCCATTGGTCCCGGACGTATAAGTGAAACTAAATCTGATATCTCTTCGAGCGATTGAGGTTTTAGTTGCTTGCTCCAAGTCTTACCCAACTGTTTCTCTAGCTGGAACACGCCAACCGTTTTACCTTCACCCATCAAAGTAAACGTCTTTGCATCATCGAGCGGAATTGTGTCAAGCGTAAGACTAAGTTTGTGACGCCTATTAACAATATCTAGCGTATCTTGAATGATATCAAGAGTAGACAGACCAAGAACGTCTAGCTTAAGAAGTCCTAGATCGTCTACGCTCTGCATATCCCAAGCAAAAATCAGTGATTTGTTATCTGAAGCCCTACAAAGGGGATATTCGCCTTCAGAGAAATCCTTGTTGGAGATCACAACTGCTGCGGCGTGCGTGCCAAGCGATTTGTAGCAGCCTTCTAATGCTCTAGCCACCGCGAACCAAGCCTTGTATTTTTCTTCATAGGTTTTAAGTTCGGGAACCATTTCAATCGCTTCGTCAAGCGAGATTTGACTGTGCTCGTCGTTCTTTAGTGGTACAAGCGAAGTTATTGCATTGGCTTCTTCGAATGACATGCCGTAAATCTTAAAGACTTCTTTTAGAACGGCTCGGGCGGCCAGTTTATTGAAGGTCGCAAGTTGCGTTACCTTTCCGTGGCCGAATCTGGCACGAATATAGTCGATGACCTGAGTACGTTTAGAGCGTGGGAAGTCTGTATCAATATCAGGTAGACTTTTGCGACCTATGTTTAAGAAACGTTCCCAAATGAGTCCGTATTTCATTGGGTCGATATTAGTAATGCCAAGAGCATAGCTAACAAGACTACCGCCAGCAGATCCACGGCCCGGCCCAACCATGATATTTTGCTGTCTTGCCCAACCAACAACGTCAGACACAATTAAGAAGTAATCGGCGAATCCGAGTGCTTCAATATCTGTTAATTCTTTTTCGATTCTGGCTTTATATTCCGCTGACCAATCTGATGTATTCGAGTCTACTTCATCTCGTAGATACTGCATGGCGGTCTTGCCTTCTGGCAAGAATCCATAAGACGGTAAACGCTTTTCTGAGAAGTTAATATCAACCTTACACCGATCAGCAATTTCTGTAGATAGATCCTTTTCACTATCTAAGAAGGATAACTTATCCATTTCTTCTCTGGACTTGATAAAATATTCATCAGTATTAAATGTGCTGCCACTAGCGTTAGAACGCTGAAATTCGGCCATTCTTCTTAGTGCCTTGTGGGCTTCTGCATCCTTTGAATAGGTATAATGTATATCATTTGTGGCGACCGTCTTAACTCCATACTTCATTGCCACTTTTCGTAAGGCAGCATTAATTACCTGATAAAGTGGGTCGCCCATATCCTGAACTTCGATATAGAAATGGTCGCGGTCGTAAACCGTCAGTAGTTTACGTACGATGGCATCGGCCTTGAATGTATTATTAATCTGTCCGTCATCGCCGGGCTTTAGATGGCTAGCAAGAATGCCATCATGACATGAGGTAAGAAGAATAACGCCTTCTTTATGAGCCTCTAACGTTGCATAATCAATACGTGGAGTATAATAGTAATGTTTTTCATCATTAGCTAAGTTAACTATCTTAACGATATTATGCCATCCAGTATTATTTTCTGCCAGAAGCACAACATGATAAGTCGTCTTATTCTTTAACTGAATACTTTCCGCACAATCTTCAACGAAATTGATTTCTACCCCTAGAATTGGCCTAACACCATTTTTCTGACACGCTTTATAAAAAGGTATCGCATTAAATAGATTATTATGATCCGTGAGTGCAATCGCAGACATGCCAAGCGTTTTAGCTTGTTTTGCTAGAGCTTCGGCAGAGCATGACGCATCCAAAAAGGACGCCCTAGAGTGAACGTGCAAATGAGTGAATGATTTCATAGGTCTTCTTTAGTGGGGCGACTGACGCCCTTACGATAATTTCGCTTAGTTGGGCGACTGATAACTTCTCCGGCCGGTCTAGTATTCCGTGTCGTTCGAAGATTTTTCACTCTTTCTTTATTAACCTTGGTGAAAGTAGATTCTTTGAAATTGTAGTTTTTGTCATATCTACCGGCTTTAGGTTCCGGGCATCCGCTACGATCCCATATATCGCCTACACGGGTTTTTGTTTTAATACCCATAATTTGTGGGATTTGTAAATTACAATCCTCTAAAGCAACTAGAATCTTATTGCATGAACCGTCACCAGCAGGACAAGCAACCTCTCCAGCTTTTAATTTATCTGATAAAGCCTCTGGCGACATTTCGACGTTAACAAATTCTTGCTGGCCGTTACCCCAGGAGAAATTGCACATTCTGCTCTTAAACGCGGCGATAGTAATAATATGCCCATTCTCGCACAGAAAGTGTTTATCTGCACTCCATGAGGCAGACTTATGTTCTATAAACTTGTTGCCGCATACGCCACAGACCATCTTACCAGCTAAGAATCTTCGTTCATTCTTTGTGTCTGATAAAATCTTATGACCTTTTTCACAAGAATATATCTTACTTTTTCTCGCCATTATTCCCGCTCCAGATATTGTCTTTTTCTATTCTGTCAATAATGCCATATTTTAACGCTTCAACAGGGCCAAAAAATAGATCACCGGCCCGCCGACAAATCTTACGCCAATCTTGTAATGACATCTTGCTATTAGCGGTCATTAATTCTAAATATCTACTTCGTAGTCTCTTCGTATGTCTTAGTTCTTTCGTAGCCGCTTCAACGCTAGCATCTGGAGCACCTTCGGTCCAAATATCATGAACCATGAAATGACAGTTAGGAAGACTAATACGCTTCCCAGGCGTACCTGCCGCAACTAATAAAGGGGCGGAAGATTGGCAGTGTCCAATTGCAATTGTTCTGACATTATTGGGAATACCTTTAATAGTATCGTAAATAGCAAAGGTATCATACATTTCTCCGCCAGGAGATTGCACTATAAAATCAATATCTTCCGCCCCTCTATCGGCTAATAAAATTAAGCCACGGATAACTGCATCAGTCTTACCGTTTGTAATTTCGCCAGATAGAAAGACTCGGCGATGTTTAATATCTATACCATATTCAAGGAGATTCATTAACGGTAAATATTCCTTTCCATTTAGCTCGACATACATCTGGATCGCACATAGCTTTGCACTTCCAGTGGCTCGTAGGATCTTTATCGCCACAAAGTCTCGTAACAACTGTGGTATTCTTAATCTTCATAGCGGTATTAATTAGAGATTGTTCTGTGGCAGCATCCTGTGTAGCTGTAAAAGCAACAGTCGATGGAGCCTTCATGAAATAATCGAAGGTTAAGAAGACATATTTGAAATTATGTCCTTTTTTGTTAATATCTTCGATGAATTCTTTACGAGCAGCATAAGAACAAATACGTGCTTGAACGTCAACGGCAAGTGTATCAAAGTCTTTAGTATAATTGCCGAATTTATAATCAATAACTTCTACTATACCATTGCCACGATCAATCACTAAGTCTAAAATACAGATTAATGGAACTTTTGTATTTGGTATCTTGAATTCGATCTTATATTCTGTACCAACCAACATCTTTTCATCAGAGTATAATGGATTATATCGTCTAAATACATCCTTAAGAATTGTCACAGATTTTTCAAATAGTTTCCTTGGGCATCCTTTGAGATCGTCTAGCTTTTGCAGACTGATTGAGCATGTGCCGTCCTTAGCGAATGGACACGTATCACATTCTGGTTTAGCATCCTTATAATCCGCTGGTTTAGCCCATATTAGAGGAGACTCCAGAGTAACTTTTGCACCAAACTTGTCTTCTGTGATTAAAACACCGCCATATCCTTTATATAGCCGATCCATCCAATTTTTATCAGAGTTATTGGCAAATTTCTCAAGAATGTCGTGTAAGAGATTGCCGTGTGAGGCACCCCAATTTGACTTTAACTTTGCTTTGTCGTGATACGTGAGCCAATACTTAAATAAGCACGTATTGAATGTTTCGATTCTAGAAGAACTGGCGTTTTTAATAAGCATTAAATATCTTTCTTAGTTCCTCAATAGAACTTTTCCCAGGATCATTCTGCATTACTGGCTTATGTATATGGAAAAATTCCGTGAGAGACTTTTCTATTTTCGATGTAGCAGTTGTACCAGCCTTATCTATATCTAATGCTAAAACAAGATTATTAATACCCAATGAAACAAGTATTGAGCGATGAACGTGGCCGAAACTACATCCAAGTAATGCTACCCAATTGTAAAAGCCCGCCTCATATAGTCGAAGACCATCTAACGGTCCTTCAACTAATATTAAGGTCTTTTGTAGTCCTATATGATCTTTCGCTTTATCTAGATTAAATAATATCGAACCAGTTTTTAATTCATCAAGTTTGGGCCAACGATCATAATATCGTCCATGAACCCATTTTGCCTTGATTTGATATTTATCCCAATCAACTTCATTATAGATTGTACGACCAGAAAATCCAACTAAACTTCCCTGAGTATCTCGAATTGGAAATACGAGACGATTGTGCATAAATGTGCCTAATCGACTCCATAAACCGATCTGAAATTTCTGGAGAGTAGATTCCTGAAATCCCCTTTGAAGAAGGAAGTCATATCTCGGCTGGAGATATCTCAGCAGCGTCTCGTTTAGTGGCTCATGGATCTTAAGTGTGGGGCCGCCGTATTGCTTCGTGGGGGCAGCATCCTTTTCGACATCAACATTATTACTGACTAGAAACTTAAAGATCCAATCTAACGCCTCATTAAAACTACAATTGACCACGCTACGAATTAGACCGAATACGTCTCCGCCGTATTGTTGCTCGCAATGATGTGTCCAGCAAACCCAATGGGCGGCAGAATCCCGCCATGAAAAGGCGTTCGGATTATCTCCGTCGCCCGGATGTTGTTTGCATGGGCAACACGCCTGAACAAGATCACCTCTCCGAACATAGGTAACTCTTAATGTATCAAAGATACGATTGATGTTGGCGTTCGCGTGCTCGCGAAGACGCACACGATTATGTCTAGTCATCGTAGTCGTCACTTGACTTCTTCTTTCCCTTACCCTTACTATAATTTTCCTTCTTCCACTCCTCTAGTCTCTTTTTCTGCTCCTCTCTGTAGTCGATAGCACTCAATCCTAGTTCGTTAAACTCTCCAATTTCTGGATTAAAGGCGAGATTGATGTGTCCTCTTTCTAGACCGGCACCATATCGAGTAACAAGCGGCATTAAGAAATAATTTCCATTACCGTCCATTGATTTTTGATCCGTGTCTTTGCGATGTAATAATGTCACAGAACTGACGTTGTCAATAATACGTTTTGCACCGGCCACCATTTTAATATCGTAGCCAATAGTATTATTAGTCTGTCCTAGAGCGATCATTGGAATATTCCACTTATTTACGAAGTCGTGCATAGCGGCCATATTTAGGCCGTGAAGTTGCCACTCCTGAATCTTGCCTCCGCGAAGTTCGTCAAAGGTCGCTAATTTAATATAGTCATAAACGACAAGACATTGAGGAAATTTCGATCGCTTATCCGGTTTGGCTTGGGTCATAACCCAACGACGAATCTTCGGTACGACTTCCTCTACACCCATTCCGCTCGCCTCAAGATAAGAAAACGGCAGGGCTTTGGCCTTTGACCATAAAATGGGGTCGTTCATGCGACGTCTATATTCAACAACGGCAGTGATAAGTTCCGGCTTTAGGCCCATCTCAACTAGTTTACTATCTTCTAATTTCCAGAAGCCAGTTTCCAAAATCTCATAAGGAACGCCTGCCATCATACCAACAAGACGAACGATCTGATCCTTCTTTTTAAGTTCTGTATCGACTAGTAAAACTGGAGCACGATGTTTATGTGCAACGTGTAATGCATTACGCATTCCGAATTGACTTTTGCCTGACTTGGCCGTTCCAACAACGAACGTAATAGAGCCATTACGAATTTGCCCAATCTTGTGTTGCCAAACTGGAAATCCTAGATCCCATCCAAGATGTCCTGGATTATTCGCTAGATCAGTGATGACAGATTCGGCATCCTGACCAAGATTAATAATCTGTGCGTCATTATTATTGAGTTGTTGGCTAACATCTACAAGTTTTTGCTCAATAGAATCGACCATTTTAATTGCTGGATCAGTGGTTATATTAATATACCCACGAACTTGATCTGTAACGTCAAGATAGGCACGTTTAATAGTTTCTTTCTTAACGGCCTGAAAGTGCAGTGCCGCCTCTTCTTCGGACGGTGCCTCGGCAAAGATTTCATCAAGAAGCTTGCCATCTTTTGTCATAGACATGAAGTTTTCACAGCCAAGATCCTTGGCTTCTGAAATAATCTTCATCTTAGACAGACGTTCTACGGCCTTATCAATGTACAGTTTTCGCATTGCCTGAAAAGTAATTTTATGGGCCATGCTAACGAAATCATCTTCTGTAACATAAGACTGAAAAGCAAAGAAGGTATTTGGATGTCTTATGAACGCAGAGATTAGAAGTTTCTCTGCTGCTAGATTAGCCATTAATAATCTCCAATATTGCAGCTTTTAATTCTTCAAAAGTTATTTTTGAATTACGAATTTCAATTAACTTAATTGCGTTCAGCTTGCACCAGTCCTTTTTATTCTGGTCACGCTGAGACTGCTTAACGAAATCGTTTTTATCTTTGTGGAAGAAGTGATTAAAGCCGTCGTGCTGATTGCCTTGAAATTCAAAAGCCGCTTTAAATGAAGGGATAAAGAAGTCTAGGGATAGTTTAGATCCCGGGATGGTGAATTCTTCAAGGATGACCGCACCCTTATAAAGGTGGCGGAGTTGTTGCCCTAAGTGATATTGTCCTTCCGAGCGACAATTCTCTTTGGTGCGTTGCGGATATCGTTGCTGTGATACCTCGCAGTTTATTTCACGGCCATTAAGACTCAGAAATTTCATCTGTTTCAATCGCGTTCGTGGCTGTAGAACTCTTTGATAGGAAGTCGATAAGTTTCGCGGCCATAATATCTGATAGCTTCCTGTCTATGTTTAAAAGACGACGGGCGGCATTAAATTTACTGCACGTAATATGATCGGCCGTTTCTTTGCCTTCTGCATCTAAAACGGGCAGAAGAACTTGCTGGCCGCCTTTGCCACCCATTTGGATTAATCCAAACTTGGCAGACATATTAATAATTTCTAGTTCTCTATAGATGCCATTATAAAAAAGAATTGGCAACTGGCCCTCTTGACCTTGGGGAGCACACTTATTCTTAATAACTCGATATCGTACGTTAAAGCCCAAAATAACACCGTCCGACGTAGTAATCATTTCGGCCTTGCCGGGTTTCTGCACTTCGATTCGCTGTGTCGCGTAATACGCGATGGCATTGCCACCAGTCGTGGTTCGCGGATCACCGTAAGATGTCATCTTACTTCGCCATTGATTAATACATATGAAAGCAACTTTATTTTCTTCTACGGCAATATTAAGTGCTCTGATGCCTTGAGACATTAACTTGGCGTGATTACCAATATGGCTTTCGCCAATCTCGCCCGCCAGTATGGCCGCAGGCACGCACGCATCAATTGAATCTAATACGAGAACAGATCCCGGATTAGTAATGCACCACTTGCGGCATAATTCAAGTGCGGTTTCTCCGTCTGGAGCAGACATAATTAAAAGTTTTGAACTTGATTCTGTTGCTGCTGGTTCCCAATTAATAAATGGCTTAACGCTCCTAATTGTTTCCAATAAAGAGCGATTCAGATTACGCTCCATATTAACATAGAGTGCTTTCTTTCCCTTTTTTAGAGCTTGTCCTATAATCTCTAACGCAAGACTTGATTTACCAGCACCTTCGCCGCCATAAATTTCCGTGATACGGCCTTCGGGAATTGGCACTACTAGATCAAAATCCAGACTAAATGAACCCGTACTATTAGGTTCTGGATTCGTCACATCGCGACAATCAAGAATCTTTGCTCCTTCGACTTTTTCGACTTCCTTTTTAAACATAGAAGGATTTGAAGTTGCTGCCGGAGGATTTTTATCCTTGACGGTTTGCGGCTTGATCATTTTCGAGTTCCTTTAATAATTCAAGTAATGTTTTTGATTGTGGTATTAGAGTTTGATTTAGTCTATCACCATATGATGCCGTTTCTAGTCCCGTCATTTCAATCGACTTAAACTTTTCTCGATATCTATTAATCAGCTCTTGGAGATTAAATTTAAGGAATAGCTTTTTGGCTACAACGGCACATTTGCCAAACTCCTGCTGAGATAGTTCTTTAGGAGCACACCTATAAATATAGAATGCTATTTGATCGGCTGATAATTGGTGGACATTATGAAGCTTGCGAATAATAGCAAGCGTTGAGGACCAGAATGTGCGATACGTCGGAGAACGCCAAGGAAATGGACCAACGTTGCCAAATTTATTTAAGAAAATAAGTTCCGTGATGATATTAAATTCATCGTGTTGGATTGAGTCCGTTGTGATCGACTGAAATTTCGCCATTTAATATTCCTGCTAAATCCGTTTGTTTATTATACCCACGAACCTCGTCTTCTACTGCTCCATTTTGTCGAATCCATTTAATATACAGAAAGTCTCCCTTAATGAAGCCTATTCCGTAGGCTAAAGCTTGTGGCAGATTTGGGTCCAAAAATGCGGTCAGTTGCTTGGAGTACCAATAACCATCAAATTGAATAGCTCCGCTTTCATCACGAAGCGGTGGCAATTGAACTAAGACTCCATACGCCTGAAGACGTAGGCGTGTAATGTAGAGCTTCTCTGACTTGAGATAGTTCTGTAGACGAATCCATGCAGAAGGTGCGTTAGGAATCCGATCCTCAAACACGGTTGAGCCATCACTTAAACTGGCAATCCACCGATTAGATTCAACACAATTCCCATCTGCTCTAAATGAGAGATTCACCATACAGATAATGCCTCCAAGTTCGCTTAGTAATATGCCTGAATTTGGGGGCGAACGACAAAGAAAATCTTAGAAATATTCTAGCCTTAACATAAAGCCGAAATCTCGATTAGTTCCAGTGGTTGTTGGTGAGGCAGACACGCCAACGATAAAGTCGTGGACGCTCGCGGTGGCGGCCTGTGCGTCTAGTGCAAGGGCATTACTACCACTTGTAATATCTGTCCAGCTTCCGTCACCAGTTCCTCCTACTGTATTCTTAACTTCGAAAGCCTGTATATTAATATTGGCAGGAATACTATCAATATTTGGCACACCAGAAGATGAGTTAAATGAAATGGCACGGAATGTGGCGTTCTGAGTTTGGACCTGTTGGGCGGTCGGCTCCGTGAACCGGCATAACAATGTGCCTGAATTGCCCGGAACATCCGTCATATTCGGGAAGGTTACTCCAGAAATAATTGCCACTGTAGAAGACGAGAACTTCTGGTTAATAAAGACGCCTAGATCGCTCCCGTTATGATTAGTACGGTGGGTACGATCCTGATATTCTCCGACGATCACGGCCGCGTTGGGGGCTCCCCCGGCACCGAAGAAGCCTAAACGTAATGGCGACGTAGTGTCGCCGGGCTGCATATTAAAAATCTCAAGAGCGTTAATAAAGGCTCTATTGGATGGTTGACCACCCATAGCTCCAGAACAAGCTGTAAAACGAACTCCTGAAACCATATTATACTCCTAGAACTTGCGACTATTTTGAGATTCGATAACAAAGAAAGTTTAATGGCATTTTGTCTCGTTTTGCCGAATTGCAAGATAAACAGGCTAACGTTAAATTATTATAGTCATTAGAGCCACCCCTAACTATTGGAATTAAATGGTCTACAGTTAATTTTTTATCAGATCCACAATAAACACACTGATGATTATAATCCGCAAGTAATTGAGAAATATACTTTTTATGAAATTTAGATAGAGAACCTTTTGCTCTGGCCCTGTGATTATGACTCCATTCAATAGACTTTAAACGATAATGTTCACTTTTTAAATATGTAGGACTCTTTCTACTATCATTTTGTTGTCTACAAGTTGGACAGCATTTAGCATTCTTTTTAGCTGCCAAAAATATACTTAAACATTTTTGACACTGAATAGATTTATTCTTCACTCTATTTTTATTAGTTTTTATCATGACTTCTCGTCTTTTACGAAAATAACAATCGCGACATAGTTTACGTGATTTTTTACTATTAGTAGCAATCGTTTCAAATGTATTTATACATTCTAGACAAGTTTTATTAATTAAAACATTCATACATAATCTACCAAAAAAATGATAGCCAAGACATAATAAGTCTTGGCTATCAGACGGTAAAAGTCCGAACGCTGTGTCCCATAAGACGCCATCTGGCATCCAGCGTTAATTTAATACACTAAGTGAATGTTCCATGTACGAATTCGTAGCCGACTCGGGCGGGGGCGGCCGAACTTAATGAACTTATAATAAATCCCTCTTGTGGGACGATAGAACTACCAGATAATTCGCCTCTAAACATAACTACAACATTTGCGGCATTTACGGCTAGCATCCAAGTACCGTCCGCGAAATGTGGAGATCCTGTAATTTTCTTAGGTGGATAAATTTCTGTTACTAAACTTGAATGACTTGCGGGCCATGCTGCAACAGTAATATCAACAGTATAAGCTATACCTGTATCTGTTACCGTATCATTGCCAGTATCAGGATCAATAATTAATTCATACATGGTGTCTCCTACACCACCGAAATCACCACCAGTGAATATATTTCCCTGAATCCATGTTAAAGTATGGGCTCCGTAAAACTTAGAATCTGCTAAGATAAACCCGCTGTCAAATATGAAAATATTTCTAGCTGGGCCAGATCCGCTATTTGAATAAGCATAGTATTGAGAGCCGTTCCATGATGCATGAACAAGGACTCCAGGAACAGAGATAGATGATGTAAATACAGTCCAATCTTGAACAGGCTGATCTACCGAGACAAGATCGAAAGTAGATTTATCATATGAGAAAAATCCCATTTTCCTATCGGCATCAGCCGTGGCTAACATAGTAGACATCTTAACGTAGTTTGTGCCATTATCCATCAAACCAACCATATTTTGGGTACTCCAAGCGTGATTGCCACCTAAATCATCAAACGCATTTGTCTGATCTGCAATTCTGAACCATACGAATTGACTACGTGTTAATGGATTTAATAGTCGTGCTCCTGACGGATTTAGAATTTCATCATCTTGAATCCATACCGTTTCGTCAAAGACGTAGAAACCGCTACCGGCATGTCCGCCACCATAAGGAATGGCCGGTTTGAAACTTAATGTGCCAGACGGCACAACAAGACCAGGATGGGTTGATAAACTATTAATTGCTCCAATACCATAACCTCCAGGTGATAGAGCAAGCGGTGCTAGAAGTGCTTTAGCCCGAGGATCAACTGTATTATTGGCATTGCCAAAGAAAATACGTCCTGGCAGAGATAATGGCGGACTATATGCGTTATGCGTAATAACACCTTCTAAATTATCTCGTGTGGCAGTGCCCGGCACAAGACAGAAATCTGTATCTGAGAAGAACATATCTCCGTCAAGTATGATATCCCCAGCCTGGAAGTCGGCAGAAGTTCTAGTTATACCCTGTGAACTAAATGATAACGCCTGTTCTCTGGAATTAAGATTGACGAACGCTCCATTGGTTGACATAAATCCTGGGAATATAGGAGATAATTGAATTGAGGCCAAGTGATATGAAACTGTTCTGGTAGATGACATTCTAGAATATGGCTGATATGAAACTTCTCGAAGATCAATATCGGCAAGAACACCGCTAGCCCCAAGATCATTAAAATCAGCACTAAAGATGGGGCCAGAATCAGAACCTAGCGGAAATTGTATTCTAGTAAAATGGGCCTGCGTTCCGCTTGTACTACCAGCCCACAACAACCAATCCTTAAGAAATACAGGCAGTGTGCCCGCAAGATCAAATGTCGCGAAACTATTTACTATTGATAATGACGTTCTGAGATCCAAAATATAATCAATGAAAAACGCTCCAGCCGGGACACCATTGACTCTACCGTCTAAATTGTGTCCATCTGGTCGTGGAGTAAAGTCTTCAGCAGGGCCAGTAAAGGTAAAATATTTAAGAAAAACAGGCGGGTCATCTGAAGAACCGGCGAATCTAAACATTTCGGCAGTATGTACTGTCATTGCCTGTTCAAATAAAATACCAGAAAATCCAATAGAGTGGTTATCTGGCACTCTAAATGGATATGGTCCTTCGTAAGCGTAGGGGATGGTTCCAGAAGCGACTGTCATTTTTAGTCCATTTAATTATAACGAATGAACGCTGGCTTTACTATTTCAACGAAATTAACACTGACGCCGCTGCCGGTGGTGGCGTCAGGAACTGTCGCCGTCGCTAAGAATCCTCTGTCGCCAGATGTTGCGAATTGTCTATAGGGTAAAGGAATAACACCACTAAACGTTGAACCGTTATCAGAAAGAACTCCATTAGAATTTAATTCCTTACATTCTGCGGTAGCAGCTATTGTTCCTTGTGAAATAACAGAAATAACCTCAACGGGAATTACACCGGCCCCGAATGAAGTACCATTCATATAGATACCGCCGATATTTGGACCAGTTGTTACTGAGCCATCTCCACGAACAGATAATGTTGTTCTATCGCCAATATTTACAGATCCATTAAGAACCGGCACGGCCAGAATCGCTCTACCTGCATTATTATTATCAAAGATCGTAACGTCGTAGGTGCCCGGAACGTCAGCACTGATCTGTTCAACCGTTACGATTGTTCCATTTCCAAACGGTCTACCTCCGGTGAAGTATCGAAGGATAGTAGTTCCGCCGGGCAATTCAAATGCGTCAGTATGATAGATGGCTGAATCATCTAGATTTAAGAAACCGTCTATACAGATCGCACCACGCTTTTGGTCTAGGTCAGAAGAGAATGAATTTGCGTATGGTTTCTTATAACCATGAGCATCAATACCCCTATATCTCTCTTGTAAAGGTTCGCCAGCACTGGCAAGAGTAAATATGTCATTTACTTCTGTGATTCTAACACGAACGGCTCTTTCTTCTCTAGTTGAATAGAACGGTATATCCTTAGAAGGAGCGTCAATAAATGGATTATTTGGCGGAGGCGGATTTTGATTTCCTAACTTTAAGAATGTAAAGTCAATTGGATTAATAATGCCATTTAATATTCCTCGAACTCGCTCTCCAAGTGGGGCTTCTTTGCCAAATTTGGGGAAGTAAGACTGAATCTTGTAACGAGTATTAAATCCATCAATTGAAAACCCAATATTTAATTCACTGACGCCGTGCGTGATCGCCCCATAAAGACCGTCCGCATTAACTTGCTGATTGGCAAATGAGTCAAATGATAATAGTGGCAGTCCGACCTGAGTAAAATCTGCATATCTGGAAGTGTCACTACGAACCACTTTACCAATGACTCTAGACATTGCCCTATCAGTCATAATATCTAGCGATGTTTTACTGCCCTGCGGAGAGAATGCCCAAGGCACGAACTGATCATCTAGTTGTACTTCCTCATGTGTACGTGGGTTGAGAACACCAGAGATCCATGTAGTGGGATATAACTGTCCATAGCGGGTTCTTGCTTCAACAGGAATTGCTACTCCACTTAATTCTGAATATACATTTAAGATGATCGAAGGATCAACGATATCAATGACACCAGATCCATTTAGTCTATCTCTTGTACTAATTAGAGTTTCGAGATTTTTAATAATCGAATCGGTTACTAGGCCAGTATCAGGACCAGCATTAATTGGTAATTGGCACAATAATGTCCCTTCAGGATATCTCTCAAATGAATATAAGTCATCACTGCGTGGGTCAATTACTCTTTGTCCGACGATTGCTATCTGTACAGGAATATAATGTCTGCCGTCTCCAGAAGGATTAAATGGGGGAGCATCTTCAGTCCAGTTTGCAAATGACGCCGGTACGTCATCTCCTAATGGGCCATATACTGTATTCTCAGGAAGTACGCAATGGGCCGCAATTCTAAAGTCATCAGTTAAGAATGGACTAATTGGTCCCAATCTTCTATTAATTTCATAATCCTCTACGAAGAGGCCGCTGGTAGAACCAGACGGAGAAAGGGTGCCGCCATGAATTTGATTTTCTACATTGGCCCAGGCTGCTTCTACGGGCCTAAACATTCCAGAAGCATTTGAGAACATAATGCCACTGGCAATATAGGTTCTACCATAATGTCTAGATGCATGATTTCTGATTCGATTAAAAAAGTCAAGCGTCCAGTTATGATCCTGATCTCGTCTGTTTGAAATAATTCTAATTCCAGACTGTCCAGCACTTGTGGCTTCTCCAGCCAATGGCATCAAAGGATCGAGACGACTTTGGAATGAGCCATCCTGAGCCGCAATTGATCCGGCATCTGCCGCCAAACCAAAACCCGGAGGATATGCGACCGTACTTGCGTTTTGAAACTTCTTGAAATATGACCACTGTTCAATTCCGGCCATTGAAAGTTGAAGTTCTTTTTCAGAGGGGATATAAGTACGATAGAAGCCATCGGCATCATAGAACCCAATAGTTAATTGGTCCCACGCCTTCTTAAAGACGATTTTACCATCTAATGCCGAAGTGTCCAGGCCGTCGATTGGGCTTAAAAGTTCCGAATTGATAATTCCCTCTTGGTGTCCGCCCATCAATCTAAATCTAGTTGGTTCAGAAACTATATCCTGTCCGAAACCAATTTGTACTGTTTCATTTAGTCCACTGGCACTACCGAACGAACCAACAAGATCCAAAATTTCACTTTCGGTAACATCAAAAATATTCTTTTTATTAATGAGGGCTAATTGGGCCGCACTCATATTCCAATACCAGTCGAAACCGGAATCTGCTAGAATTCGGCTCATCACCTCGTCAACGGTAGATAGGTTAAACTGCCAACGAAGATTATCTAAGTCTGGACCGAGATTAGCCTGTAACTTGGTTTTGCTAGGAAGTTCTGAAACAGGAAGAGAGGACCGACCCTCATTATATGTATAGTCGATGGCGGCAAGAATTTGAGAATATGTGGCCCCGATCTCAAGAATCTTCATATATTCTTTTACAAGAGGATCTGATGGCGTACCATCTATATTATAGAGGCCATTAACCTTGCGAAACGCCCGTGCGACAGAAACAACTCCTGATGGAACGGTTTCGCCCAAATCTTCCGTATGTATCTTAACTTTCTGTAAAATTTTGCGATAATCTTCTACCGAGATATTAATAATTGTACCGTCTTTACTACTTGTATAATCGGCATGGGTAATAAACCCTCTTAAAAAGAACTCGCCAATATAAAGTTCAAAATTGCTGCCGATCGGCGGTAATTGTCCTGAAGCTCCATGAAAAGATCCAGCATCTCCGGTAGGAATCCATTCCATCTGAAATGTATGTGGCGTAAGATTAAAACCAAATCCGGCATTCAAAGATGCTAGAAATGCAGATAGGTCATGTCCCGGGACGCCCGAAGGAAATAATCCAGAGGGCCAAGCAATTCCATTCATAGGAACTATTGACCCACTAACTGTAATAAACTCTGAACTTGCCATTAGTTATTTACTCCGGCCACCAAACTATCGCTCCATATTACTCCTCTGGAATCTCTAATGATCCAGATGGGTCTATAGATACCCGGTTCTGTGTAGATATGGTTTGGATTATTAATTATACTCTCTTGTCCATCATCAAAACTAAGTAATTGAGCAATGATTGCCACATTATTTGGTACAGATATTACTATCTGATTAAAGTCAACTGGTAACGGTGCTAATCCGGCGGTCGGGAATCCTGATAAAGCAATATTAACTGGTGATACGCCACTAGATAAATCAATAATGCGTGTCGCAGAACTATGTTGACCGTTCGAGTCAATCACAGAGAATCTAACAACATATAATCCGCTCTGTGCAAATGTGTGAGATATTGGATATAAATTATTACCACTTTCAGCAACTGTCACTGGTGCTGTAAAGTCACTGAATGAGAATTTTGCTTGGACGATGCTCTTGCCTTGAACCGCCCTACCACTACCTATAAAATACTGGTTCCAAGGAATTGCCGTACCAGTCGATGTCGTACTTGGTACAATAATATCAATATCTGGTGGCTGTTCCGCCTGAAATACAACTAGTTTAGCATCGAAGTCGGCACTATTAGTCTGATTGACTCTAAACTTAGCATCAAAGTCCGCATTTGCAAAAAACTCTACAGCGAATGCTGCGTCGAAATAGAATACGTTTCTAATTGCACCACGCTGCCATCCGCCAATTACTCCAGAAGAAGTTATTTTACTTGCTATATAACCACCGATCATACCAGACGCACCAACATTGGATCTCATGTATCCGCCGATTATTCCAGAAGGAATACCAATTGAAGAAACATATCCTCCAATGGCACCGGAGCTAGCAAATGCCCCCGGCATATATCCACCGATTACTCCAGAAACGGTATCTATGCCGACTATATAACCACCTATACTTCCATCAGCACCAGCCAGTCCTTGGATATAACCTCCGATTGCTCCAGATCCTACTGTGGTTGTTGGAGAACTAATGCCATTAAATGTAATAAATCTTACTTCTTCCTCCCCAATCGGACGAGAGAAATAAAATACGTCACTCATAATACTATTTAAGGCACCGCGTGCAGTTCCGAACGCCCAAATCCCGGTCTGGGGAATCATAAAACTAATAAATCTTGTTTCTTGTGCAAGCGGCTGATGGAATCCACTGGCAGGTACGGTCATTGCGGCAACTTTTTCGCCGTTTAAATATCCTTTAATAATTCCACTGATACTAGGATCTTCCGAATGCTGATAAGTAAATACAATATGTTCTAGTCCATCTATATGGCCCGGATTAAAAAAGCCTCTTCTAAAGATTTCTATATCTGGTCCCGGATCTGAAATTGCAGTTCTTAATATGGAACATCTTGTTTGTGATGCGGATGGAGTAGCAGCATTTGATAACTTCATCTTTCCATCTTGAGATAATAGCATGGTAATATTATTATCATCATCTATCTCAATTGCCCAAGACGAATCGGTAAATACTATACTTGTGACGCTACTTGGAACGATACCATATGATAACAATGTTACGGCATCGGCAGCGGCAACGTTCTCTCTTGGAGCAACCCAAAATCCTACCGAAAATCCACTTTGCGGTATTTGAAACATAGTACCAGAAATAGCAAATGGCGGAGGAGAAGCAATGCCGAGAGCACCGGCAACATATGTAATACCGCTTGCCTGTGTCGGAATTGATGCGTGAACGAATCCGAGAGGCAGATATCTAAGTAAAAAGGCAGAGTTAACTCCTGGACCTATTGATCGAGCTACGGCGTTAAGATGATTTGCTTTTGCACTTAAATCAGTGATTCCCGATCCTGCATCTGGCCCACTAAATCTCCAATATCCCTGAAGGGCACTATCCGCAATAGTTACTGTAGAAGTATTTAAACTATTTGGATAATTAGCAATTGTCTTGCTAGAATTAATACCGGAAGCTGCCAATCTTAGAAGGTCATTACTACTAAATGAACCCACCATGACGAAAATGCCATTCATATATATTTCGCCAAGACCGTCCTGAGCTGTTGATTGAGAACCAAAACTGTCTTGGCTGGCTCGACCGCCGATTTGTAGGGTCCAGTTATCGGACGCACCATTAGCGTCTAAATCGTATAGTCTCGCGGCGGGCCCGGCAGCGGCATTACTGGCAAAAGCTGATCTTTGAATTGGGTTGCCATTCACATAAAGCGTAACCTCAATTGGAGTGACAGTATCATTATTGAATGGCAACATTGGTTTGGCATGGAACATAATTCGGCTTTGCACACCGAATGGAATCACTCCAGAGGCTAAAGGTGCAAATAATGTTGTGCCGTCATTTGTTTGAAATACGATTAATAATCCAGAAGCGGCGTCGGTAGTTAGATATGAACAAAACGCATCTGTTGCGGATGGCTCGCCAAAGTATGTTAACAAAGAATTGGTTTCACGACCAGCAATTCCAAGCGGATTTGGTGGAATAATTCCGCTTGGCGTCACATTATATCCAATGATATATTCATTAATATGTGCGGGAGCACGAATATCGCGTTCGTCCGAATACATCCTATATCGTTGGCAATAGTCAGTAGACGAAGTTCTACTCCATTCGCCAGTTGTGCTTGCGGTATGTGGGATACCATCGGAGGCACCCATCACGGTCCAAGTGCCAGACGTAATGCCTCGATCTGGATGTCTTGATTGACTTATTCTATCTATTCTCGCAAGCTGTGTTTTATTAAAAGAGGTTTCTACTATATCCCAAATAAGATCGCCCACTATCTGCGTAAGATGTCCCGGAATACCGCCGCTTGAGAAAATAAGGCACGTGTCTGGCACAATCATGTCGTTTGTACCAGATCCGGTACAATCCCAATATCCTCTTAATCTAGGATCATTAACTGAATAATAAAGCGGACTAATATTAATACCACTCTCGGCAATATATCTGATTTCTGCTGGTAAAAGTGGACGATTAGCAATAAATATTTCACCGACAGCACAGTCGTCTCCGGCGTTATTACTAAAAACGTCTGTCGTTTCGTTTGGTACGCCATTAAGGAACGTGAGTGGATATCCACTTCCAGCAAGTCTTCTCATTTGGGCAAGCATTGAATTTGGCATCGTCCCACTTTGAGCCAATAATCCATCTACATATAATGCGATTCCAAACGTCTGTTCATCATATGTCAGAGCAACATGGCGGAACATGGAGAGAAATAAGTCAACCTCTGGATGTGTCAGAACTTTAGTATTTGCTACTGTTACTAATCCGCCATCGTATAATCTGGCCGAAATTCTAACGTTATTGGCAGCACCAGAGGCGGATACTTGAAATCCGCCAGTTTGACGAGCTGGAGCAAATTCCCCAGTGGCTCCGATTGATCCAAAGGAGAACAGAGTTGTCGTGTCGTATGTGGTAGAAGTGACCCCTGCCGCACTATCCATTGCGAACCAACCGGCAATTGTAAAACTACCATTGCCGCCATATAGAAGCTCAACTAATGTACCACTTGGTGTAGCGATTGCCATATCAATAGCATTTGTAGTATCATTAAATGGCATTGCTCGTCCGAACGGACCTGGACAGATAATATAAGCACCAACCGCTCCTTCGTCCTGGCTGCTAAATAGATTTAAGTGATGTCTACTCGCATCAATATAGCCCGGACTAATAAACGGAGCATAAGTAACTATTGAAGTATCTGTAATCGGTACGGCTTGATAAAGTGGATAAACTAATGTGGAGTCTACTTGTAAACCGCCCTGATTATGGAGTTGTAAGATTTCTCCTTCATGGAGCACACGATCATAAGCGTAAACTCCAGAAATAAGATGTCCGAATCCTGTCGCGTCTTCATAACGATCTGTGCCCGCCGCATTAGTAATAATAGATCCGCCTATAGTTAATGGTCTATCGTTGAACTGAGCGTTAACAGCACTTAGTTGGTTTGCGACGTTCGTGCCGCTGGCAGCAAGTCTACCATTTTTATATAATGCAACCGCCGCACTATTGGCAGCCGTAAATCTATAGCTCATAGTTATATGAGTGTAGGCACCTGATTCAATAGGCGTACTTAATCTTGTGCCGGGTAAACTGGCCGATATAACAGTGACGAATGCTTGTAAGCCGGAAGCAAAAATATCTTGATCAAATTGAGCCCCTTGATGCATCGCACCCGATACGCCTACATACAAGGCATCATTAGTAGCCCCTTTAGAAAAGATAGCATTAGTACGAGATAACGTTTCTAATGTTCCGCCCTGCTCTTTGATATAACCATTTGATTGAGGACTAACCCAAAATCCAAGCGTAAATCCACTTTGTGCAACTGGAGGCGTATTAAGAATCTGTCTTGCCTGAAATGCTCCGCCGCCAATAACGAGAGCTTTTTTAGCGGCAGTATTATTTGCGGCAGCCTGAATATCGGATGTTCCTTGAACACGATATCCACGATGCGTGGTGCCAGACTCCGGCATAAATATAGCATCTGCTCCAGGCCAACAAGACTGTGGCTCTGTGGTATCGGCATTTGTAATTTGAGCGTGCCAATCAAAACTAATACCACTGCCACGACCATTCCAATATGAAGGGGCATAATTCTTCCATAAAGGAGCACCACTCGCTTCATTAAATGGGCTGAAGATTTGTAGGTGTGGGTCGTTATTCAGTGCCATTATTAAACTCCATCATACGGCATTCGCCAGTAAATGGACTAACACGATAACGTCTAGATAAATTATGACCGGCATCGACGCATTCAATATTAATGAACAGAATACGAGATTGCTCGATTGGTGCGGGGACAATTAACCAAGAGGGGGGCTTGCCCTCCATATTAACATCATAGTATTCAATAGCAAAAGCCATATCACCCATGACTAGATTTGGGTCATATAATTTACCATCAAATAACATGGATGTATTTTGACTACTTTGTAGCGTAGCGGACTGACGGTCCTCAGAGATACCGAGGATAAGTCCTGGAAAAGTTAAAACGGCATCTGCGGCAGTACCACCGATTTTAAAAATCTGGTGGTCGTTCTTATGGCATTCAATTAAAATATCTTTGCCATTATGGGTCGTTAGTTTTAATAAACCACGATTCCCTTCGTGTTCGAAGATGTAACTAGCCATTTTACTGTCCCTATCACCCGGGCTAGACAAAGTGCCACGCCCATTACAAAATTACACTAATAGAATTAGGCCCGCACCCTGCATAGAGTGCGGGCCCAAAGGACAGACTATTTAAGATACTAAACTAGCTTATTATGCTAGAATAGTAAATGGATTCGTCGCGGTTACACCAACACCAAGGTTATTGATTGCTGCAATTTCAGCGTGCGATGCGTGAGCACTTGTCTTACGGTCGGTGTGAGTTTCAATCTTGGTTGAATGACTCCATAGGATCACGTTCGCTCGGTTAGCTGAACTTGTAAAATTCTTCGTTGCCATTTTAATCTCCCTTTGAAAAGATGACCACGATCGGTCATCAATTTAATACACTAATCAAAACTATAATCATATACGATTCCGATTCTTAATAGTCCAGAACCGCATACGCCATAAGTACCTAAAGGATAGCCAAAAGGTACAATTAAATTCATATACATAAACTGTGAAGAATCTTGGTCGCCTTGACCATCTATTTTATTATCCCCATCTTGTCTAAATAAATTGGGCGTGCTCGGAACAACGGAAAGTAGTCGGTTAGTTATTCCAGAGGGCCAAATCGGATGAGGCTGCCAAATGCCACTAGCGGCATACTGGATAATAGCAGGGTCTAGCCCAACGTCTCTGGAGCCACTTAAAGCAGATCCTTGACTGAGGAAGACCTTCATGTCGGACAGTCTAGCCCCGCTGGTGGCCATCCTGAGCGTCATTGCCGCTACTCTAGAGTTTATGTGAGAAACGGGGGAGGCGGGATTAAATTTAACATCGCGGAACATTAAAGTGCCGGATGTGCCGGGACCAGTATAAGTCTTGCATCCGAAAGATACCCTCTGAATAAAGGCAAAGGCTCCCCCTTCGGTATGCCGCTGACCGATTGGCGACGCAATCTCTGTCGTGTCATACTCAAAAATTTCAATTATGGGCGGCCCAGGTAATACCATTTATACTCCAAATCTTAATTTAATATCTGTTTCTTCGGTTTCGGATAGTGGTTTCCAACCAGCAAATGTCCATTTAAAGAGAAAGATTTTTTCGCCTATTTTAATTGGTTTGACCCATGCTGGCAATTGTGGTTTTTCTGATTCTAAACTTAATTTAATGTCTTCGTGTTGAACATCCATACTACTCTCCTTATGGAACTTGATAACATCTATTTAAAAGACCTAGTTCTTTAGCTTTTATATTATATGCAAGAGCGGCCTCTTTTTCGGTCTTAAAATAACCAAGATGAAAACGTTGATTGTTTTGTTTAATTTCCGAAATCCAACCGCCAGTTCATTTAACAAATGCCACTTCTTTTTAACTTTTGCCTAACTAAAATCATACATCAAACGCATCCTAAATGATCCAAGTCCTGGCCCACCATATGTTCCTGGTGGTACATCTGTTCCAACAAACACTGCCATATACATATATTGACCCGCATCTTGATCCAAGACGCCGGATAAATGTGGTTGACCATTCGTCCAGTTAGGGGCCAATGTGCCTTTAAAGTTTGGTGTATTCGGTACAACTGACGGCGTATCCGTATCTGCTTGAGTTAATATTAATCCATTATTAAAATGGATCGTTTTTCTTTCAAGGAATCTATATGTACCAACGCCCCAAGCAGATATAGAAACTAAAAATGTCTTCAAATTAAATATGCCAGATGCATCACCGAGAGTTGAAACTCTCGGAAATACTAACATGGTATCACTGACTTGGCCAGAGACGGCTATATTGACCGAGCCGAAATCTAATTCTCCACCCGCCAACGTATTGACATTCTTAAAATATCCGAAAGTTGGATTATGTTCATGTCTATGACCAGACGGGTCTATAGTTGTACTATGATTTAACCATTCCAAAACTGGGTATGTAACCATTAAACTGTCCTTAATGTAATGTCGGCAGTCGGAGAAATAACATCTGCAATGTCCAATGTAAATATAAAAGTAACTGTGGCCTGTACCGTTAAATCAAGATCGCTAGTCTGTTGTTCGACGCTTCCAATTCGTAAAGTAATAAAATTTGCAGAATTCGCATGTATCTTTCGAAGTCTGTTGAGTTCGTCCTGTACTGCCGCAATTGCCCGATTTGTATCGGTCTTAGAATCCCCACTATATTCGGCAGTGGCTTGACACGCAAGAGCTATACTACCCTCTGTAGTAGTACGAATGTCTTGTAGAAGAGGTCCAAGCCGTCTAAATGGAATTGGATGAGATGCAAAAACTCTAATACCATCTGTTCTTGAAATGCTTGATATGAATGTTGCAATTCCACTTGGAAGATTGAGTTTTCTATCATCGGAGAAAGTAACAGAGAAGTCGATGGTTCCCTGGCATTTATTTTCAGAAATCGAAATAGATGTTGGATTATCTAAAATTAGACCACTTGGATGAGTCTTGTATTTAATATAAATACCAGAAGCATCCCAGGGCCATTGGGGTCGAACATAATTAACGAAACCAGAAAGGGCTCGCTCGAATCCTACGCCACCATCTGGATAGCCAAGACTGAGAGTTCTACCAAGCCCCTGAACTTTACCTTGTAATGTAACGGTGGATATGCCATCTTCATTTTCGGCATATGAAGCCGATCTTTCTGTAAAGTAGAACGGTACTCCAGAGACTATTGTAAATACTTCTGTAGCAGAATAAGAGCCATTCGCTATGTCAGCAGATTCTTCTCTGGATACAGAAATTTCAAAAACTGGACCGCCAGAAGGATTTGACGGATGTAATAGTCCGAATCCACCGGACGCATTTGGCTGTGTAAAATACGGTAGATCCAGTGGTAACTTATCAATTCCTAAATTGGACTTAACTCTTAAAAGAGCGTTCGCAAAGGCGTCAGGGTCAGAATCTAGCCCTTCTGCACTAACCGTATGAGTAATATCAAGCGTACAACTATTTTGATTTTCCTTAAAACTCCATTGATTTGAGAAGGTTTGAACCGTTCCACTAACGCCAGAAACACTAATAGTATCTTCTAGTTCTACGGTATAATCAAATCGAGTGACATGTACATCTGGTTCAATATTAACTGAATTAACTTTTGGACGGAGGCCAGAAGCGATCACCGTGCCGCTTGGCAAAGTTTTATTGGCTGGTCCAGCCCTAATAACGAAATCCTTATAATCTACTGAAAAAAGATCACGTAAGTCTTGCTGCTTTTGATACATCTGCTCATAGGAGCCAGACGGAAGAATAAGAATAGAGCTATCTAGCGTAACCCGAGTTCTTGTGCTTTGACGAGTACCATCGTCTGCGAAAGTTGTCTCAGTATTCCATGTTAAAATGGGGGCCGGAGTAATATCTATCCCGTTGTAGCTAACCACTACGGTTGGTCTTGGCTCATTAGGTACGATTGATTTATTCATTGATTATTGACCTTGCCCAAACGATGTCATAAGATTGCGTTCTCTTAGAACCTGAAAGATAGACTGAACAGCACTGTTCACCGGCTCCAACACTCGATCGGCCTGTTCTTCTTGGGCTCTGCGAATTCCTTCCTTTAGAGCAGATGCAAGATTTTCTAATCCTGTTACTGTAACTGTATTCTTTCCATTAACGGTAACATTAATTGCCGTTGGTGCCGCAACAGCAGACGCAGCAGTTGACCCGGCCGCCGGAGTTGTCGCAGTATTCGTTGTAACAGTATCACTAATTGTCGTATTTGAAACAGAGATTTCCTGTAAAGTAGATAAGATACTATCTAATTTATCTAGAGTTTGTCTATCAATATCTTGATTCGTATTATTTGTATTAATTTGATTGATAAGATTTGTAATAGAATTTGTAATAGCGGCAACTACGGCGGCATTTGTGCCATTAATAGCCTGTATACTACTTGCTATAGCACTAGCCCCGCCACCTTCTGCAAAGTTAGGTATATGACCGGCAAATTTACTTGGAATAATTGCTTCGCTAGTATTTGCAACAGCTAATCCGGCACCAGGAGGCATCATTCTCTTCTCTCGGGCTGCCGCTCTTAATACACCAAACGCTTCTCTTGGAGAAAGATTTCCACCAGCAAAGTTAGGAATATATCCCTTTGCCCCTGTCGGAACGGCCGCAGCAGCATTAAATACGCCCGCCTGTAAGCCGCCTATCGCACTCACAACATCTAATAGTTTGTCAGAAATGTCTGTGAATAAAGGAATCTGATTGGCGAACTCTCTAGCCTGTGCTTCTATTTGGCGAATAGTTTCGTTATCTGTCGCCTTTAATAGTTCAGCAGTTAACTTCTCTCTTTGATCCGCAGCAGCAGATAATGCATCATTAGTTGCAAAAATTTCATCACGCACGCTTAGAATATCTTCTGCGGCCCGATCGGCATTGATTTTTGCCTGTTCAAGTTGTGCCTTGGCGTCTTCAACGGCTTGATCAGCCGCGACGACCTGAGAAATTTGAAGTTCAGCATCTCTAACTGCTAAATCCTGCATCTTTGTTAATTGTTCTTTTTCTTGAGTAATAAGATCAGCAATAGCTGGTAAACCAACTTGTTCATTCACTCCCGCACCAATCTGTCCAAGAGCATTCTGTAGTTGTTCGGGGCTGAAACCGCCGACTTGGGTTGTGCTCGGAAGAGTGCGTAAGGCGTCTAAGATTTGCTGTCTAAATTGTGTTGGTAGCGATAGCAATTCTTTGCTTACTTGGTCAAACTGTTGCGGATTAAATTTGCTGAATTTATCGAAAGATCCGCCCAGTTTCTCGGCAACGAATTGTAGTCCCTGGATGCCTTGCTGTAATTCTGCATTCTGTTGTGGAGATTGTCCAAACACCTCAATGCCTGCATTAGTAATTTCATTCTGTGCGTTCTGTAAAAACGTCAAAGTATCCTGAGCTAATTGTTTTTCAAGACCAATTCTTTCCTTTAGAGATATATTGGCATCTTTTAGAGTTGAATTGAATACTTGATTAAGAGCACTAATACGTCCAGAAACAGTACTTAATCCACCGTCAAGAGTCTTGATTTGAATACCCATCATACCAGCTTCTATGCGTGCGGACGCGAGGGCGTCATTGAAGTCTAAGATTGATGAGATAAATGATCTATAAGCATCACTCAAATTACCTGTTGAAGATAAAACGTCCTGTTGTGCAGATTTTAATGTTTGTTGTGCATTAGCATCTTTGTCAAGTTCGTCTTTAAGTTTACCGGCACTAAATTCATTGAATGAACGGATAGTATCATGCACCCCATTCTTTAGAGCAAATTGAGCAGCAGCTAGATCGTCTAATGCTTTAGCAAGTTCCTTAGCCTTTTGAGCGGCTTCTTTTTCGGCTTCAGACTGAGCCTTTAATAGAGCAAGAGTATCATGAATACCGGCGGCTTCAGCTTCTTTAACCTTTGAGATTCGTTGTACTTGGAGTTGCCCCAATTCTTCTTCCAACTGAATTCTTGTCTTACCCGTATCCTGATTGACTCCTCCCTGAGTATTTGCAATAGTATTAGATACGGCCTGAATTTTTTCATCAAGAACATCTAATTCTTTAGCAAAAGTTTCAGAAGATATGCGTGCCGCCTGTTGAGCCTGTTTTAGATTATCCCCGGCAAATGTATTAATGAGATTCTGTAGGGACTCGTTGGCTCCGGTGCCACTCTTTACGATTTCATTAAATTGCTCTGTAGTTAATGAACCAAGATTGGCAATATCTTCACCACTTAAATTAGCGTCAACACCAAGTTTAATCAAGGCTAGTTCTGCATTATCGAGGGCACCCTTAGTAGCCTCTTGTATATCTTTTTGAACCTTGACTAATTCTGCGGCCTGTTTACCAAGAGCCTGTCTTAAATCAAAATCAACTTTAGCACGTTCGATATCCTCGGAAAGTCCCTTCTGAAGCACAGAGACGAATTCCATTGCGGCCTTCGTCATCTTAGTCTGCTCGGCTTCACTTATGGGCACCTGATCTTCACCGCCAAAGGTAGTATCTATATTCGTTTTCTTAACAATATCGTCAATCACTTTCGTTAGATTAAAATTACCATTTTTACCGGCATTATTGAAGGCGGTTTCAATTTGGCTCAAGAAATTCTTTGCGGCATCTGATGCCTGAGCACTTTGTCCAACGAATCCTAGTTCGCTTGGATTTGTGGCGGCTAGATTTTCGAAGTCTTTCCTGGCGGCAGATGCAACGTCTAAGAATTTCCCAAGAGCCTTTTGACGCTCCTGTAACTGTTCTATTTCTGTCTGAAAAAGTGGAACATCTGTGCGTAATAATTGAGTTCGTTGAGAAATTAATTCATTAATGGCGGCCTCTTGCTGACGCAACTGATCTCGCTCTTTGACCGCTTTTAGAGTATCTACTAGTCCTCGAACGGCTATATCTGCCGCTCCTCCAGCAGAAGCTAAGTCTCTAAATAGGGCGGTCTGTTGCATAGACAGACTCATACCGGCTTCGATAGCCTTGTTGAGTCTTTCAAACTGAGGATTTGCAGCAGCAATATTTTTGATGAATTGTGGATTAGCTAATACATCTGTTAGATCGGCCTTGCTAGTTTCTGGCCCTAAACCAGCCTGTTTTACTAATTCTTTATTACCGACAGTTTGTTTAACTGCCGTGTTAATTGTCTTAAAGAATGCATCATTAATAACGCCGCCACTCTTAACGAGGGCTTTCTGCATAGCATCAAGAATTGGTTTAGTCAATATTTCACCAGCAGCGGCATCCAAGGCAAGATTTTTAGAAGCCTTAAGATGGGCATTATCTTCTCCGATCTGTTCAAGATCCTTCTTTCTCTGGTCGATCGCGTCTGTAATCTTAGCAACTGCATCAATGACAAGCTGGAAGGTTCCAACCATTAATCCAGCCTTTGGCCCCAACAAGGCTGCTACTTGAAATCCCGTTTGTGCGGCTCCTAAAACGCTATTTAATGCACTGCCAACTTCGGCTATTGTGCCAGTCGCATCTTTAAATGCAACTTCTAATCCTTTAAGTGCCAATCCCGCCGCTATAGAGGCAGCCTGGAAAGCCGCGAATTCCTTGCCTGATACGCCCCGCGTTAGAGGGCCACCACCCTGAGCAGATGGCGAACCAACGAAATTGAATTTGCCACCACCGCCCTGTTGAGCACCGCCGGTAGTACCTTGTCCACCGCCTCGCCCTCCGAACGCGATCTGTCCTAACTTGAATGCACCAACCCCAATTAATGGGGCAATAGCCACACCCAAAGTTTTAGCAATCTTAACGGCCTCTTCTAATCCCATCGCAAACCCACGAGCGGCCTTTAATGCATCTTTGAAGAAATCTAACACACCGGCATTACCTAGTTCGACAGCTAATTTCTGGAATTCAGCTACCGTCTGATCTACTTGATACGACAGTTTTTCTTGTACAACCTGTAATTTACGAGCAGCCGTTCCGTCGGCATTTAATGATCCGGCATATACTTCTGCCGCTCTATTGGTTGATTTCAAAAGAGCTAAGAATGTTTCGAATTGACGAACGCCAGCAATGGTCTTGGCGGCATTGACCTGTTCCGCCTCTGTCAAACCATGAAATGCTTTAGCAGTATCTTCAACTACGGCCTGAAAAGGACGAAGTTCTCCGGCCTGATCTTGAACGCTTACGCCCAATTGTTCTAGTGCTGTTCTGCTTTCTCCACCAGCAAACAATCTTGGAATAACAGTTTTTGCGAATGTACCAAGTTCCTTGCCACTTTTTCTAGTTTGTTCTCTTAAGGCTGCAATAGACGCAATGGCATAATCGAAATCCTTAGTGGCGAACGCAAGGGCGTTACCGCCGGCCACGAATGCGTCGGCCATGTCTTGGGCATCTGACGCGGTTAAGTCTTCTACCTTTGAAATCTTATCTAGGATTTCTATATTACTAAGAGCAGAACTTGCGAATTGCTTCTGCACGCCGATGAGTAATTCTTGTGCCTGTGCAAGATCCAATGTACTTACTTGGGTAGCAATCGCAGCCACTTTAGCTTTGTCAAGAGCAGAACTGATTGTTTCACCGGCTTGTACGAAGACCTTCACGCTCTTAATGACCTCGATCGCTGATACGCCGAATCGAGCCCCAATATCTAGTGCGGCATCTGAAATTTCTTGTATTCTGTTGACCGCCTCTTTCGGATCAATTCTAACGATGTTTAATAATTCTGATTCGAATTCAGATATAAATTTAACGCCGCCCTGAATAGCCTTATTAAGAGTCGCAAAGATAGGAAGTAAGATGGCGAATTGAGCCATTCGCTGCAAGAATTTCTGAGCAAATGCATTACCGAGACTTAATTGCTGGTTTGTTTTGCCAAGAGTGGCATTAAAAGTCTGAACATTACTATTGGCTTGTCCAACCGCCTGTCCGGTCTGTTTAAATGCTCCGGGCAAGGTACTGGCCGCACGACTAATCTTCTGAAAGATTGCCGGATTAATATCGACATCTATAAGCCTTAGAATACCTTCTAATTGAATTCTTGCCATTACTTCATTAGCTCACTTGCAAAGATAAACTCGATATATTTAACAATTAATTCTTCTAATCGTGCCTTATTTTTAACGAACCACTCATCAGCATAGTTTCTGAAAACAATCGGTAATTCCCATCTGCCAGTTGAACCAAATCTATTGGCTGGTAACATTAAACCGCCTAATGGATCACCTAACCTGATTCGTTTACGCAGCTTATCAACTTTTGGCAATCTGTTGCGTGGCACGAAACCTCTGTCATTCACCTTCTGGCCGTCTACAGCCCACCGTAGCCACGATCCGATTTTAAGTTGGCCCGTTCCACTAGCAGGATGTGGCGTAGCTCTAATGAGATTATAAACGTTGCCGAAATAGAAAGAAAGGGCCGTGCCTCTAACATCTACTCGGAATGTGTCGCGGTATGCCTTTAATAGTTTTGGAGGTTCCGTGGCTTCTACACCTAATTCACTTAAACCCTCCGAACTAGTTATAAACTGATAAAACGGAGTTTGGGCGATACCTTCAAGGCCCATGCCTCCGTTAATTAGAGCCTCCAGTATCGGCCCCGACATTAACGGCTCCAGGCGGAGAAGCGTTCTTTTCCACGCTTCCGCTATCGGCCCCTTCAGGCCCGATTGTCCCCGCACTAGATCCACCTTCCACCTTGTCGCCATCTATTGCTTCCTTAATTCTACGCACCAACGTTTCCCGAGCATCCTGTTTGGCTTTTTCTACCATTTCGGCATGTTGCGTTTTAAGCCACTTCTGTTCTGGATATTCATTAATTGTATCATCTCTCATTTTCTCTAAAAGAGAGTTATTGAACTCCATTGCTTTTTCCGGTACATTGGAAGTCGCATTCTGATCACGCTCAATCACATAATCTTTATAGTTCTTCCAATACCGCTGTTTAGTAGCCTTAATAATCACACAACTAGCCATTAAAGATTCTAACTTAGTTAATTCAGCATAGCCCTCACAAGATTGCATATAAGAAGCCTGTTGTACACTGAATAGTCTAAGCATTTTAACTCTTAAAATACCCATTTCCCCTGATATCTTAATACACTCATTATTATCGCTACGCTTCGAGGCTTCCTCTAAAGAAAGCGACAGAGAGGTTATATCTGAGACTAAACGTCTAAAATCGTCATCATCGTCCTTAGTCCAGATGCCATTTTTATCGAAGATTTCCCTCATCTTCTCGCGAGGAAGAATTCCTTCTTTAATGGCCTCACTATAAGCTTTGCGATAGATCATATCTGCCTCACGGATTAATATATCCGTGGCCTCGATTAATTCAAATTCCATTTCGGCTCCGTGCCGATCAATTGCTCTAAATGTTCTGTCCATGCCTATCTCCATTGTAAAGTTCTACGACTTTTTTACGCCAACTAATATACTCTTCTTTAACTCCAGATAGCAAATTATATAAGTCCATAAAAGGAATTGCACAATTAACACAACTATCAAGACCATATATATCAAGAGTTAATGTAGCAGTAGAATTAATATAAATAATGCCCGTGTCAAGTTCTCTTCTTATTGCTTCTAATATTCTATAATTTTGTTGCTCATTTTTAGCCAATATTCTAATTCCCGGCTCGGTGTCATTAAATGTGATTGTCTGTATGCCTTCTATAAAGGCTTTCGTTACACTGAGCGTATTATCTGGATTAAATCTAACTGGCCTATATTCAATATCATAATCTCTAATTTCGTCTCTGGTCGCCCGAATAGCATCATTGAACTGATTTTTGATATCAAACTTAAATAATCGCCCCTGCTGATCTTCTCTTAAATCTGGAAAACGCTCATCAAACTGATTCAAAAGTTGCACCATGATATGCTTCATGCGTCTTTCCAAACTCTCGGTGAGAACGTCTTTTGATGTTTTTCTCATTATTTCCTCAATGTATGAATTTCTTGCTTAGAGCCAAGCAATATCCTTGAATTCTTATTTCTGAGATCCTTCTCATCTATCATGCCAACCTTTGCAACTGTAGTTTGTTCTTGTGTCTGCAATAATCGAATTCTCTTAGAGTTGCGTGCGTAGATTTCATCGGCGATCTTATCCTTCTCGGCTCTAGTATACCTACGATATGTTCCATACAGGCAATTTTTTGCATGTCGCGGGCGTTCGCCATGTCCCTTAACTTTGATATCTGCTACACCACAAACACACTCTTCCACATAATATCCATCTAACACAACTCCGCGTTCATGGTGTTCTGGTATATTCTTTTTCTTAGCCATTTCAGATTCATTCTTTTCATTGTTACGATTCCGTAGCCATATATCGAACTTTTCGTCGTCTTGTATAATATCTTCATCCGGCTTTTCGGTACTTTCATAAGCAAGATCATAAACCCTGCTCCAATAAATAAGCATACGCTGGTTTATTGAAAGATTGGCTATTGGTGTATTGAAAAGAGACTGTATATTTTCTCTATTAAGAGTCCACAACATTCTCCATTCAAGCGACCTAGCAATCTTTCTAAGTTCTGAATGAGCCAATCCACCTTCTGTAATAACCTCTTTTAAGAGAAGAGTCATTAATTCTGGATCATTATCTTTGAGCTTATTAATAGTTTGATAGTCATTAAAAAATGGTGTACCATCTTCATGCAAAACGACACGCTTAGTCATGGCAAATATAAAGGCTTCATTTGCCATATATTCGGCGGTCAGTGTATAAATATATTGTTGTTTTTCTAATGCGTGCTTTAATTTTTCTTGTGTTTCTTCTATCTGCTTATCTAGCCGATGTTTCTTGGTTAAAAGCTTATGTCTATCCTTTTCAGATTCCAAAAACGCAATATGTTTCTCGGCCTCTTTTAAAATAAGATCGTCTTCGTCCGTCCAGCTTTCACTTTCCCTCGCTTCTTTTAAGGCTCTTTCCTGGGTGGGAATATCATTATCTAATGCTTGTCGCATTACGAGACGTTTTTCTAATGCGGCTATATTTCTGTCCGCAACTGTGGGGTTTAGTATGACAACGATCTTGCCATCTGGCAAAAGAACTAAACGACGGTCCCACAAAATAAGATTGATTAAATCCTGTACCAATTCCATACCTAGCACCAAAATAAAAACTTCCCGGGGGCCAATGGCCCCCGGGGGATCTGAACATATAGTTCAGACGATGAATTCTTAGAAGATTCCGAGGTCAGTTCTCTTGAATGACTCACCGCCAACGTTGAATCTGCTATTGCCTGTCTCGAACACGACCACTCTGTGATTCGGCTGGAAGAAGTCATGGCTGACGTTGAACACGTTGTATCCTACGAAGTTGTAGGTCACTGTCATGTTGTCACCACCAGCGTCTCCACCGCCAACGTCAACGCCCTGAAGTCTCATGCCGTCTCCGAGGTCTACTTGCAGACCGTCGCACGTTCTAATAATCATTGTGTTATTTGCAACGGTATTATCTGGTCCACAGTCGATACCAGCAGTTGCATCTACTAGATCGCCCTGGGCCGTGATAACTTCAACTGAAGCTGTTACTTCGATTGGGAAAGATACAGTCTTGGCGAATGGTCGCTTTGAACCAAGCTCGAAGATGTCGTCTCGTCCAAGATCGACTGAAACCGTAATCGTCTGAACGTGTTCCTGAATAAAGTCTGTATTCGCGTCACCAATTGTTTGAGTGAATGCGGAAGCGGTGCCTGGGCCCTGTGCTCCGAATCCACCGTTGACAAATGCCGCGTTAATTCCAGAACTAATAAATGGCTTAATGCCAGGAATGTCGCGAGGAAGAACGCTTCGGCGAATTTCTACCTCTTCTCTTCGCTGGATACCAGATCCTACGATGATCACACCATTTACATCTGATCCACCGGCAAGTTCGAACGCTCCACCCTCAACAAGAGCGGAAGTTGTGCCGTCGTGTCCGAATACGCCCGAAGGTAGTCCTTCTGGAGCATTTGGATTGCCACCATTCTGATCATTTCCGAAGTTAACTAGTGGCTCATTACCACCATTACCTAGAGACTGACCAGAGATATTAATTAAGGCACCCCAAATCTTATCGTTGCCGACTAGAGTTACGTCTTCTGTAACGAAACCATCAACTGGGAACGTGTAGGAGATGTTTGAAATAACCATTCCAGATGCAGTAACGATTGAGATCGGACGGCCAGTTGCTCGGAACTGTGAGTCCGGGTAAATTTCCATCGCAACGTCTACTTTATAACTCTGGGTACGAGCAACGATATCATTAGCTTGATTTGGATCAGTTACCATGAAAAATAGAGGCTTTGATCCGTCGATTGCCTTGCTTAAGGTCATTTCGATGTCAGGTTGACGTTCTGAATTTTCATAGATTTCTACCTGACCAAGCTGGAAGACTTGTTCGAGGTTAAAGGTTGTGGTCATACCGGCGGATTGAAGGCCACGCGGCACTTCCCATCGGTTGCCTACTTCATTGACGCCTGATGCTAGCCCGCCAGTGATAAAGTGACGGCTATTAACCGGTGCAACTTCACCAGTAGCCGCTATACTATTAGCTTTAATGGCTACCTGTTCGATAGCCCAAAATACACGATTGTTAACCATCTAATTCTCCTGTCTTTTAATTCGCTAGCGTATTAGGGATATGAGATGTTTATGGTATCCCTACCTCAATTTAATACACTAAGAAAAAACTTGGTCCCCAAGAACCGGGATATTGCTGATCGGGGCAAAAATCGTCCCAAGAGGGGTAATCGGAGCATTAAGATATGTGGTTACATGAAATGTTACCAATGCTCTTTCATACTCCTGAACGGGTGCCTCATTCTGAACTTCAGTCTTATCAATATAAGACATATATCTAAGAGGTGTGCCAGATCCTATGGTAGTTACTATTCTATTATTTCTTAAAAGATCCTGGTATGCAATATATTCTGGCGATATCTCATTAAAAATGCCAGATAATGGAAGTGGGGCAATATTAAAATTAATAAGAGGAATGGACTTGCGTTCCTGGGCGGTTAAAATATCCACAATATTATCTCTCTGAATATCATCTAAAGCCCAAATATGTAATTTCACTTCGTCGGTTATCTTAAGTGATCTATTTCCTATTTCATATGGCTTTTGTGTCCGTCCGTCCAGTTCTATGAAGACCGCAGGAAAAGGCTGTTTTGTGCCAGATGGATAAACAAGTTGCATAGACGTTTCGGGATTAGTAGCATACTTGCTCTCAATATAGCCATCATCAAATTGTTGATTAAAATGATGTTCGAATCCAACACGCACATGCCGATAAGTAAAATCGGCATGAACCTGTGTATCTAAAGGTAATGGCTGATCAAAGATAACACGCCCATTAATAAAATCTATCTTGTGGGCAAATGTTGTATCGTCTGGGCGTCTAAAAGCCCCCTGAACATAAACGCCAGAGGCAACCTGTGGATTTGCTTTAATTAATGAACCATCCACTGGAACACCAGATTCATAAATCCACTGTCTAAATGCTGATTGCCATACTTGACCAACTTGCATATCCGTATAGAGTTCGTGAGCGTGCTCATCTGGAACTAAGGCACTTGTTACTCCACCGTCATAAAATGTTTGACCGCTAGTAACAATAGAAAATCCACCCTCTCGCAAGAAGGACATATCAAGAAAAAGTTTGTAGTTCAACTTTAGTGTCGATCTCTGTTTATATTCAAGACCCACGTAAATATCTCCTTACAACCATGTTATCCATTGTTTCCTGTACCTTCTTTAATGTCAGATTCTTGAATTTCGCCAATCTTTAATATCGCATATCTACGTTGTGTAAAACCAATAGGTCTGGTTTCTATTAATGCATATCGACGCCCCTCAATACTCATGGACCGGGCAGTTTGAAAATGCGGCATCGCCTCAATGTACACAGTTAACATCGCCTCATTCTCTTTTAGGTTTCCTACTCCCTTATTATCAGGACCAGTTTTTGGACCGATTTTTATATGTGCCTTATATGTTGTATCTCGCGATATAAATTTCACTCCTGGGCCTTTTGTGCTAGGACTGGGAGAGATGGTACGTCCAAAGAATGGATTATATTGTAAAGCTTGAGGCTGACTATTAGTTATAGTATCTGATTGTTTTTGGCCTTCCAAATGGACTATTACTTCGCGTCCGAGGTCTTCAAGAGCTTCATCCATAAAGGACGCATATAATGCATCTAAAGCAGCAATATTGATAAGGCCGCTACTCATGCTAATATGTGGGTTGGGAGTAATTATGATCATTAGCTGACTCCAGCTTGCGATCTTAGAATTGTTCCTTGGTCTATACGCACGCGAGCGTATCCGGGCGTGATGACATGCACTTGATCATTTGGATTATTTTCAGTTACAATATTGTGAGTCTGATATTCTTGATAGGTTCTAGAAAATCCTAGGCCAGCAAAAACAACCATATGAGGATCATCTATCAATGGACCCATAAACTTGCCGACCTTATAACTTCCGAAGGAAGATAGATTCGTGATCGTTCCAGAAGGACCAAGATATGCTGGCATTCCGGCATAAATTGGACCAACTATATAGAGCCAGTCCGTTTCAAATAACCCCTGTGTTGCAACCTTTGGAATATCGTATGGCACACGTACATCCCGTGCATGTGGAAATGGTTGATATTCATAATTGAGCCATTCAACGTCATTAAGTTGTATCCCTAAAGGAATAACTCCACTTGGATTTCTCGCATACTCAAGAAAAGTTAGACCAGACGCAGAAGCAAATGATAAAATACCACCACGTTCTGAGGTAGCTAAAACTGGAAATTCACCCTCATCTATGTCTTCAACTTGCCTAAACGGTCTTAGGGCCATTAGGGTAGCTCCTTTAAATAAAGGAGATATTCTACTACGGTTTTCTTGCCTTTTCTAGAATTACAATCCATACAGGCGATACATAAGTTATCTATAGAGCTGTCACCACCTCTTTTAACTGGCAATTTATGTTCTATACTTAACTTTTCCTTATTTCCACAATAAACGCAAGTATTTTTATCTCTTTCGAAGATAAATTTAATATCATCTTCTGTCACCAATCGTTTGCCGCGATTTCTTAGATTTTTCATAATGGCTTTGGCTGGATTACGTCGCAACCAATTACGATTATTTTCTGTTTGAGGTTTACGATTACGAGACATCCCTGTTAATAATCTTATTCTTTTACGATATTCAATATCATTAATAAATCGTTCTCGTCTACGAGCATTGATATTTTCTCTATCTCGTAATCTGTGCTGTCGTTCGTATTCGGCATTTCTTTTTTTAAATTCTTCTTCATTTTTATGTTTACGATAATATGCTCTAGTTCTACAATTACTAGAACAATATAATGCTCTAATATTTGCAGTAAAAATTGTATTACATATCTTACATGAATGATTCATTAGTAAATCATCTTACCAAATGTCCCACTTAATCTTGATAGGAATCTTTTGATTGCGGCGTTAAGTTCGTCTCGTAATAATTCAACATCGAGTCTAATTAATGAAGCTCTAGTTTGAAATCTTCCGACGCTAACACTAACCTCGACGCCATCACTATTAATAACCGTGACACCATCATTTGTAGAACTGTTAACTGCACTTGAGAAGACACTAGAAGTTGTAGTTGCATTGAGTCTTGCTAAAGAAGAAAGTTCACTAGTCTTTATAATATACTCCATCTGTAAAATAATAAGGTCCGTATACTCATCATCATTCGGAGTAACAGTTCCCGCTTCCACATCTACTATTAGAGGATAAACACGAATACGTCTTCCACCATATTGACCTTCAATGCCAGTTGGACCGTGCATTTTAACAGCCAGTCCAAGGGCTTGGTTAAGCCTACGAATGGCCTTTATTAATACCCTCTGGAGGAACCCATCATTAAAGATAAGGCCGTCTGGATCACCTACGTCGATTCTGACAGCATCGTAGATCGAAGATGTCTGATCCGTGGCAGGAGCAAACCCAAAGCTGACGCTCAAGGCTTGTACAGAGAAATCCTCTGAAGCAATAAATTGGAAGGCACCCGTGGGGATAATTACCCAGTCTATATGCCACATACCAAGGACAAACCCATCTGGAATTACGCCACTTCCTAAATATTTGCCGGTTTCTGGATGAGTTGGGACGCCGGACGCGGCCAGACTATTATTAGCATCATAAACATTAAATGAGACACCGCTGGCGTCGATTGCAACGCCATTGGCACTTAAAAAGATATCAAGTTGATTAAGGTCGGACCCGACCGTTAAAACTTTACTGGCTCCAGACATGCGTTCCTCCCAATAGAATTGGCAATATTATTAAATACACTATTGAGATGGCAAAGACGCCTCTTGTGCCAAGCCATCGGCCATTTCATTATATTTGTTGCCGCTATGCGATCTAACCCACTTCCACTTGATTTTATGGCCTGTAGCGAGGGCGTCTAGCCGTTTCCAAAGATCGGCATTTTTCATGGCCTGACCATTGCACATTTTCCACTGTCTCTTTTTCCATCCTTTTGTCCACTCGGTCATGCCCCTAGAAAGATAAGTAGAATCTGTATAAAATATCATTTCATATTTGGAATTCAAATTATGAATATGTTCGAGTGCTTTAATAGCAGCAAGCAGTTCCATACGATTATTCGTCGTATAAAGTTCTGATCCAGATAATTTTTCTACGCTTCCATTCTCAAATATTATAACTACTCCCCAACCGCCCTTGCCGGTATTGCACCGGCAAGAGCCATCGGTGTATATAGTCAGTTTAGACATCTTTTAGGAAGCGTTGTACTGCTGTAACTGCCGCCTGATGTCTTTTAAACCAAGCAACTAACGTCTCTTTTGCAAGACGGGTTGTCGTAATGACCCACGGAGATTCTGGATGCTTAGGATCTGGAACGCTCGTTGAAAGCGTCTGTCCGCTTGTGGCGTCTAATGCTGGTGCTGTTGGCATAATGTTCTCCTTATGAACCTTTTAATATCTTTCTGACCGCTTGTACGGCAAGCATATGACGTTGTATAAATAGAGTTAGAAGTTCTCCATCTTCCTGAGTTGTTTCAATTGTCCACGGTTCGTCTGGATGCCCTGGATCTTGGATAACTGTTGTTAACTTGTGCGGCGTTCCGCCCACAGTAGTTGTTCCCGTAGCTAATGTCATCATGAAATGCTCCTATTGTTAAGAATAAAATACACTAGTCGTTATCTTTAAAGAATCTGTCTAATTGCTCTTTCCAAGAACGTTTACCAAGTATCATATGGCGGTAGCCATTGCTCTGATAATGTCGGATTTTAGGATTATCCCTATTATAAGGAATTGCTTTCGTTTGATCCCTATTTTCTTCTAGACCGTCATATTCGATCCACATATCATAATCTGGAAGATAAAAGTCACACGTCCACCTTTCGCCTTCAGCGACCTTCTTTTCGTATTCAAAGTTTATAGATTTTTCAGTTAAATACTGAGCAATAATTGCTTCTTTCTTACTTCTATATAATACGCCATTAAAATCGGTCGGAATACCAAAAAGCGTAGAATTCATAGAAAGATCAATATGCCAAGAACGCTGGTTTTTCATTCTAATCGTTTCTTCTGAAACATTAAATCTAAAGGCCGTGGTCGCGTAATTTCTTTCCTTTTCAAGCGTTTCTTTAACTTGATTAGTTAGACATTCATCTTGCCATATAGATCCTAATACATGAAGTTTCGATCTATTAATATTATCTACTGCCGATTCAGTACATCCTAATTCAGTTCCAGCCTCTTTATATGTAAGACCATCTTCTAATAACTTTTTACAGACTGCCAATTTTTCCTCGGTCCACAGAATAGTTAAGCCTTTTGCGGCTTTAGCTTCCGCAGGACTCATATTATTAAGTCCATACTTAACTAAATAATTATGAATGGACCCATTACATATTCCAAGCCTAACGGACATTTCTTTAACTGATAGCCCCTCGGCTTTGAGAGCGATTAGTTGTTCTTTAGTTAATCCCTTCTCCCGAGAAGCGTTCCTAGTTCTGCATTTATAACCATTCAGAGCTAAGATTTTTCTTACAGTCTTTCCGGCTACGCCGAGTTCTTTAATGATCTCAAGAATCGGCTTCCTCTGATTTAAGTAAAGATCCATTATAAGGTCTGTTTTCGCATGAGCCATTTATATCTCCTAGATGGGTTATTGGTCTAGAAGTATTATACACGAACTCGTGACTGAACACGAAAGAAAATAAAAGAGCCCCGGGTTCATCACCCGGGGCTCCGTAAGTCCTTATTCTACAATATCTTAGAACTCGCCCAAAATAACCCGTCTGGCGTCTAAGACGGCAAATCCATGTTCCATCCAACCGTAAATTCCCGCTCTTTGCTGACGGTACAACGTCGGATCTTCGTACGTCTCAAGTTCCTTACGGATCGGCATCACGAAGGAGTCGTTCGTTGATAGGTCAAGACCTACGCAGAATTCCTTTGCGGTAACAGATGCCTGAGTCTGGTGTGCCCGACCAAGCGTGCTGGAAAGGAATACCTCGTACTCCTGTCCCTCGCCAAACTCCGTCATTTCGTGGAGAACTACGCCATAGATTGCGGCTAGTCCATATTCACGGTTGACGAAGATTTCGCGTCGTGTGAACTCGTCAATCTCATCTACGTCCCACGCACGGATGTCTTCCATCGCTTCGAGCGAGAGGTAAACGTCGGTTAGACGACCAGCGTTTCCGTTTCCGCCCGCACCACGAACCATCGCCGTCTTCATTCGGCTGATTAATTCCTTGGTGAACTGACCAGCAGCAGCCGTTACAGCTACGCTTGAGCCAGTGAATGGAGCACTGCCATTAGCAGTGACCACTAGACCACGACCATCAGACGCCGCAAGGATTGTTCGCCATGCGTCTGAGTTGATCTTGCGGACGAACCCGGCCTCATAGACACGGATCGCTCGCATGATTACGTCAAAACGAGCCTCTTCAGCATACCGAATATCCCAGTCAATTGAGTTGGCAATTCGGAATGTAGGAACCCATAGCTCATCACCTTCAACGTGACGCTCAGGAACCTTACCCTGCTTCGGCATGGTAAAGGCCATATAGTTATCCTCTTCGCCCGGACGAACGAAGTCTAGAGGATAGCTAACCTGGGCACCGGGCTGAAGCACCTGACGCTCATAGATTTCGCCAGTGTTGTCGCGATCGAAAACGCCCTGACGTAGAGGCCAGTTTAACTCGCCCGCGAACGCACGCTGTGCCTGTTCACGTTCTGAGGTAACAGCAGAAGCCGTTAACTTGAGTGCTGCAATTGCAGCAGGATCATACTTTTTCATTCTAATCTCCTTGCTTTGTTAGCGAACTAGATTATAGTTCGATTCGAACGTGTAGATAGCCGTCGGAACCTAGAGCACTTAATGCACGACCGACTAGCTGACGCTTGGTGGTTGCACTGTTTGCGAGTGTTCCATTGTTTCGACTCAACTTGCCATCATCGGCCATATAGAGAAGATCGCCAGGAACATATGTTCCTACAGACTGACCAGCGAGCGTCTGCTCAACAAAGTCGGTCCAGAACTCGCCTTCGGTCGCAATGCCGACTACTGAGCCCTGTGGAACTACGTTTCGCTGACGAGGCTCTGGACGATCCATGAAGTTTAGAGCTTCAACGTCGTCAAGAAGCAGACCGGCAGGCTGTGCTAGAGCCCCGGAAACCGCAGCGGCATTCGCATACGAACCAAGGCCATTTACGCCCGGAACGAATGAGAGAATACCACCCCGCTCGGCCACACCAGATACGGTGAGGTCGATGTTTGTATCGAACACTTGTCTTGCAGGTAATAGACCCATCGTTATTCTCCCTTTTTCTTTCGTTATTCTACAGGATCAAAAGCGGCCTTAGCTTTACCGGGCCGTTGATTTGTGTTTTCGGACTTATCGTTTCCGACTAGACTCGCGGCTAGACTACGGAAACCATTTTCTTTCTCGTCATCCTCTCCACCTTTTGCGGCAGCGAGGTCAACCTTCTCTTCTTTCTTTACGCCGTCGAGGACGGTTTCAACAGTTTCCTCGTCAGAACCAGCGATCTTGAATCGTGGATTCTTTAGGACACCAGAGCCGACGCCAGAGTTGACATCGGCATTCGCACCCTTACGAAGCTTAACAAGTTCTGTAATTGCAGCCGCCATTGAAGGCTCGTCGCACTTTTTATCAGCTTCTTTTGTCTTTTCGTCTTTCTTTGCATATGGAGGAGCCTTAGCACCCTTGATTCGTTCAACGAAGAGTTCCTTCTCCACTAGCCACTCAGCATAGTCGGTATCATTCTTTTTGGAAGCAACGGCAACCATCGCCTTGACTTCCTCTTCCGTTAGGTGATCCTTTAGGAGAGCGGTCACTTCCTGATCACGAAGAACCGCTGCGGCTTCCGCAACGTCTTTCTTAAGATCAACTAGTTCTTTAACCATCGGAGCGACTTTACTTGCGACAGAATTCTTAATCCAAGCAATCTTGGCCTGGAAATCGGCCTCACCGCTATTCTGAGCGTTCGCGGCATCAATCGCCGCGATTTCTGGAGGCGTATCAGATGTCGCACCAGCTAGTGCCTTGACGACCTCATTGAGTGCGGCGTTGTGTGCTTTCGCAACCTCAAGTGCAGCAGTTGCCTTTGCTTCGGTTTCTTTTACACTTGTTTCAAGTGCAATTACCTTGGCAGCATTTTCCGCAGCAGTCTTTTCTAGTTCTGCGGCCTTCGCCTTAGCCTTTGATTCGGCTTCGGCAGCAGTCTTTGCTGCTTCGCGAGCTTCTAGTGCGTCAGCTACAGCCTTCGCGATAGCTCCTGCATCTACTTCGGGAGCATCTCCCGTACCCGCTTGTTCTGCTACTACTTTAGTCATATCAATCTCCTGTTCTTCTGTGAACAAACTTTGTATTAACTTTTCAAGTTCACCATTAGTTTCATTTGAAGCTTCTGGTACACTCTTGGTTTCTATATCAGATATTACACTATCTATTACAGATCGCTTATTTGCGGGCACATCTACGAAACCATATCCGCCAAAAGTGATATTTTTTAATGCTCTACCAATCTTAACGTTTTCATACTTGCCAGTCCCGCCATTGGCTCTTAAATAGCCGTCTAGGAAGGCGGTATTGTCGTTTCGAGCGATTATCTTAGCTGGCTCGTTATCTTTAACGAGGGCATAACTATAATCATCGAACCAAGCTTCCATCGAAACATAAAGATTGCCCTTAGCGGCTCTATCTTCAATTTCGCTGGCACGTTCTGTATGAATTAACTTAAAAACAACCGCTTCAGTCCAATATTCATATGGCGTGTCAGGCGGGCTTGCCTTATTTAAGTCTAATATATTCCCTTTAAGATCCCTAGCCTCTACACTATAAACAACCCCAACGATATCTTTATCTTTGTGTTGCCAGTTAGCAGGCTTCAGCACTGGCGTATGACGGGCATCCCATAGCTCATCGCGTAGGAATATGTCGTCATTCGCGTTCATGCCGCTCGTTACAAGACAAGAACGTACGTACATTAAATCGACTTGAGGTTTTAACTCAAATCCGTACTTTTCTTGCATCGCGACAGCAACAGCCTTAAACTTTTCGGAATTTCTTTCGATTAGTTCGGCTTTTGCCACCAAACGAGTCTTAAAAGGTTTATTCATAACAATCTCAATAAACTAAAAGTTAGTTAAATAACTGCATATTCATGTAATTTTGCAGCCTTCACAAACAAGACATCTAATTCTTCTAGTTTTAATACACTATAAAATTCATTTGGAGACTTGTCGCTTTTAGTACAATTACATGACTTACACAATAATACAGCATTTGTAATAGAAAGACCGAAACCACTGCTTAATGGATTATGATGATCTATTTGTAGACTATTTTTTGATCCACATATAAAGCATGAATGATTGAATAATTGACGAGTTATATCTTCGTCTTGGGCCGAATAATTATTATCTAAATTAAATTTTAAATCGTTGTGTTCGCGGGATCGTCTATTGACGCAAAGTTTGCAACACTTATAACCATCAGAACGAACAGATATATTAGAATCTTCAACTAAGTGACCATATATACATGTATTTGTTTTATATTCGTGCCCACGAAACTTTATTCTTTGTCGTCCTCTTTCTTTATTGCATATTTTACAATATCTATGTCCACTTTTATCTCGACCAGTATTATCTAAAGTATATTCGTGACCATTTTTACAGTGAGTTTTATCTTTATGTGCTATTACGTCTTCTGTTTTGCCACGCCGTTTTCTTTCTGCGAGTTTATGACATTCTTTACAAACTCTATGACCTCTTTTATTTAAAGATATATTTTCAAAACTAAAAACATGTCCTTGGTTACAGTGCGTTTTTAAAGCGTTTACACTTGGTGAATCTTTCATGCAAAGTTTGACGGATGGTGCGTGTGTTGTCCGCCGGGCTTATTTTCGCCCTGACCATGATAGTGATGACCATCAATAGAAAATGCTTGCGGATTTGATTTATCTACATTATCAATTTCTTTATGAGTATGTCCACCAAGACGATTTTGTGGACTATGAGAATGGGCTCCGCCGGGCTTTCCACCTTTTAAGTGGGTGTGTAATCCAAGAGGATTGCTTTGCGTATGAATATGTAGGCCATCATAAATAGCCTTATCCTCTTCCGTCACGGGCGTATACATCCATTCTTTGCCTTGCGGCTTAATAGCGTGCCCGCGTGGGTCACCCGGATCGGCAGAGTCAGATGTGCGAGGAATAAAATCCTTCTCACATTCTCGCTCAATTTCATAGCCACGCCCACGATTGAAAAATCCGGGCCGCTTCATCTGTTTGGCTGCACCCTTAAATACATCATGCAACGCCTTTTCTTCACGTTCTTTACGAGTTTCCATTATGAGTTACTCAATGTGTAATAGGTGTTGCCAGACTGGGTATTACGAGATTCCGCAGCAGATCCATCAGTGATGGAACGGGCCGCAATTTCCTTAGTGCCATCGCCGTTGATATCAAGTGCCCGATCGGTATAAACAACACTTCTAGCACTATTACGAATCGTAACGGCGTTGATATTATTTTTAAAACCAGACTGAAGTAAAACAGACATTAGCCCGCCTTTCTAGCCTTTTTGGCTACCATGGCCATTACTTGCGTGCGAGTTGCATTTGCCTTTGATTTATCCAAAAGCTGGAACAGGATATCGGATTGTGTATAATCGTATAATGAAGCAAACTCGTCGGCGTCAACACCATCTGACATAAGTTTATCAGCTAATTTTAGAGCTTCTTTGACTTTACCCTGTTGATCCTTTAATCTGTCAACAAGCTGTGAAGCATAAGTCTTGCGTTCTATAACAGACATTTTAACTACGGCCGCATACGTAACAGACTTTTTTCCGGTGTTGTCTAAATTTGGAATAGTAGTCCCGGGGACTTTAGGATCTAACTTTGCGTCTTTAACCGGATCTGTTACATTCTTCATGGCTATTTCCTTCTTTGATTTAGCGTGTTTAAAATACTCTATTTGTTGAAGACGTTTTACTGCTTGCTCCCTCGATGGAAAACAACCTAGGTTTTTAGAGCCATCTTTTGAAAAGACGCAGTATTCATTACCCTTCTTTCTAATCATAGCATTTTCCTTTAATTAAATACACTAATTTACTTCGTTAACTCGCATAGCCCTTTCATTGATCGCACATTGCGTCCAAGCACTAATAATAAACTGTCGTCTATGTTCGCGTGACGGAGGTTTTCCAAACTTATTCTCATAACGGGCGATTTTATCTGCATATACGGCCAATACATTTGCCTTAACCCGTGCATTACCATCAGATTCCAATAAATGTACAAGATAATCTTCTGTATCAAATTCCTTTGGTTTATCCGCAGGAAGATGGCTAAACATATTCTGAATTAATCCCTCTAAACGCTCGCGGTCGGAGGCTTCTAATTGCTTAACATATTTTAAACCCTTGGTCTTTAATAGTTTAGCACTTACCCTCTCTTCTAAAGATTCTAACATATCTTTGCCAACAGAAAGTAGTTCGTCATAATCCTCTAATATAGCTTTACTTTGTCCAACTGGGCCGCGAGGACTTGTTTGTTTGCCACGCTTCACAGCCTCTTTTGAGCCCTCCGGTCTTCCATTTGGGGTCTTTGGGCCAATGGCCGGGCCACCCACAGGGGCGGGTGCCTGATCCTTAATATAAGGACCAAGCTTCTTCATAACCTTTTCGTTCGAATCTTTGTTTAGTGGCACATCCTCTGTCTCTTCCTCCTGTTTACTTCGCTCTGTATCGAAGTCAGTATCGAACTCGCGTAATAATGAATCGCGTGATAGGATACCTCGATCAAAGAGATTAATATATAGGGTGCGAATTGCATTCTCATCCTTGAGGCTACTATTATCCCACTTAATGGTTGGCATACGACGGAACTTCATAACCTTTGCGATGATTTCCATTTCGCCCAACATCCACGTTTCAAATAGATCGCGGGCAGATTCAAGACGTTCTAGAACTGTTTGCAGAGCCACGAATGAATTTGTATAGGAACCACCGGCTCCGCCCAACATGATTTCTGGAATACCAAGAGCCATCATAATATCTTTGTCGGCAGATACGTGCTTCTTGGCATCGAATATTTGATTAATATCTGGCTGTACTACTTCTGCACTAATAGCCTCGTTCCATATAATATTCTGTACTTGGCCCGGTTGCTGAAGCATGTCAGCAAGACGCTCAAAATGTTCATCTTCAGCAGGCATTCCCTTTTCTAGATTTCCTAGTTTAAACAGGAATATAGAATTGATGACGCTTTCGCACGCACGGGCTTCCATCTTGCGAAGACACTGTTTGAAATATAGTGGCGTAATGGCCGGATAAACAAATGGAATGGCCCAGTCAAACCAGTCGAATTTATAATCTTGCACTACGCTGAGATCGCGGGCATCCAACTGAATTTCTGCCATATATCCACCGCCAACGCCTTGATACTGTTTCAGTTTAGGCTTCATTTCAGCCGGTAGATTAATACGTGTGAATCCAATATCGTTTGAATTTCCAGTTAGACCATATTGATTAGCTAAATCTTTTAATTCCATTCGATCTAAAGCTATGATCCAATAATTCTCGCCCTTAAATCTCTTGCCTCTTAGCTCCATCTGTAATGGATTAAGAGCCGTATAGCCCCACGGAATCATGTCGGCTTTTTCTGGAGCGTCAGTAGTTTCTTGTATATCTGGTGTATCTTCTCCCTGTACTGCAATCGCTTTTTTAGCAGCAATAAAGTTATCCAGCCACTTAGTTATTTTTGTTTGAGTGGGAGTTACTTCTCTGTCTTGTTTTTCGTCTTCTACGTATAAATGTTCTCCTATCAATTTGGCTTCAAGTCTCTTAAGAGCCTTGATGTCTTCTGGTTTTAAAGATGCCCAATGACGATAGATAAACACATTCCCTGTGGTAAACAGGGTTAAGAAGAATGTTCGAAGACGTAGCTTCAGTTTAATCTTCTTGGCCCAAGCGGTATAGAAATTACGAACAGATTTATCTGGATGTGAAATAACGAAATTTTCACAAACGAAGTCTGCATAAAGATCAAGTACACGACGGACTATTCCTTCGCTTAAATAGCAAAGGACGCAGGAGGCAATGATTTGATGGATAAAGCTGGCGTTACCGGCAAAGCGTCTTAAATACTTAAATCCGCCGCCATAAGCCCCGCCCGGCCGCCCATAAGGGCCGTATGCTGAGGCACCATAATTGCTGTTATATCCGCCGCCTCCATAACCATAGGCACTAGGATTGTTAGTTGGTTGATCATTATAGTCTGTGAAGAAACCATTAAAACGACGCTCAATGCTGTCGCCCAGGAAACCGTTGCCTTCGTAAGCAACCGCCTTGTTTTGATTGGCCCGCATAGTAGAATGTAGCATTGTATCTATGCTAGCCGGAGTGACGCCCTTTGCCTTTTTAACCATTATTCCTACCTAATCAGATTGCAATATTATCGCCTCTACCCAGGAGAATACACTAATGGGTTAGAACGCTACGCTACCACGACGATGGAAACGTCTCTTTGTTAAACTGCGTCGAGTACCGCTAGATATACCCACAGGATTTGGTGTCTGATTTCCGTGTCCCTGTAAACATTTGGCCGCATAATTAGCCAACATAAGTGCCGAGAAACGGTCACGGCGTCTCATATCTAATCCTTCGGGTTGGTCGGCAAGACGCGGCAGAATAAATCTTTCTGTACCACCCTCGGTAGTTTCCTTCATAATGGCACAAGTTTCATTTATACATTCATTTATATTATTAAATATCCCGACAGATGATTCGACATTTTGTTCTTGTGCGTCCCAATCATCTAGGCCCCATAATTCAACGAATAGTCTCTGACGTTCTGATTCATTAATATTCTGTACATTATAATAACGTAGATATTGCCTAATCACTTCTGTATCCTCCCCTTTATATGGGAATAACAGATTGCGTTGATTGATGGCGGCCTCAAGGCCATGGGCAGCTTCGGGCGACCAGTTACCGGCGAAATTAACTAAGTCCAATATCTTCTTGCCGGGAGCGGCCAAATCCGCTGTCTTTTCTAGCTGGTCTGGAATAGGCCAAATTAATTCGTCCGATTTAATACCGTCCTGTTTTTTACATAACCATTCTTGGATGGCATCACCACCACCGCCCTTATCCATCGCAATATATTGGATATTAAATCGTTGACAGATATCTCTAATTCGTCTGGCGGATTCTCCGAATTCCTTACGGTCCCACGCATCACAATAAACTATCTCTTTGCCGCGTTGCGTTAATTTAAGTACAACGACAGCTAAATTGTCATTCCAACGAGCAGGGTCAACACCCATCACATATACACAACGGGGATCGCCATAAAGTTCGATGACCACGGGAATATTTTCTGGTTGGCGTGGCGTAGCACTCTCAATTAATGACCGTTTAATAAAGCCATTAGAATCGTCGGGAAATTGAGCCTCATATTCTTGCATAAATCTATATGAAGAGAATGTCGCCTTATTTGATCTAATTGTATCTTCATCTAAAAACCCTTCGGGCAAGGCATGATATGGTAATTGCATGATTGCATAATGTTTATACATTCTGATCATATGATTTATATCATCTTGACTCACGCTTGTCATTCGACCAGTTGTAGCAAGCGATCTTTCTTCGATAGCTTTCTTTACCTCTTCTGGATTACCTTTGGCATCAATAAATGTTTTGTAGGTTTTGAAACGCTTATAAAGGTGATTATATTTATAAGTGGCAGTTCCAGAAATCACTATTTGGTTGCCGAAATCTTGTGTATTCTGAACAAAGTCAATAAGCTCTGGATCTACATTCATTTCTTTTAATCGTTTAGCGAAACGAGCAATAGCCGCTCTCTGTGCGGGATTTGCATGTACTGACGTAAACGGTGACAGAACAATTTCAAACGTTTCTTCTGGAATAGCACCAAACTCATCAGCAATAAGAACAGTAGCACGTAGACCTCTGATTTTGTCGCCATCACCAATCGGGATTGCCGTAATATCTGAAAGACCAATTTTGAACGTGGCCGCATCAGATCCATATTTTGGACCACCCCATCCTTTAATTGATTCTTGAATAACCGGACTACATTCGTAAAGTGTTTGAATATACTTGAATACAAGTTTTGCTTGACGATAGCCAGCACCACAAATCACAATTTTTGAACCCGGAACTAACATTGCCCGAAGCAAACAATAAAGAGCTAGTGTCCATGTTTTACCGGCACCTCGACAAGCTATGATCATCGGAAACTTCTTATACCATAGCATATTTAGCATTACCATTTGAAATGGTTCTAGTCGTAGTGGCTTTCCCTGAGTATTACAAAATACCTGAGAAACGAACCAAGGAAGACAGTTCCGTGCATTAGCAACTAATCCATGCATTGGCCCTAAGTCTTCGAAGCATTTTAGAACTTCATCTTTAGAAGTTGGTCTAGTCCAAGTTTGCATTATATTATTTGTCCTTTGAGATACATATCATGGACAGCTAACAGTATTTTTTTTGCAACAGATTTAGCTTTCGCCCCCGCAAATAGAACGTGAATGTCGTGTTCTAACATGAAGCGAATTAAGTGTCCTAAAACTAATGCCGGAGGCATGTAAGCTGAAAATTTATTACGATGCATCGTATTGACGGCGTAGCTTGAGGGATTTAACATGTCCTCACAGTCCTGTTCGACAATAATAAAACGATACTTCACCTTCTCTGAGAGTCTTTTGGCTTCGGCGTAGAAGCGGTCACGGAACTCTTTTTGAGATAGATTGGTGTAAAGTTCATTGGCTGATGCTTTACGTTCTATAGAAACAAGATGCTCTAAACCTTTTAGAGAATAATCTCCCTGTTTCAGACAGACATGTTCTATATTAGCAAAAGCATCATCTCCATCAAAATCAAACGGCGTTTTTTCTCTAGTATCCACCAATAAAATGGGTTTTTGTTTTTCTTTAACCATTAATATATTTGGTTATTTTCTGTAACCACTCTTTTCTATCTTTTGTTGGAATATTACTATTACATCTGATACATAAAATACCAAAATCACATGATTCAAAAATTCTAATATTTTCTTTAGTACAAAATCTAGCTTGATACCATGTTGACGGAGACATCGCAATTGCTTCACTTCCGCCATGTCTATGATCGAAATGAGCCTTTTTTATCTTATCTTTAATTTCCCAAGTTAATATTTTATTGCATATCGTACATAATGGATGTTCACCATACTTTTTTATAAAATATGGCAGCCAAGTATCTCTATATTTGACTTTACAGATTTTACAACTTCCAGATCGCCCAAGATAACACCTTTTACTACGCGGAAAATCTTTCAAAGATTTTATCGTTCCGCACTTATCACATTGACGTAAATCATTCTTTGTATCATGATTTTTTAATAAGTATCTACGGTCTACTGTATTACTAGATCTATATTCTCTACTTTTCTTTTTTGCTTTTATTGCACACCGTTTACATGAAAAATCTAAACCATCATTTGAGCGTTTATTTTTATAAAATAAATGAACTTCTATAGACATCTTACATGTTTGACAAGTCTTATTTTTTACTAATACTTCCATTAATCTTCCTTTGAGGGTTTATTGGAGATCGGCCCATCTAATTTTCCTTTGGGCGTCCAGGGTGGTATTGCATTTATTTTTATTTTTGGCAATTCTACTTCTTGTAAAACACCGCTCGCAAACATTGCTTTTACGTCCCCATTAAAACTTGAACCGTCATTAAAATGATATGTGTGCCATATGCCTTGGGCATGTTTGGCAGTACAAGTCACTCGTTTACCATTCCAAAGAACAATATCGCCATGATTTAATATTTCTTTCATTTAATCCCCCTTCTCAATTCTATAAGAATCATCATCAAAATGTTGTGTCGAAAACTCAAACAGTTCGGTATGTTCAATTGCCTGCATCTGATGTATTGTGCCAATAGGAACTTCCTGAGTCATACCTTTTTCCATTATAAGTCGTTCTTCACGACCATCTGGGTACTTCATATAAACACTAAGTCGCCCACTTTGAAGATAAAATGTCTCATGCTTAAGTTTGTGATAATGTAGTGAACACTTCTTTCCAGCAAAGATAACTAATAGTTTTCCACAATATTTCTCGTCATTATGAATCCATAGTTCATATCCCCAACCCTTTGGATGAATATTATTCATTTTGGCACCGTTTGAATCCTTCCAATATGATAATAAAGATCCATATTGATATGAGCAATTGCACATCCTGTACTAGCTACGGCTTCTTGGTATAATGTTTCGCCATGTCTAGGATCTGTACCAATTTCTGGTTCCGGATATGGATGTAACTCCATAAATAGTTTTTTATGCATAGCAATTGGATTGTTATTAAAACCATTATTAAAGTTAGAAATTAAGTATTCATGACCAGTTTTTGTTTTTTCATGCCATACTTTAATTCCTTTAGGATTTAATACCTCTGGTGATAAATCCCAAGGCCAATATTCTGGCTTACCTCTTCCCCACTGTTCGTTACTATCCCATATAGAACGTAACTGAACAATACCTACATCCTTTTTCTCATTAAAAATATCTCGTATAATAGAAATAAAATCTATAATTTTATGTGGTTCCCAATCATTCTCATGAACGATACAAAACTCCCCGCGAGAGAGAGCCCAAGCTTGATTTAAGCCATGATTTATGCCATAGTTATCTTGTCGAACAATCACCTTCCTTTGAATAGGAATATCTTGAAAGAAACTAAAATTCGCTTCATCTTTACCATTCTCAATACAAATTAACTCTACTTCGCCTGGAAAAAGTTTAATGCAGTCAAGAGTTGCTAATAATGAGCGTCTCGTTACATCTGGTCGCCCACATGCTAGAAATAGAATAGAACAAAGGTCTTTTTCGCAGAACGGGTGTCCTTTTTTATATTGCTGGATACTATAGTCCCATCGGGGCTGTCCCGGTAATAAATGTTTACTTGAGCTTGTCATGTTTAAATTCTTCAATATAAATCAATAAATCATCTATTCGTTTAGAAACAGAATGTTCTTTAATAACTTTATTATACCCATTGAGGGCAATTCGCTTTCTTTCGGTTTCATTCTCTGAATAAAATTTAATCTTATTGATTGCGTCATCTACATTGTCGTAATAGACAATATCATCATTCTCTACTAATAGTTCCGACAGTTTAGTATTTGCTGGTAATCTATCGGTAATTACCATTTTGCCACAGGCCGCCCCCTCGAAAATGCGACGGGTCACTTCTTTAAATTGACTGCATTGAAATACCATCTTCCCCATTGAAAGACGTTTTGCATGATCTTCGCCATAAAAATAACGTTCATTGTTAAATCTATCGCCTAATACAGACTTAATTTGTTCTGTCAGACCACCGCCGCGTGGACCGCATGTTGTCACGCAGTCCCACATTTCTGGAATGTCGCTTCGCGGATAAAACAACGATTGGTCCGCACAATGCGTCCAAAACTTGGCATTTACTCCCATCGTGTGGTATCTAAGAACGCAGCGATGATCTGGAGATAAAACTAGATCGGCTTTTAAGGCTTTAGGTGTCTGTGCCTGATGTGATTGTGGTTCGTCGCCTTGTTCTGTGATCCAAACTATTTCTGGTATCCATTTTTTATCAAACTGTGCTGCATCAAATTGCCCATAATCCAATAAGAAAACTGCGTCAGGCATATCGCCTCTGCGACAATCTGCATGGAATTTATTAATACCTTCATTTGAATATTTACGTATTTGTCCTTTATAATCTACAACACCATCTCTATGATAGAGGTTGTAATGTACAATTTCGTGTCCACGCTTTACTAATTCATTACGAAAGCCGATCGGACTCGACCATCCCTCCCCCTCCCAAGCAGCATATAACATGGCAAATTTCACGATTTAACTCCTATATAACCTATAACATTCACTAACCACCCTTCTCTATTAAGAGTTGGTAACCCCGTATTACATTTTGCACATAGAATACCAAAATTACAAGACATCCAAATTTCTTTATTAAGACTATTACATATATGATCTGTATACCAGTGAGACGGTGATCCTTTTATTTTTTCGTAACCGCCACACCTATGGTCAAAAATCACTAACGAAGTTCTATCGTTTATTTTTTTATATTTTTCTTCATAATTCCAAGACAATAAACATTTACAAATAGAACAGATAGGATCTCCATATTTTTCTTGAAAGAATTTTTGCCAAACCTCTTTATTAACCGCTCGTTTCAATTGTTGAAAATTCTTTTTAAAATCACGCCTACTCGTGGTAGCATTTCTTAAATTATCTATAAAACTTGAGCATTGTTTGCAGTACGCAGAAAGACCGTCGTATTGTTTTTTAGAACGATAGAACTCTAAAAAAGATTTCTCATTCTTACATTTTGGACATGTTTTAGATGCCGGAGTAATAACAATATCTCTATGTTGTCTAATAAAACGCATTTTATTTCGTCTACAATCCTGACATTGATTTTCTTTACCATCTTTACTATTTTTCTTATCATAAAAGCAACATAAAGGTTTAGATATTTTGCAATTAAAACATGTTTTATCTATTAGCGTTTGTGTCATATTATTTAGTCTCAAAAAGCCCCATAACATATCCACTTTCCAATAGTCTTTTAAGTTCTTCGTCACCTAAAATAGACATTCGTTCAATTTCATCTGCCGCAATTGCTTGTGCATTTTGCGTTGAGAGTTCGGACGCGACATCGACAAGTGTTCTCCGATCACTCTTAACCTTATCCAAACGCTGCTTCCGCGACATCTTTAGACCGTTCATGAGATTCTGATATGTCTGCATGTGTGACCCATAAGACTCTTCGTGTCGAGGATCAACTTTTAGTTTGTATCGCGGACTATCATCTTTGACGGTGCCCGCCAGTGTTTCTTGAACACATCGTTCTTCTTCGGTCTTCATGCGAAGTGCTCTGAACGCAAGAACGTATTCGATGACCGCCGCGAATAATTGTTGTTCTTCGGCTTCTGTAATTGAGTCAGTTGACTGTAAAATATTGTAATATTCGCTTAAGAAGAACGCTTCTTCCTGTTTCGAAAGGGCTTCGAACACCATGACATTACGAGGATTGGTGGCGATTCTAGCCTTAATGAAATCAAATCTTTCCTGACGAGTCATCACCTCTAGTAATTTATTTTTAACTAGATTAGTTAGATCAGTTTTAGGGATCGGTTCTGGCCCCCTCTTTTTTAAGTTGAGCTTACGCCGTTGTTTGGCGACCGCTCTAGGGGCGTCGGCCATATTTTTCGTCCAACCTAAAATATCGGCTATTTCTTCATCGCTCTTACCAAGTTCGGCATATTGAGCGATAATAGTTAGGTCTTGCTCTGAAATGGATCTGCCCACCATTTATTCCTCCTTTAATAGATTCCGTACTATTTTGCGTATTTGTGTCTTAATCTTTGACGGAACTTCGGAAGATTGTCCCTGAAGCATCTTTTCGTACATTGGAATTAAACCAGATGGTAATACATCTCTAATACTTGCATCCAATATAAATGATTCGTCAACATGACTACCCGTTCTAGAATCGAGAGCCTCGTATCCAATATTGTCGGGCTTATGTAGGGCGGCCTTAATTGCCATATGTTCACGATAGACTTTTATCTTTTCGCATCCCTCCTCATTGATAATACAAATCTTATTTGCCTTATCCCAAAGAGGGCACCTAGAACAAGGCGGATTGTTAGGGACATATTTCCCACGACTTAAATTATATAAATGATTACGAACACACGTTTTTAAAAACTGATATGGCGACGGACCAATTCTATTGGGGTCGTAAAGCTCGCACGCCTTTACGCACGCGAGACGGACTTCTTGCTCTAAATCAGGACGATCAGGAGCAAAACGCGACAGGCGGCGAGTCTCTTTATATACTAAAACTTCAATAATTCCACTAACCTGAGAATAGTGGAGAGGGGAGATTGAGTTCATTACGTTGTGGGCGGCGTTATATAACCTGTTGCGGGAGTAACGTGGCTAGTTTCGGGTGTTACCGAAAGGTTACCCTCTGTTTTAACTTCATTTTCCTTAAGAGCCTTAACCTCGTCTAACTTATCAGCCTTAGTCTTTGGCTCGACCTTCTTAAAAATTGGACTCGCCTTGGCTAACCCAAGCGGCACCTCCACTTTTTCTGCTGGCACCTTTACATCGACTTTACCAGTAGTAAGATCATTGACAATATTATGACCTCCATTTGTACTACTAGTAATACCTAGTCGATTATTCTTAGTTTCTTTAATCATTCTTTTCTCCTCGCTGCTTCATGAGCGTCGCACGCTCGGTCAATAAATTTGTGAAGTTCTGCCCGTAATTCATCAAACCCGCCAGTTATAAAATAACCTCTAAAAAGGGACAGAGCCTCACAGGGTAGATTTCCCACTTGTTCTAGAGTTTGGGGCCCCACGAACCCTAACTTCATATATATTAAACTATCTTCTTGTTCTAGTTTAATTGTTTGGCCTTCCAGGCTAGCTTCTTCTAGTATCGTCATCCTGCCCCACCTTTCCTTCCTTTAGAGGCTCTCTCTTGTCTTTGTATTTTCAAACTCTATTACTATAGAGGCTTCCAGACCCCTCTTTTTCGCAAGAAAAATCTTAATTCTTCAAAAATTTTGGGTAGTGTACTATTCTATAGGAGTAAAATCTATGAAAAATATCCTAGCAACATTACTTATATTAACATTAACTTCTGTCACAAGCTGTGGTCTATTAGGTACTTATGACAATGTGGAACTTATGATTGGTCTTCAAATCCCATTTTATGAGACTAATGTAAATTTCGGTCTACATATGATATTAAAAGATCAGGCAATCAACAAAATACAAGAAGGTCAGAAATCAAAACTGATTGATACGTATACAGAAATTCTAAAATGGAAAGAGGAGAAGTCGTATGGTCAATAAAATCGTATTAGCACTTGTGTTCGGTATAATGAGCATGGGGTGCGTATCCACCGGAAATGAAGGCAAGACAGCTATCTCTCTAGATGATGTTATAGGCTTCGTAGGTAGTAAACTAGCAGAAACGGCTGTAACCGTACAAGGTTTACAGGGACAACTTACGGCTAATGCTGCCGCTCTAGAAGAGGCACGCAACACGGTAGCTTCGCTAGAAGCGATTGTTGGTCCGGCCGACACAGATCAAGATGGAGAAATTTCCGCTGCCGAAGCAGCGGCGTTTTATACAAAAGCTACGACATCGCCAGACCCAAAGGCACAAGACCTCGCTTCAAACGGTGACGTTTGGAAAAAGCTTGGAATGCTTATGGCCGCCGCAGCAACAGCAAGAAAGCTGGGACATAAACTTCCGCCTAATATGCAGTGGCTTACCATGTTCTTTGGAAGTCCAGAAAAGAAGGTTCCGCCTCCTACTACGTAAGTTAAATTACAATCTAAACTTAGATGGCCTCGCAATTCGTAAGAGTTGCGAGGCTTTTTCGTGTACTAATATATTAGGAGTTTTCAGTGTTCAAGATCGTAGGAGAATCATGACTGCCAATTCGACAATCACGACCGCCCCAGGACGACAGTAACACGACTCAAAAGCCGCGAATAGCGGCTTTATTTTTTTTAGGGAGAAATTTATGCGTGTACTTGCAGCACTTCTTCTTTGCTTAACAACCTTGTCTTGCTCAAACGTATACCTTTCAAAAGATGATATGAGTCTATATTGTAATTCAAGAGTATATAAACCATTCATTCTTCCAAAAGAAATAGCAGATGCTCATCCACGCATTATAAAACAATTACATAGAGCAATGAATCGGTGGGAGATGTCCGTACCAGTTGATTTTAAAATTATAGATGGTATGTTTGGACCGATAGGATCTGTTTCAATAGTATTTGGCCTATATCCAACCATGTCAGATCCGGCCGGGACGAACACTTTAGGATTTTACAATCCCGATCTTCATCTACTATTCTTCAACGAAACAGAAGAACAAGACGAAGAGAGATTTTCTGATGATGCCATCTATAAAACATGTCTACATGAATTAGGTCATACACTTGGTATACCACATATTGTAGGTCGTACTAACGAAAAAGGAGAGGCCAGCTTTGAGTGTGGGCGTGCATTTGATATCGTATTACCGACGATAGAAGAGGCGAAAAAGTGCATAATGTTCCCGATGGCCTCTGATTCTACTCAGAAAGACTTAAGCCCGATCGAAATTTTATGGGCAAGACACTTCTTAATGCACGACTTAAACTTAACTAACTTTTTAGGAAATTGTTTTTATGAAAAAGATGACACTAGATTACTCTAAGATAAAATCGCTCTCAGTAGCGTCGCATGAAAAAGGAATCAATGGCCGAAAGGTTTCTGATCAGAATCCTTCCGAGTGGGTATGGGCCATAGCGACACTTAAGTTCCCCCGGGGAACGCCAGTGACTATAAAAAAGTTCCGAGCAGCACTGGAAGAGGCATTAGTCTACGAAGAATTGAGCAGAATGGTAGATGAGGGGGAACTGATAATGTGTCTAGATGAAGACAATAACATCGTTTATGAGGCTATTGATGAATCCAGTAAGTAAGTTTGTGTATGATTATCCCCGTGCTAACATGACCACGGATATTATTTATAGACATCCCTTAAAGGGTATCCTATTAATTAAGCGAAAGAACTATCCCGATGTTGGTAAGTGGGCAACGCCCGGCGGGCACGTAGAAATGAACGAAAGATTAGTGGATTGTGCTCGACGCGAATTCGAGGAAGAATGCGGCTTCCGGCCACAGGGTAAGTTCGAACTCTTGGGGATTTATGACAAAGTTGATCGTGACCCACGGTCCCGCTACATTACCTTCGTCTATGGTGTAAATTGGACTTTCGGCGATCAAGAGCCTGTGGCCGGTGATGACGCGAGCGATTTTAAATTCCTAGCGATCGAAGATATCGTAAAGGCCGATCTTGCCTTAGACCACAAAGAAATTATTAATAACGCCCTGTTTAATGCTCATCAAGATAGTAACGCCCTTCAATGGACAAAATAATATGCGTGAAATAACCGGCGATATTTGGAGTTTCGCTAGTCAGGGTTATATCGTGGTTCCCACGAATGGGATTGTTAAAGCGAACGGCGAAGCCGTAATGGGGGCTGGTATGGCTAAAGAGGCCGCCGCCAGATTCCCCGATCTTCCGAAAGCACTTGGCGTCCGTCTCAATAAAACTGGTAATCGCAATTATTACTTTAAAGAATACGGTGTTTTAACATTCCCCACAAAACACGACTGGAAAGATCCGTCAGATATTAAATTAATTACGCAATCTGCGGTACAACTAAGTAAAGACCTAGAAGTGCTGAGAAAGCAAGATCGAAATCTTCGATATTTTTTGCCTCAAGTCGGATGTGGCCTGGGTGGCCTAAAGTGGGAAGATGTGCGTGAGGCCGTGAAGCCATATCTTGAAGATGATATGATAACTTTTGTTATAAAGGGATAACATGATCTGGTTCACCAGTGATACCCATTTTGGGCATCGTAACATCCTTAAATATTGCAGCCGCCCATTCAAAAACGTGTGGGAAATGAATTATCAATTGATTGAGAATTGGAATTCGGTCGTCCAACCTGATGATCAAGTATTGCATCTAGGAGACTTTAGTTTTCTACCCAAGAAACAAGCTAGAGAAATCTTGCAGTGCTTAAATGGTGAAAAGACAATTGTTACCGGAAATCATGACTCGGAAATGCTCGAAAAAGATTTTAGCGATCTCATTAGCTTCTTTCCGAAGGCAACACTGCAATTATATATCATGAAAAATCCTTCAGTAAGAAGTTTACTAGACCATGTTCCTGGCTGGCCGTCTAGACAGGACGAATTCGAGATTGAAGTGAGCCACTATCCTGAAGCAATCGAAGGTAATCACGACTTCCATTTCTGCGGCCATATCCATACTCAATGGCGTTCATGGGAACGCACAGATGGAACCATTATTTATAATGTTGGAGTAGATGAGTGGGACCATCACCCAATTAATATTGAAGATATTATAGAAGACATGAAAAAGCCAAAACACCGCGTCACTGGAGACTGGAAAGACAAGTATCATGGAAAATAAAGATGTTAGAAATAGATTATGATCCGACTATAGACGCGGCATTTATATATTTTGGACATGATAAAAGTCATAGTTTTCAAACTTTAACCGAGGTTCATCTAGTTAAAAATAATCGGTTAAAAGAGTGTCCATTTTTTGCATTAGATTTAGATGCCGAAGGCAGACTAATTGGTATGGAAGTGTTAGATGCTAGCAAGCATCTTCCTAAAGAGCTGCTGGAACATGCATTAAAAATTAAAAAACTACAAGACGAGCCGCGAGACTTTCTCTCACCAGGATGCTAATATGTCGGAAACGGTTTTCTCTGAATGGGTTGATATACCGAAACATGCTGGTGCATATTGGATGCGACATAACGCCACGAAGTTGTTTATTATTTGCCAAGTTGCAAAAGAAGAAGGTGGTTACTGGATTATGCGACCGGGACTACAGGGCGGAATGAACACGGACAAATTAAGGCCGGGAGAACTCAGCTTTTTTGGGCCGCTATGTTTACCGAACGGCACTGCCTATATAAGTAAAGAAGCCGTTTACCGCGAAGAGGATTTACCTGTTGAACCTATATGATTTAAAAATTAGATCACCAGTTATTTTCGACCAAGAAAGTAAGACGGTGTGCGTAGACGAGTATTCGCAATTTGTAGAATACAATGGCAAAATGGCTCATGGATGGACGTTAGAATATAAGCCAACATTAGACCTCAATAAACTGAGTCTCTGTAGACTGCTAGAATGCATTATTAATGCACGCCTAAAAGATAATGAAGAAGCTGTTGCAAGACTTGTGCCATTATGGGATAAAAAACTTACTGCTTGTAAAAGTGGAGTGAAGTATGGGTAATAAAATTGGTTGTGAGAAGTGCGACTATACTGGATTTTCCTACGGCAAGATTCCATGCGTATGTACAGAAAATCAAAAGGAAGAAGCTCCAATAGAAGTTGATACACAATATAAACCAGAAGCCAATGGTACGATTGCCTATAACTTCGACATTAATCATTTTAAAATGATTGTCGAGGATTAAAATCGGTGACTATGTCAATGTTGCCATAGACGGAAGCACGGCAATTTGCATGAATACTATAGAAATGCCGGGGGATTTTAACCCCCGGCAATTTTAGATACAGCTACTCTCTGTGATTCAATGATTCGGTTGATTTCATCAACTTCAGACTGAGATAAACAATTGTGACATTCGCCACAAAAGAGTCTCCGAAGGAAGTTAATTAGCCACCGAAACATTAAGCACCGATCTGATCGACCGCAGCCTTTTCAGCATCAAGCGAAGCGTTAATTTCGTCAGCTTCGGCCTGACTCATGCTGAGAGCAAGCTTACCATCGACCCGGGCCTTGGCGTCAGCAATAGCCTGATCGAGCACAGCTAGCTTCGCCTTAATATCATCCGCTAGTCCCATTTGATTCTCCTACATGTTAAATGATCCCCGAAATTAGGAATCTATAGAAAGAATACACTATGTTGACACTACAGAAGTGGCTAACTATAAATCAAAAAGATTTTGCTGTTAACATACTAAAACAACTTGTAGCAATTAATCCACTTGAGTATAACGCAATAGTAACAGAAGACGGTCCAGTTTGTATTTATTACAGTACGACGTATATATATTTTGACGTTCATATTTTTCCTGATGGAACCTTCGAATGGTTCTGGCGGAATCGGCTCACTAATGATTGCGACAGTACGATCGAAGGCCGTGAAACGGAATTCTCAGAGTCCTTAAAAGAAAAATTGGGAAAATTAGATGCTTAACTTTACTATTAACAATGGCGACGTGAACATGTCATATGGGAGTCAGAACCTCCGCTTTATGACGTTAATTTCTGAGGGTTATGTACACTGTCTATCTTCTCTCAGATACAAGTCTGACAAACGGTCGGAACTTATTACGGCCATTCTGGGTGCAAATCCCAAAATGAAGCATTATGAATTTTCTCGCGATGCTTGGTCGTTACTAAAAGACAAGACGATTGCCGTTTCGATGAGTGATACGCACGTTACATTATTTGCCAAGCTAAATAGTAAATTATCAAGCTTATATAAGTTTTGTAGACCGTTTCTAGTCGAGTCCGAAACTAATCTTTCATACTTCTATATTGCTAGTGGCGGGTTGCAGCATGATCAGGTCGCTACTAACGACGACAAAGATCCGATTTATCCCGAACTTTATCCTTCGATTGATATTTCATTACTGAGAGAGGCATTTAATAAGGCTCCCGAACGTATCTTAATTCTGCACGGAGAGCCGGGCGTTGGTAAAACCACGTTCCTTCGATATCTCTTAAATGGATACTACTATAGGAAGGTTGCCTATATCAAAGATAAAAAGGCAATAGAAGATAGCGAACTTTGGTATGAACTGACCGATGGTAACTATGACTTAATTATCTTTGACGATCTAGACGACGCACTTGTTCCGAGGGCTAGAAACAAGGATGCTAATTTTGTCAATAACTTATTATCGTATTCGGATGGCGTTATTAGACGCAACACAAAAGTCGTTATTACGACCAACCAATCCATGAGTGAAATTGACGAAGCGATTATTCGTCCCGGTCGGTGCTTCGACTTCTTGACTCTGCCTCCGTTGTCTATAGAACAGGCTAGACAGATTTGGGCCAATGTGTTTAATTTGGATATTTCTAGGTTTGATGAGATTTTTGGCAATTCCAAAAATGTTACACAGGCGGCCTTAGTTGCTGAGTATCACCTATTCTCTAGTCATAATACTGAGCGAAAATATGTAAAGGTTGGTGATACGAAGTATAGTATTGCCACAAAGATCGCCGATCTCGGAATGAATCAAAAGACAGGATTTGGAAGATGATAACTATAAAATGTAAATTTCGTTTTAAGGAATATTCCTTTCAGGAAATTAAGCCTCGTTGTAGGAAGTATGAAAAGTCTCGTTGGCAGATAGTTGCCAACTACGAAGTAATTTATTTTCCGGGTGACCCTGAAGCCTGCATTGAGGCTACACCTCTAAAAGTAGTGATAGCTGGCTACAAGAATTTAAAAGACGCCAAACGTGCTCTGTATAGAAGGAATACTATTAAGAATACGAACGTAACCTTTGATACCAGTGAGGCATAGCCTAATGGCTATTAGGATCAGAAAAGTCGGAGCTACGCTTGTAGCTTTATGTGCTGCCGAGACAGATGCCATTGAAGGCGATATCTATCTGGATGATTCTGCTCATTACGCTTTGGCGGCTAAATTCGCCCAAGATTGGCAGGGTCAAATTGTAGATTGGAAATATGAAGAGTATTGGACTGCGATGCAATCGCAGAAGTTGCGTGATGCAAAAGAAGAATTGCAAAAGTGGCTAGATATGATCTATACCATTGGTCACACAGAAAGTTACGAAAGAGGATTTCGAGAAACGCCCGAACTAATGATTAAAGTTGGCCGCACCCAGGATTATCAGGGAGGCATAGTATTTCAGACTAAAGAAGAAGTTACAGAATTCCTCAAAAGAGAAAATGTGGAAATAGAAGGGCGACAGATTCCTAGTACAGAGTTCTCTGTTTACGGTGTTTTGGCAGATTGGGATAAAGATGTTGAAAACGGTCATTTAATTAGGGATGTAAAATTGGTACAATTATGAGTTACAAAGTTCACAACATTACACAATAACCGTCGTTGAGAGGGAATGGAATCCAATGCCGGGTCATAAGGCTCCAGCGACACCATGCGTTAGTGGCAAATGAATCTAAAAAACCTTTAGGAGAATGGTAAAAATGGAACTAAATGATTTAATTCAATTACAGATTACGAAGATGGGAGCCTTAATTCTAAAGGCGAGCGATGAATCAGATCCACGACTTAAAGATATGATGCAGGATTTGTTCACACTGGTCCAAATTTCTAGAGAACAGGCGGAAGTCCTATTAGTTTTGACTAAGGCAAGAAACGAGCCTACAGACACGGCCCCGGAACCAGTTTATAGCAATGTAGGAAAAACGGTCTTTATATTAAAAGATGGCGGCTACACGTTTGATAAACTAAGAGGTTACGATTTAGTGGGAGCAGTGGTTAAAGATAATAAGGCAATAAAACAGTATACAATAAGCCTAAGGGACGGTTCCCACATATTCTTATGGCACTCTCAGATTGAGAACTAAAATGGATCAACAATACCGCGAAGCATTAAAACGTGCGGCGATTGCTTTTGAGTTGGCGAGACTAAGAGAAGCCGAATTTTATAGGAGTTATATTAATGGACCACCGAGACAACAGTAAATCGTGCCTTACCTCCGGAGATTTTTCAGAAGAGTATCCAGAGGTGTATCTTACCACAAAAGGAAGATTCACCATCTATGAAGAAGATCGCCTTATATTAACTGGTCGTCTTTTAAATAAGACGGACGGCGTAGCCAGTATTCTGGTTTATGGGGCTGGCGAGCGTATGTACGTGCCGGTCAGTGAACTAGTTTAATATATAAACGCCCCCGCTTCATAAGCCCCGCCCTGTAGTCTATCCGCCCTGGCAAAGTCTTCCCACACGCTCGGGATCGTGATCCCGGCGTTAATCGCCGCACTGTCAGCGGCTAAATGGAAGTTACGATTTGCCGGATCAATAAATGATGGATCACCCCAAACAGAATGGGCGTCTTGTAGCTTTTTCCAGTCCTCAAATGATTTTTTACCAGAGACGTAGAACGCACGGGAGTCATCGGGGCCAAAGGTCGTATTGAAATAGTTATTATAGTCGAAGTGAAGTTCTGGCAGGGTCGCACTATCCATTGTCACGAATAACTGATCGTTATCCCTATACACAATGTTGTTAACGAAGTTGATGTTTTTCACCCAAGACCCCACTTGCATACCCTGAGCATCATTGCTATAAAAAGTATTATTCATTATTCTCACATCATGAGTATTATCGGTGGCTTTGCGATCGCTAAAAATAATTACTGCTTGCCCCATATACTTATCGCAATTAAATATTAGGCAATTCTTAATGACGCAACGTGCCATTCTAGTAAACCAGAATGCCCCACACTGATTAAATTCGCCCATATCATGAATCGCACAGCGTTCTACGATTCCGTCCTGGCCTTCACGCTGGTCGTCGTCACCATTGGTGCCTAAATTTAGGCCATAATTTGTGTGCATGATGTCGCAATCAGCCACATAAAACTTTCGAGTACCCGAAAAAGTTAGAGCATAATTGGCTCCCTTAGCTCCGCGACCATCTAATGTCGTATCTTTAACCAAAACATTATGATTCATGCTCATATAGATTTCATGATGAAATGTGGCGTTCGCTCCATTTCCGTGTATATTGCATGAGACAACTGTACACCAGCTACTACTAGAAAAAAATCCTGTATAGTCCACGCCATTGATATCGCACTTTTTAAGAGTGATTTTTTCGGGCCCACCAGCAGCGGACATACCGCCCCCAGTTGTTCTACAACCTACAGCCTGCGAACCCCAAGTACCAAGATTTAGCATATTGGCGAAATTACTTGTGGGCCACTTAAACCAAATATTATTCAAATAGACGGAATAGCCATATGTATTTGCGGGCTCAGAATGGAAGCCATTCAAAAGATAGACCGAATGACCATCTCCCATGTTTATAATGGGCAGAGCACCGGCCCCATAATTAATCCACACAGAAGGGCGATTTGGAAATAGGTCGCCATCCCAATCCCAGGTATCTCCAGATTTAAATGCTAGGGCGTCTGGACGGCCCTGGCGGCCCGCCGCCGATACATCCAACGCCTTTTGAATTGACTTAAAGGGGAGTGCGGCGGTCCCGGGGAAAGTATCGTTCCCGGTACTAGCACTCACAAAGTAGATTTTGCCATCAAATCCTTTCACATCTACATCAATAGAAATAGAAGATTTACTGGAAAGGGAATCCCCAAAAACAGTTAATATTACTGTATGTTTACCGACAGTTCTAAAGGTGTGATAAACTTCTGGCCCCATAGAGAATCCGCCATCACCCCAGTCCCAAAGCCATTTAATTATCTCCGTGTCTCCGCCGTTTGCGGTAGAATCGAAGCCGCTGAGACGAGTGACTGTCACGCCCGCTATATTTAAAGTATCGTTGGGTTGAGTTATAACTGCTTTAACGTCCGGGACTGGAGCAAATGCTGCAAAGGCTGATAGGGCTAGTGAGACTAATAGTGACATAAATTAACATCCTTTTTCTAGAAAAGCTAAAAGAAACCCCCCACCTGGAGTGGGCTTGAAAGCTAAATAAACTATCAGGGGAAATGTTCGGATGCCGCACTATTGTTTTGGATTTTAGGCCCCCGTGTGTTTATGAATCCCCTGCCCCCCGGGGTACTGTTCGGTTTCCGAACGGGAACGAAACAACCCCCTGCCCCGTGTAACTTTTACAATGGCACGCGATTTGCTCGGGATTGTGCTAAAACCGAACGATGCAGACATGTGTATATTTTTCTCATTATTTATTTTTCATTTGGTATGATATTTGAAATTGTATATTTTACAAATAAGAAATTAATTCTATTTCATTTTTATTTTATTCGCATTGGCATGATAGTTGCTTAACATAGGCAACCTATTCCTATGTACCTATTATGGTATGATATATGCTATGTGTGCGATATAAGCAAATGCCATATGTACGTGAAAAGAAAAAAATTCCTATAAATAGATATAGGAAAAAAGAAGGGCCCGGAAGAATCCGGGCCCCCTATGGCACGTTACCGAATTGGCCGCATAAACATCGCCCGAGTAGCGAGCGTTTGGGGAACCATGTCGAAAAACCCGAGGGGTAGGGAAACGAGAATCAATCCGTCTCCGTAGACCTTAAGTACCGTCCCCCGTTCCCATCGCTCCCGGTCGGCATGGTCGAAACCTAGGGAAACTTCTAGTTCCGCCCCTTCTTTGACTTCGTCGTGTCGCATGGTCTTAGCGTCCCATCATCGGGACGGCTGCGGCGAGGATCATGGTGCCGAGAGCGAAGATCATGGTCGCGGCGAGGAGGAGGGAGAGAAGCTTAGTGCGGTTCATCATGGCTAGGTTCCTTTGGTTGACTCCGTCTTGCACCATACTTATCGTCCCCGGGGGCCCGATACTGAAACCCTGAAACCTAGAAAAAGGATTTTTTAAGGGAAGCTAGTTCTCGGTTTAGCGGCCGATGGTCGCGACGGTCGGGATGCTTGCCGCGGTTTCGGCCGCAACGCGAGCGATGCACGAGGCGAGTGCGACGACGACCGAGAGAGCGAGGAGAGCGAGGAGGATTCGGGTACGCATGGCTTACTTCCTTTGTTCGGGGTTGCTTGTTTGCACCCTTACTATCGACTAGATACCTTAGATACTTTAGAGCGGCAACCAAAAAATAAAAAATCGCTCCGGGGACAATTCCCCGAGGCGACTTAGTTGCTACGGAACTAGCCTACGCTAGATTAGGGCCGTGCCCCCCGTTACCTTGAGGATCGGTAGCCACCCTACCGTGTCCCAAAAGGCTAAGACCGCTAGGGTCTTATTGGGGGCGTCGATATAGTGCCATTCCCGGAGAGTCCCCCCGGAGGGGACGACGTAGACTCTGTAGCGACGCATCGGCACCATTGGGTTTCCCCTTAGTTGGCGTAGGGAAGAAGACGCACTAGGAAGGAATTCCGGTCGGCTAGGTCCGCCGCACGGGCCCGGGCCCGGTCGGCATCGACCGCGAGCATCATCGGGGGGAAATTCAGGAGTGCGAGAATTTCCTCGGTATTGTCCCCCATAAGCTTGCAAACGGTACGGATATCGAGGTGAGCGTTTCGCCGATCCGTTCCCCGCGTCTCCGTCCGTCGATCGTCTCCGCTTCGCGTGATGCTTTTCATGGCGTTCCCCTTGGTTGCTCCCTCAATGTACCTTGGATCGGATGGGGGGCAAG